TAAAAGCTTCATACGCATCTACTGCGTATGAAGCTCAAGACAAACAAAGGTGATACAGTTCGATGTTAACGAACTCTAAACCCCTGGCATTAAATTATTCGTATAGTATAAAGCTTATGCCTACCACGATGCCATTCGCATTATGATAAACCCCTATTCCATTATTAAACCAGCGTACGTTAAGCCATTGAACGCTAATTCCTGAAGTCATTGGTGCAATCACATCAAAGGTAACGCTGGGTTTAGACGATGATAATTTAGTTGGAAACGATGGCGTATTCGCGTCAATAAACACCGGTACTGAGATAGAGGTTAAGTATGCATTTGATGGGTTAAATGATAAGCCAGACGGCCATGCTTTGATTCCTTGGCCTACTGTATAATCTGAACGAATATTTGTATACCAGTACACACAAGTTCCAAAATTTATCAGGAATTCGTTTGTATTGATACTAGAAAAGATTATATCGCCTGATACTGTTGAACTTAGAGAAGGGCCGATAGCATTTGCCATGGTTTTAAAAGCTTCATACGCATCTACTGCGTATGAAGCTCAAGACAAACAAAGGTGATACAGTTCGATGTTAACGAACGATTTTATGCGGGGATGCACATAAAAGAGAAAATGAATTTATATGTGGGCTGGATGTTTTCGCCATATTTAACCGTAATTCGATCATACGAAATGTTCAATTTAAATGCGACAAAACTAGCACTCGACGATAGATAAAAATACTCTAGATATGAAGTAGACAGATATGGATAATCTGTGTTTTTCTTATGGTCTTCTCTAAACATCGCATAGCTACTTGACGAGATAATGTAATCAGCGGAGAATACTAAGACCTTGCTACACACAAACGGAAGGTCCAAACTTGTTGGAGACTTATTGGCGATACGCAATACGACAATTTGAAATCCGGTAATAAGATCAGAACCGTTAGTTGCTTGAGAATCTAAATTATTTTGACTAAGTAAAGCTTCAGCCATGAATAAATTGAGGATATTACGCATCTACTGCGTAATATCCTCAAGACAAACAAGGGAGATACAGTTCGATGTTAACGAACTAAACGACTACAAAAGATGACCGAAAGCTTAGGCGAATATCCCATGTCATATCGAGATTCCCACTTACATATTGATTTCCGGCAGTACCAAAATATCTCTGATACTTTCCGTATACAGAGCCGTCGTATGGATCGATCATATCGCCATTTGAAGCCAAGATTAATAAGTTATCAAAGTGAAATACAAAGCACCCAGGCCATTCAGATGGAGCATCGGACCATATTGGCGATGTTGCTGTTATACCAATGCAACTACGTGGATCGTCATTAAATATCAAAAGTGCCGGGAATGAAGTTACTGAGGATAGATCAAGAAATATTTTTCTTCCGCCGCCGGCTGAATTATTAAGATAGACTCGGGTGATATCGAATTTCTTAATTGATGCCTCGATAAAAGTTTTTGAAATCATTGGAGTAATTGCGTCAGCCATAAATATTTTTGGAGATTCTGGGCTAGCCCAGAATCTCCAAAATTTTTCGGACAAAGCTCGTTAGAGCTTATTTAAATATGGCTATAGTGGAGCTCATCACTGAATCTACGATTGATCCGAAGTATGCATCAGTGAATCCAAAGTATTGATAACCTGCTGGTATTATAACGGCGTCCGAAATTGCAGATCTGATTGCGCCGTCAGTGATTCGTAAAAATACACACGAAATTGTAGATCCACTTCCACTTGATCCATCATGTGGACAAACGATATCATTACATCCTTTGGTATATGTACCATCCATATTTAAGATATCGCTAATATCAGAGCTTGGAAGCTCAAAGCTTAATGAATTTACAGCCCATATACCAATTTGATTTCTCCCGCGGTTATGTTCGTTTATGCCGGCAAAGACCATCATTCCTTCCAGCTCATTGATATCGAGTACGAATGTATACTCTGTTCGAACACCATATGTTCCTGATATTCGTTTGATATATGTATCTCCAGGAATATTTTCAGTGGTATAATTATACCATTTCGGTGTTTCTGAATAATATCCCCAATAAAAATAACGATCAACCAGAGTCATTCCGGATGTACCCTGATTAAATGACGAATTATTCAGTATCGCATTACTCATGACAAAATTTGGCTTCATATGCATCTACTGCATATGAAGCCAAGAACAGACAAAGGTGATATGTACAGTTCGATGTTATTGAACTTAATTCTCCAGTGGAACTTCAATCACGTAAAAAGTACGAGAAGACGAGACTGTGAAATATCTTACATTAGAAAAAGAAAATTTCTTCATCGTATAGTCATACCCTACAACATCAAAATTGCTTCCATTTTTAACGCATATGCATGCAAATATAAAATATGCTGCATATCGACCTGAAGCTGATGGTGCTGATAAATATACGATATGACGAAGACCCATACCTGTGTTCATGTAAATATATCCATCAGTATTGATTATGCTGCTGGTATTGATGTGAGTGATAATAAAGCATACACAATTTCGAGCAAGATTATGACGATCGGTTTCGTCTGGATCATACTCAAAAGCTAATATTGGATAAGATGGAATCTCGAACCCTGATGCACCATCTATCAATTTCATCAATAAAGAATCCGCCATATTAAATTTAAGATCTATCCGGCTAGCCGGATAGATCTTAAAAATTTTCGGACAAAGCTCGTTAGAGCTCTAAGCTTCAAATAAGCCAATGATATTCCATGTGTACCATTTTGTACCAGTGGTTGCAGTAAGAATTAATTGCGAACCAGAAATTCGCCCATTTAAGTAATAATACGTTGGATTTGACGAAAAAGCTACAGAAGATGCAATGGAAACATTTGACCCATCATTCGAAACCATGCCACAATATGAATATTCGTTAGTAACAGAACGCCAGACAAACGCAAGACATAAATTCCCAGAAAAAGAAACGGTATAAGTTCCACCAGACGCACAGTTTTGGCTTCTATATTCGGATCGAAGACCTGATGAGGAGCCTCCATTAGACGGAACTAATCCAATTGCTTCACTCATAAATAAAACTGGCTTCATATGCATTCAAGCTGCATATGAAGCCAGAGACAAACAAGGGAATTACAACTCGAATGCTTATCGAGTTAATTTAATCAGGGAATTTCGGATCAAGATATATGTATTCGCACGTGATTACAACAGGAGAATCTGTCCAGCAATGGAAGAATGCGCTTCCTGTATTTGAGTCCTGCTCTTGTGAGAATCCGACTCGTACATACAACCCTACATCCACCGATGCGTTAGGCTGATACGTATACGCCGACAAATAACAAATTCGGTTACTCCCGAACCTACCCCGAGATTGCATATTACCAGCCTCCATCATATCATAAAGCCCGCATTTGCAATTATTCCAGTTAACAATCTCGGGCGACATTGTGTTTTCACCATGGACAACACATGCTGGAATTTTAAGACGATAGGTCAATGCCGTAGACGGAAGCTCAAAATTGTGAATAACCCTTTGTGCGATATTACCAGTATGATTCCAAATAAAGCTATACTCTTCTTTCTTATACTGATAAATTGATACATCTGACGAATTCATTGAAGGAATATATGCGATAATGCTCTCTGCCATAAAATTAAATAGCCTAGAACTGCTGCAGTTCTAGGCTATGGAGAGATTTCTTTATGTCTCAAAAATTACAACTGCTTACGCAGTAAATCCAATATGATAATACCAGAGCGTGATCGTTATCGAGTCAATCGTCGCTGCTGAAGCTGATGCGTATCCACTCGTTTTATTTGTAATATACACCGAGTATGACCGTGCAAATAAATAGCTATCTTCAACGGGATCGATTACTCGTGAAAATGGGCCAACCGAAAACGTTTTCCTGTTCTGGACACTCCAAGTCCAATTGAACGGCTGAATACCTATATCAATATACATAGACGTAGATGATGAACTTGGAACTCTAGCATTTCCAGTGACAACGCTCGTTTCAACTTTAACGGCAATCGTTGGTAAAATAGGCATCGATAACGAACCAATGTATGTTTGCTTAGCATCAGACCCAGAATTTCCGGTATTAATATGTGACGCAGTGAGAGTAACTGATTTTAAAAGTTGCCCATCCATTAGCTCTGGAGGAATATAAGGAATAAAAGCATCTGCCATAAAGATAAGTAAAAGCCAACGAAATGCCGCAAATCGTTGGCTAGAGGGCTATATACAACTGCTTACGCAGTTAAATTTAATATCTAAGAATGACCGTGTATGGAATCGTTTGCGGCGCTCCATTGTATGCAAATCCCCACCCACCTTCGTTTACATTAGCATTGTTAGCGGGAGTAAAGTAAAGAGTAACCCTCATCGATGAGGGGACGACGCCTTCAAATCGATAAGATGCTGATACAGCGGTTAATACTTGACCAACATATGCCTGCCCACTACCATATTGCTTAGTAAAATAAACATCTTGTCTAGAAGACAATTCGGTACCGGTACTTCCATTACTGCAGGACCAGTAGGAAATTTGTTGAACACTCCACGCGCGGTCAGACGATAGTTGAACTGCGGTACATCTAATCGGAACCGATACAGAAGGGACTTCTATTGTGATATAAGTAAATCCCATGCAATCAATATTGGCAGTTACTGTATTTAGACCTCCAACTGATAGAGTTTCCTGCCGGATTTCCGATGCGAGTAAATTGTAATCCATTGGCATTGGACAAAGAAAAGAGTTTGCCATAAGAAAATTCCGAGAGAGTGCTGTATAGCACTCTCTCGATTTTAAGCAACGTTGAATGCTTAATCTTTTTGTCATTCTTCAGGGAATCCGACGATAATATTGCTAATTTCAACGGTTGTGTATACTCGAAAATTGGTAAAAGTGACATCTCGATCATTCGTTCCAATCAATGTAAAGATAATACCAACCGTGCCATACTCTGAAACAAAAGGATCGACTTCATACTGGGTTGAGAAAATGATTTGATTGGAGGATGAACTACCAGAAACTCTATCTAATTGACGATTTACATTTCCGGTACCATCACGCCACCCAATACAAAAATCTGCATATCCGCCATTTCCACTTTCCCCATGTGAAAATAGTTAAAGCAGTAAAACGAATTTTCGTTAATAAGGGTCCATCTTGCAAAGCAATATTTGCATTATCGGCCACAAATTCCCAATTAAAACGATTATCTTCTGCTTCAACGCTAGGAAATGTGTTATCAATATGAATTTCTTGGGTGTCGACTCGAATAATTTCAGACAGGCCAGAACTCCCACTTCCAGCGCCCAAAATACAATTACCCATATCAAAACTGGTCCTAATAGACTTCTACGGTCTATTAGGACCAAAGCAACGACATACCCGATATCTCTCAACCAGGCAACAGTCATTCTTGAATGACAGCAAAAAGAAAGGTCTCTCGACCTCTCTTTCTTGGCATCTCACTGAGCCGCCCGATAGGCTGCCCAGAGCTCTGCTGCTTGCGGGAACTGGAAGATGTCTCCGCGTCTTTCATCGGGCCACTAGCAGTTGTCCTGGTAGAGCTTGCCGATGACGCCATACCTGGCGAGAATTCTGTTGACTTTCTCACCCATGGTTTCCGGCTTGTGCTCGCCATTGACCACAAGCTTGTTGTGGACCTGGTTGGCGAGGTAATCTTCCCCGTCATCAAAGTTGACGACAGGGCTGAGTTCGTTGTGAATCTTCACCACAGTGCTGAAGAACTTCTGCTTATCCATGATTCTCTTCCTCCTTACCAGTCGATTTCGATAAAGCCGATGATGGGCGGACAAATCGTATTACCGCTCTTAACAAGAGCGCGATTCGTTCTCGTAACGGCGTGTTCGAGATCCTCGTTGTTGTGCCAGGGAAAGTAAGGTCCAGCACAGGAGACGGTGGACCAGTGAGGAATCTCATCCTCCAAATACACCGGATTGGTGCACACCGCAGTGCCCTGAATCACGGGGCACGTTTCCATGCGGGCCGTAATGATCAGACCGCTTACCTTTTCGAGGTTGCCGTTATGATTATTAATCACGCCGTCGTTGGCCCGAATCACATCGGCATACGATGCGAGGATCCGATTGACATACGGCTTTAACGCTTCGGCCATAATGGTTTCGAATTCGTTCAACATTTTTGATTTCCTCCTTAAAATCCATTGAGCAGCTCATCCAAGGCTGTATCGTTTTCTTCTTGAACCTTCGTTGCCTCTTTGCATTTCTTAGAAGCTTCTTCACAGTCTCTAAGGAATGCCGTTGCGATTTCCATGCGTTCCTGATGATCTCTCAGAAACATCTGACGTTGCATTTCCAGCAGGGCCATTTCAATTTTGGCATCCATTTCATTTTCTCCTTTCTGGATCCCTATAAATCACCGATTCTTAACAGCCTCTTCTAATGCTTCGAGGCTAGAAAACGGCTCTGGCTCATTGGTCCGGATCTTGCTCTCATCAAAGCTAAACTCCTGATGATCAGGCAGCCGATGCTCCCATTTTTCGATCTCGGCGTCGATCTCGTGAAAATAGTTCTCAAACTTTGCGCGCAACCGATTTTTGGCTTCGTCCTCGTTGCTGGCGGAGATCACAATCTTCATCGGATCGTCGGAAATCTGATACGGCCACTGAGTCGCATTCGCGTCGATAGCAGCTTCGTCGTTAGAGGTGAACAGCCACCGATCTCCCCAAACACCACTACTTTCCTTGCAGCACACACCCTCATCAAGATACTGAATCTTGATGGCGTTTAGGGTAGACCGAGTATTGTAAAGTTTCAGAACATTCTCATCTCTCCAAATCGCAACCCGATTGTAGAACTCCTTCTCAGTCAGCAGCTTGGTCTCGTTCTTCATAGCATACAGTTTCATGGTAACTTTCCCTTCTGAAGATAAGCAAAGTTAAATTTTGGAAGATAGATCAATTTTTCGTCTTCTTCCCTTTATCTTCATAGAAATGATATAGCTTTCAATCCACGTCAAATACGGGATTTCACCGAAACCTCTAGATAACAGAAAAGGCAGGTGAAAATAGAAGATGATTCTCTATCGGAATACACAGCCTAAGAAATCTAAGATTGAGAGACCTATCAGAACTCTCAATATTGACATAGAGGAACCACCCGAGCGTCCTAAATTCTTTGATCGTTCTGCTAAAGAGAGACGAAAATTCATCACAACCATCGAGCAGATGGTGAGGTCCTCCGATGAATATAAGGGATACATCAAATATCTCAAAGAGCATTTTGATATGTCTCACTGTGAGATCTTTCCGGGAGTTCGCTCTACTAATGGAAAGAAATACTCGATCGATATTCATCACGAGCCCTTCTATCTGGCTTGGATCGTGGATACTGTCTTGAGAAAGAGACAGGATCTGCAGGAATCTCTCAATCCCTTCATGATTGCAGATGAAGTGATGGATCTGCATTACAAGGGCTGGGTTGGTTTAATCCCTCTGAGTAAAACAGCTCATGAACTGGTACACTCGGATCGTATCATCATTCCTCTGCAGTATATCTATCAGAGATATGATCTCTTCGCCAATGAGTACGATATCTGGATCTCTGACTATGTGAAAGATATCATTAAGCTCAAAGTGGATCTTTCCATGAAGTGCGCTCAGATTCAGTCCGATATCATTCTGGATCCTGAAATCACATACATGAACGTGGAAGGATTTAACTATCCCGAAGTTCCTGATGACTGGAAAGACGCTTTGGCGAGACAGAGAAGCATTACAGAGGAACCTTCCGAAATGGAAACTGAATCTGCTTAATACCCAAGCATCTAACGATGCCTGTCGAAAATACTAACTTCCAGGCATGCCTGGAAGTTAGTATTATTTTTTAATGATTGAGGTGACCTAAATGGATCAAATTTTCGAAATGAATACGGCTTGCGAAGCCATTCTAAGATCGACGGAACGCTCTAGAAATAAATACAAGAAGTACCTCGACAAGCAGAAGACGTGGGTAAACGAGAGACTCGCAGAGTACGAAAACTATCTCGATAAATGTGACAAATTGGCCCAAGATGTTGAGAAGCTTGGATTGGCCACTGGCAAGGAGATCAGAGAATACATTCAGAAGAATGGCCAAGATATTCTGGACGATTTCATCTATGGCGGCCTTCCCACTGATCCAATGTTCATTATTGATGCCTATAAGAGATCTATTAAAGCTCTTCGCTATCGTGCCGATCGGAAACATCCTGAGATGCAGGAATTCCTGGATGCTATCAATCGAGAAGTTAGCGAGAACGGTGAGATCTATAAGGCGGTAGAGAAAATCAAGGATCGTATGGAGGGTGACGTCGCTGCATCTGGAGCCAAAAATGCCAAAGCGAAAAGCGTTCAGCTTGCTGCGGCCAATGCTTTGATTCAGCAAGAACTCATGAATCAAATGGAACAGCAGCGGCTCGAGCAAGAAATGCAACAGCGAATTCAGATGGAAATGATGCAGCAGATGCACATGCAAGCTCATATGACTGCTATGGGCATGATGTAATATAGAAAGGATAAAGCTCCATGGATCGATTTATTGCAATGGAAGGATTTCTTGATAAATTCAGGAAAAATAAAATGTATATCTATGATTCCAGTAAAGCCGCCGAATTTTCCACTATGAAAGATCTTGTGTCTGTGGCAGCTCAATCCGATAAGGACTTTTTCATCGCCACTTATAAGGGCGGAGTTAAAATCAATATCGCTACGAAAGATATAAATCCTTCAAAAGCGGAAAAATACATCGAAAATGTTCTCCGCATTGCTCCCCAGGTGCACAAAAATCTCTGCCAGAAATTGAAGGAGTCGTACCCCGATCAATCCATCAACCCCTCCAGTATTAAACTCATGGCCATTCATTATGCAGCATTTTCTAATGGCTCCGAAATTGCAGAATTGAGCTTCGATGACGGGAACCAATTCCATGGTCATATTATTACTACGGAAATTGGTCCGAATGAAATGAGACCAAACGGGAAATATACTGGAACTGCGGATGATTTAACCTTTGGAATGCAAGGTTAATGAAGGCAAGGAATGAAAAACTTTTGGTAGTGGCGGAAAATATTCCGGAAACCCAGTTCCCTGAACTTGCGGGATAAATAAATCCATAGGATAACGATCAATCCTTTAAATATTGAGAAAGGAAACGTTATCTTATGGATTTTGATAAGTTTTTAGCAGCTATGGAAAGCTCCTCTGTTGCCGATATCAATCAACAGATCAAGGAACTAAAAGAGCACGGCCAATCAACCGATAATATCTCCGACACGTACCATACCTTCGGTGAACTTTATCATCACCGTGCTATTCTTTTTGCTACCATTTGCAATACCGATCAATTCAATGGACTGGCATGGAAGAGCAAGCAACATGATGATCCCAATCAGCCCATGTATACGGGCATGTTTATTGTGGGTATTGAGACACCTGATGGACAGGCCACGTATCACTACGATATCAATCCTTACTGGGATTACTTCCAAGTAAAAGAACTGGAGCGGGCACCTAAATATGATGGTCACACTCCCGACGATGCAATCAAGAGAATCATGAGCCTTTGGAGGCTGTAAAAATATCGAGGAAGCATTTGCTTCCTCGATATTTCTTAATACTCATTACTATCGTATCCACTATTATCAACAGCGGAAAGATTATAAACATAGCCATCAATCGTCGCATTAAAGCTTAATTCTTCATCTTCATACATCGTCGTAGATCCAATATTTAGATACCACGCACCATAATTTGTGATTTTCGTGCGGCAATAAAGTTTAATTTCAGTAACTGTCTGCGAGATAACGTTCGTTGAGGATACAATGGTTCCAATAGATGCCGATGAAGAACTATTGCTCTCAAATTCAGGCTCTGGATATCTTCCAATCCATAAAGAAATCCATCTAGTTGCAGTGCTCGAACGTTTATTTCGCCATGAAACGTTATTTAAAACGAAACTTCCACAGAATCCAACCATTGTAGCCGTTGATGGAATATCGTAATCAGCAAACGTAAGCATTCGGGTTCCAATTTGCCAAGGGCTCCCATCCGTTTGATAGTCCGAATCAAAAGTTCCCTGAATTTGGTATCCTTTAATTCCACTATCTATTACTGCAGATTGAAATGGCGCCACAAAAATACTATCGGCCATGAAGATAAAGTTCTGATACGCTTCTACGGCGTATCAGAACTTTAACATCGACATACCTGATATCGAATTTAAGATACAACCATCTTAGATGGTAAAATTATTCAGTTTTTAATACCCAAAAGAGAAACAGCAATGGTGGACGTATTATTTCCCGAAGAATTTACTTTAATATTCGTCGGAGTTGTAAATTGAAAGGTAGTGGCCGCTGCGCAATAAATTATTTTGGAATCGGAAGAATTCATTATCAAATCTCCGCATGTATGTACGACTCCGCTAGTGCTACTAAAGAATATTAAATAAATTCCGGCGCTGATTGCCTGGTTTGCATCGCTATTTTGAGATGACACACTATATACTCTAGAAAAATCAAATATAAATCCTGCAGAAGAGAAGCTTTGCAATAATCCAATAGCATCCATGTTTATTTTAAGCATATTCAACGGCAGCCGTTGAATATGCTTAAATTTTTGAAGGTTTAAATTAGTACAGCCGCTTACGCGGCTGATAAAATCATGCTATCAATGCAACTGCAGTAAAATCAAATTCTGCGTCTACTCGATAATACTGTGGGTTTGGGTCATTCCAATTTGATGTCTCGAAATCAACATAAAGTTGACAATGTGCCGCATTAGGAGGGTTAATAACTCCCCTTTGGCCAAATGAGGTCAGTTCACGTACATGATCTTGAATCGTCTGTCCATTATCAATACCAATCCTAGACACATAGTTTGATCCAGTTCCTGTACTACTATAATTATTCATAGCGCCATCGCTTTCGCACCAGAATTGAATTAACCAGTAATAGGGCATTTTGCCACTTTGTGTCTCCGTATATGTAACATGCATATTTTCTAAAGTATATCCAAGCATCAAATAAGTTCCGCCGCTATATTCAGTATATGGAATTTTCAATAATGACGCAAGATCAAGAAATAATACTTCGCGACAGTAAAACCCAATAGTGGTAGAAAACGTATGGTGCCCGCGGTACTCGAAATAATCGCAATAATCTGAAATATCGATGCCTGAATCTAAGAGAAAATGACTATTTTGAATAATACTTTCTGACATGACCTAAAGAGCCCGGGTCGCAACGCGACCCGGGCTCTGGCGAGCTTTCATTGAGCCGTACGACGAACATGCGTTACACGCATTATGATTCATTTATCCAAATAGCTGAAAGTGTTAAAGAGGTCGATATTCCATTTGTATGAGCAGAGATAGTCGTTGTATTAGTAAATTGAAAATAGCATCTATATGATGCGCAATACATTAGCGTATTATCATTTGAGCGAAGCACTATTGAACCATTTGATCCAGCATCCCCATCATTTCCCATCACAATAATAAAATATAACCCGGCGTCAACTGTCTTTGATACAGTTCCACTACTGCTCGATGATAAAGAGTATACCCGAGTAAGATCTAATGTAATTCCTGCCAAATTTGCAATAGACGGAGGAAATAATCCTAAAGAATCCATATAAAATATGATACCGATTGCGAAATACGCGCAATCGGTATCATAACACTAACATGCCAGATATCTTGAACGTTTATCGCTTAGATAAACTTCGATTCAATCCTCTTTCATCATCCACCACTCATACTGGGGCCAGGGTTCATCAAATACAGTATGACGAATCATATCGTCCACAATGATAGCTACTCCGCTGATAAAGAACCAGGCAATGGTAAAGGGTAAACAGATCTGGCCCATGATATTAAGAGGCATATCAGAATAATCCCAGATATCCAATCCCATCCAGACGTTTACAATCAAGCCCGTAATAAATTCCAGCACCGTAATGATCATAGAGCCCATGAGCATCTGAGGAATCAAGCCAAATCTCTCAGGGAATAAACCCTCATTGAGCAAACCAATGATAATGAGGCACAACCCTCCCAGGATAAACATGGAATAGTGGCTGTATCCTCTCCAGAGAATCTCGATGCAGTAGTACACGCATCCTCCAATCAGAAAGATTACGAGATACTCAATCAACTTATAGAGGATCTGAAGGATCAGAGGTGTTTCTTTTCTCTGTAATTTAGATTTCCGGCAGCGCATTCGATCGGCTTTGGTTAAATTCACCATATAATTGATCATCGTCCTTTCTTTTTGATAGATCCTATTAATCTAAGGTAACTTTTTAATATTAGTAGACTAAACCAATGAGTAATGCTTCTCTGCAAGAAAGAATATCTCGGAAATTTCTAAAGAGAAGGGTGTTTAATTTTTCCTTTTAGGCCTAGAAGGAAACTTCAAGCTCAATCATTAAGAAAGGATGATTTTAATTATGGCTATGAATGAAACCATTCTGAAGATCCTGCGCGATTATGGCGATGGGAAGCTGACCGTCGAGGAGGCTAACCAGAAGCTGAAGGAAGCCAAGGCTGGCATCTACCTGAATCCCAACAAGACCGGCAACGCCTGGATCGATGATGGCATTGGCGGCCAGCTCTGCACCGTGGAGAATGGTAAGATCGTAGGCGGCGGCATCGCCGATGACTACGACATCATCTACGATGGCAAGGTCTGGCACACCAATGGTGATGGTGAGACCCTGGTTGAGGGCCCCGGCATCAAGGAGATTCTGGATCGTCCCGATTACCCCGAGAAGGTGGACATGAGCCGTCGCCAGGATCTGGCCGGCACTGAGCAGATCCAGAAGACCAAGATGGGTACCTATAAGGTCACCTATAATGAGGATGGCTACTGCGTGAAGAGCACTCGCGTGAGCGCCGACAACAAGGCCACCATGTAGCAACCAACGAGGAAGGAACTAGAAATAGTTCCTTCCTCTCTTTTTTGCCCTCTTTCTCTCAACTTACTCGCATAATCTCACAACCATCATAAAATTTAGATATTACACTAACTAAAGTGAAAATTCTATATAGAGGAAAGGGCGAGAAAATATTATGACGCCTCAGGCAATTGATACTTCTGCCGAGAAGTATAGTATGCTACGAGATATATTCCCCGAAGATATTAAGCAAGTTCACTTTGCCAATGTGGATATGGACATTACCATGCTCAGTATTGCAGACATCCTGCGCAATGTCCATCGTAACTTTCCAAAGAATACAGCGGCACGAAATGCTTTGGCCAACGGAACGATGGCTGTGGCAGTCCTGTGCCGTACCAAATATCTCAAGCCTGTGAAGGGCTTGATCATTGTCATTACCAATGACTCCAATGCTGTCAACATCAAGTCCAGAGATTACATCGTTCTGGCTGTCTCCGAGAATACCATCTCATCCAATGACAGGATCCTAGATATGCTGGATAAGTTCACCACCTATCTCATGCAGAATTACGGAGATATCATTCCTTCGTTCAAGGAGTTTTACACTCTGTATGTCTATGACGCCTATGAATTGGAGGATCAGTAAAAGATGAATCAACTCGAGAAAGAAGCGCAGTTCTTTTCTCTCTTTCATAAGAGAGGAGAGAGTATCTACTGGATTCCGGAGAAGCTCAAAAATTATTTGAACGAATCTGGTTCTGATGAAAAAATTATCGGTTTGGAGAAGGCCGATTATCAGTCCATTTTGAATGGAGGAACTTTCCCCAAGTCCCTTGCTCCCATCTGTATGGATCGGAAGATCATGGAGTATTTCAGCTGTATGACGCTCCAGGTCATTGCTGCTGTCTGTATTCACAGCAGTTCTCAAGTTCTTCTCCTCCAGCTGACAAAGGATACAAAAATTGATGGTTACACAAAAGGAGCTCTGACCTATCCCCAGGGCCACTGCACCTGGGATTCTATCAAGGATCAGTTGTACAGTGGCGTGATTAGCTGGCAGGGATTCCGTGATGTAATTATCAAGAACGCTTATCGGGAAACCTCTGAAGAACTCCAGATCGACGAGTTCTATCTGAATTTGGAATTCTTTATGGAGCTGGATAACATTATGCAGAAATGTGCAGCGAACCGGGAGATCTATCCCATCTACATTGATAAACCCGGTTCTACATCCAGGCACTTGTGCTTCCTGATCGATATTGAATTTCCCGATGAGAAATTCATGAAGTATGCTCCTCATATTCGATCTAAGGAACCCGATAAGCACAACGTATTGATTCTGAATTATAAAGGGATCGTGGAGAGTGTTGGACGGATTGACATGGTTTGTCCATGGGTAGCGAGTAGTTTCAGTAGACTGCCATTCTTCACGAAATCCTTTATGACTAGCTATATCCGAGAAAATCCCTAAATTGCAGCAAAAAGAAAGATGACGAAAACTCGTCATCTTTCTTTATTTCCCCTCTCAGCAGAGAAGGTTATTCTTGATCAGTTCGCCAATGTAAGTATCTTCGAAATCGATGTTGTAGTATTTACAGTATGCTTGATAAGTTGTGATGCCCAAGCGAATCGATTTGGCATCCTCCTGTGTGAGGATTCTAAAGGGAAGGATAAAGGCATCGCCTAAGAAACGCAAGTTAATAGAACCTTCTTTCACTCCTTCGATCAAATCCATCTTTCTCTTGAGTAACCGATTCTGCGCATACTCAATCGTCTTGGACCCGTAGTATCTGGAAGATGCACCATACTGTTTCATGATTTGAGCGGGAGTGGCTCGGCCCATCCAGATCTTATACATCATATCGGGGCTGATTTTATTGTAAAGATCCACGACGGTGCTGGAAACGGATAGCTTAGAACTCGTTCTGGCTTCAATGTCTTTCTTCTGAAGACTCGATAGGGTACCAGCAGATTTGGAAGGCCCTTGCTCAACCACTTCTTCCTCAGTATTTTCGTTGGTCTCCTCTGACACATTATCGTCTGCTTCCGGTACTGACTCTAGGTCTGGGTCTGGTGCAATCACGTCATTGACAGATGCTGTCGACGGGACAGAGGGAGTACAGGATTCGGGCAAATCGTGAAGATAAACATCTACACTGACGTGGTATGGCTTCTGCTTCCGAAGGCCATCCGGTGTAGGGGTGATTGGAGTATCGTAAGCTACGACATTCAATGTCTCTACCGTTTGACCATCGTGGGTGCGTTGTCCATGAGGACCAACGGGAGCGTTTGGTTCTCCGCACGTGAGGTACTGCATGCAAATGTCGTTGCTCTTATAATACTCAGGGACTTCATCAGACATTCCAATTTGATAGAGGAAGGCCTTCTTGCACTTCTCCACTAAAGATGGAGGAGCAAACCCGAGAATCTCACCAAGATCTGCCTTGTGGATGCTATAGATATGATCCGGGCAGATCAAACTCATCCTTCGATACTTCGGATCCAGAGTATTGATGAAGATTTTGTATCCAAAGTATTCGTCGATTTTGGTGGTAAGGATCATGCAGTTGTAGTTTAGCGGTGCAAAGCCGAAGTTCACATCCAGTATGAGTACCGGATGTGAGGGTAGAACGTGATATCGCTGACTTTCTTTTCGATCAAGGGGTGACGTATATAGTGCGATACATCCACTGGTATAGGGTAACAACGAAGCGTCCATGTAAACTCCTTTCTAGCATTTTCAGTTTCTTGGATAGCCAGACTTTGAATTTGGCTCACAAAAGTCTCTGTTTACCTCCTATCAAAATGATATATCACGGAAATATACGGCATTTACTGGTCGAAAATATATCATCATTAAGCAGGCAACGAAAAAGTTACTTGTAAAAGCGCAAAACCTTTAGAACCGTTAAGCGCGGAAGGGAGAACATATGGAACTTGACGTTACGTATTTGCAAAAGCTGGAAACGGCAGCAAGAGCACCAGACCACGTATTCCCAGAGATGCTATTTGAACCACTCGCAAATGACTACGATGATATCTATTTCAAGCTGGATATCGATGATTATGGACAGGAGGCTGTACAGGTAGATCCCCGATTCACCAAGAAAAACATCATGAGAATCAGAGGATCTACCAAAAGAGTGGATCGATATCTCGAGTGGGTTTCTCTTTGGGATGACTATATGGATTATCTCCAGGATCGATATGGCGGTCTGGAGATGGCATATGAGATGGAGCAAGCCGGTATTTTAAGGGATCCGCTGCCCACTATCACACATCGTCCAGTATTGAGAAAGGGCAAGATTCGAAGACTTTTCAAGCAGGGTATCGTACCATCCTTCCAGGCATATGGAATCGATCCAACCGAATGCTATAGCTTCATCAAGCATGTCTGTGATCGGGAGCATTCTGCTGATGAACTGGATGAGCTGGAAGACGTCGAGAAGGCACTCCGCCACTCCAATAAGAAGAAATATCGCGAGATGATCCGGAGAACCACCGAGAAATATAAGCAGATGCAGCGTGTCGAAATGCTGACAGGTGGATCTGGCATTCCCGGTGTCACCTCTAACATGAACTTCATCGATCAGTATTATCTCAATCTCGGAAGAGGCGCCTATGATACAACCTTCTCTGACAGAGATAACACAGGTGAATCTCTGGTGGCCATCATGGCAGCGGCAGAGGATCGGAAATTTTGGCACGAGGGTAAGATTGCGGCAGCGCAGAATGCCACGGGAGAATCTCGGTACGTCTTTGATGGCCATATGGCCAGAGATAAGGAGAGAACCAAACTCTTTGAGATCTATAAGGCATTGCAGACAGATGCTGGAATTGATATTTTGGGAACCTTGTCTGGTTCGATGAATAAAAAGAGATTCAAAGCACTTCGGAGAGGATTCGAAGCTGTTGGTGGAGTGGTTCCTCTGACCAAAAAGCAACAGAAGAAGCTCAAGAAGAAGCAGAGAAAACTCGATCGAGAAGAGACCAGAGCCATCAAGGCCGATCAGGCATTAGCAGAGATCTTGCTCAATAATAAGATCTCTCTGCGAAACACCGGAACGGTCAGATTTGAGGATATGAGCTTGCGGAAGGATTGGGATGACGACTAATGGGAATGAATACGGAACTGAAGAGCCATATCACGAGGCTCTATTCTCCTGAGCTTTTGAAGAAGCTCTATTTTCACGCCCTCTCGATTGATATCGAGAATAATAATGAGAAAGTCGAGTGGATCAAGTATCTCCTGGGTGATGACTTTACCGAGCTAGGACCTGGAACCAATCGACTGGGAATGTTGGGTCCCGATGGGTATTGTCACAAGATTGCCATGGATCGCCGAGGTATCGTCGATAATGTAACGGAGTTTAAGAGATCTCCGGAGCTGGAGTGGGTTGCTCCTCGAGTCTATGAGACCAATGGGCTAATTCTGGTCGCAGAGAATGTTGAGCTTCTCACCAAAGAGGAGTTCATGGACAATCGTGAGAGCATTCTAGCCATCTGTGAAGAGCTCTCGCAGTTCTACATCTTCACTGATATTGGATTTGCCGTAAAGAATTTCTGTAACTGGGGCATTCGGAGAAATGGCGATCTGGTCATTCTGGATACGGGATATCTGATTCCCAGAATTGGCAATGAAGAAGCCATGATGTGCCCCATTTGTGGAAAGCCGTTGAAATATAATCGTCGGTATACGGGATTCTATTGCGCCAAATGCGGTACGGAATTCTCCTTTATCGATGTCTATCGGCGGCTGACCAATAAACTGGAAGATACGCTGTATCGGGATATCACTGGATTTGATCTGCCGGACTTCTCTCATATCAATGATGCCATGTATAACAACGGTGTCATGAAAGGTGGACATATCTCCAGTGAGATTGGAGAGAAACCTGTCGATCATATGAGAATTGGAGAAGATGGAGACGAGACGATCCGGTATGAGGATATCATGGATATCCTGAATGCAATTGACCGGCAAAATGATGGAGGGAATGGCGATCATGACGATTAAGAGAGATCCTTTTAACAAGAGAATCTACAACTCTACCATTCTGGAGTCTGGATTTTATCTACAGCTCTTTGATGAGCGAGGCAGTCAGAAGGCAACGGTTGGCTTCCGAGAGATCATGGAGGCCCAGTGGTATATCAAATCCAAAATCTATAACGCCATGATGGAGTTTGGAATTCTCGATCAGTATGGCAGACTCAATGTCCCCTTTGAAGAAGTTCCCGGGAGATTCTATTGGGGATGCTGCCTGGAGCACAGCTTCAAGTCATGGACAATGAAAGAGGTCCTTCACCACGCTATCTATGATGCCAAGTGGATTGAATTGCCTGACTGGGTGAAGATCTTACCGAAGGCATGCGTGGATAACATTCTGGATGAAATCTCTATAGACTGCGAGCTTCGAATTCCCAGAATCTATCAGGGAAGAAGACACGATCAGGATGGTTTCACCTTCATTGCTCCCAAAGTGGAAGATCAGATCAAAGAAGTGACCTTAGATCTGGATGTCAAATCTGGCACGCACATTCTGGGATATCACATGGATAACTTCTTTGACAATCCAGTGGAGCTATGCTTCCAGAGCAATACCGTTCGAATGAACCAGATTCTGGAGCGAATTGTAACAGGAGATCCTTGCTACGCCAAAGATGTCACAATCTATGTCGGAGTATATCATAAATTAAAGGCAGATCACAAACTGCTCTTTACGATCTTCTACACACGGAAGGAAGGGGACGAAACGTAATGATCATTCTCGTACCGATTGGATCTTTTAAGAAGAAAGCAACCAAGTGGGTGAAATATAAGGACTTCGTCGTGGCTGATGCGACGTTCCGGCATGACAGTTCCATGTCGGAGTATGGCAATAAAGTCGATGCTGATGAACTCTCTCCCACGCCTACCCTGACCAAGATCGCGTTGGATCCTGAGGATAAGGAATCCCAGATTAAGAAGAGGCATCTCAATACATATCTGGAGAAGTGGCTTGATGATGAGGGATTCAATATCAAGGTCCACTTCCTCGTGTCTGTGATCCTCAAGGGATATCTGGAGACGGGTGAAGATACCAACGTCTTCGTGGTGATGACCAAGCCCATGTATTATGCCTATCACAAGCAGATGATTGAAAAGATCAATCAGGACTATGGTGTTACTATCGCCACGGGGATGACCCACAAGATGGAGAAATCTCAGATCAAGGAGATTCTCACGAGATCCTTCCCCAAGGAGCACTACAAGGCGCTCAAGAAAGCACTGAAGCGAATTCGGAAAGCCCTGGATATCAAACCCGAAGAAGCTCTGGTCTTAGATGACGATTAACCAGCAAAGAAAGATGAGATAGGTAAGCCTATCTCATCTTTTTCACCTTTAGAATTTCGCAGAAAGGAATGACGCATATGACTTCGATCGCTTTTGGCCCAATCTTAAATGCTCAACGGGGCAAGCGCCATGGTACTGTAGAATCCATTCCGCTTCAATCTGCAAGCCCCGTTCGTTACATCTCCTTCCTCGAAGATCTCTATACCAAATGGGGAGAGGAGATCACAAACTCGGAAAGTCTCAAGAGGTATTTCTGTGTCGAGCAGGAGAAAGATGCGCTCAACTGCATTCTGGAAATGGATGATAACATCCCCAACTGGTCCCGTATTTTCGAGAGGGTCCGTACCACTACTCAGAATTCCACGATTCAATCGATAATTGGAATTGCCTTTCCCGTATCTGTCGGACTTTTCCGTGATCTGACAGATCCTTTTGAGACAAATGGCACTCCTAGAGGATCCACGTTCAAGCTTATTGATCGAATTGATCAAAAGGTCTATATGGGAACTGAAATTCGGCAAAGAGTTGCATCCTGTTATCGGCTCAACTTCGGTGCCCAAAGAGATAAGGAATGTCTGATGCTCTTTGTCGATTCTTCCAGCATGATGCCGACAACGAGTCAAGTGCTGGTGGACGACTACTTCATCTTTGATCCGCATATCCTCTTTATCTTTCGTCCAGCAGCCATTTCATGGAGCTGATGTATTTTGAACTACGTAAATGATGGATTACCGTTTTTGATCAATTCCAAGATCACAGAATATGACATCAAGTCTGGCAATACTTCTATGATGAAGCGGTATCAATTACAACCGCCTGAAGTCATTGCCGAGATCGAGAAGATGGAAAAGAAGCAGCGCAATGTCACTGTGGGATTAATCCAGAAGCAAGATCGAACCTTTGCCAAAAGATTGGAAGAATCCTTCGATCGAACGGTAAAGGAGTTTATCGAGAAGAATGGGCTCGATATCGATGTGGATGTACTGGCTGTCCGAAAAGATGCTGTCTTTGTGGTCAACCATCCCATCACAATCACGCAACTGGATTCCAATGTCCTCTTTCGAGAAAAATCGCAGTATCATGCGGCGTTACAGATTGGCCCCCGGCTAGAGTTCTACTTCACAAATCAAAACGGTGTGGAGATCAAGAATTTTGTCACAGCTGAGAAAGATGACAACCAGGCCCTAGAAAAACTAAAACCTGGGATGATATCCTTTCTCCGAGAGTTCGTTGAGATAGCCGAAGGAACCAATATGAATCGAGTGAAGGTCTATCAGTGGTTGAGAGATTTTTGCACCTATTACAAGCAGAGAGATCTTGACGTGGAATATTATCGGGAATTTACGAGAGAGGCTCTCTTCCACATCAGAATGGGAGAGGATGATACCTATTACGATCAGATTCCCGATACCATGATTGAAGACCTGGATATCTCGTTCAACTACAGAAACATCATCATTCCACTTCTCCAGATCCTCATTTGAGGGCAAAAAGAAAAGATTGACTCGTTATGGTCAATCTTTTCTTTTTGGTTTTAATCGGGATATACTTTGACATTGATAATGAGATTGCGCAGATTGATGATCTTCTCCACAATAGAGAGCTCTTGCTCAATCAAATCCGCTGTATGCTGAATGAGAGTAATCAACTGTCGCTGGCGAACACGATGTGCTTCGAAAGCATCACCTTTCCCAGCATGATCATACCCAGCATAGAGAAGCTCCAGTAACTCAATCAAATGGTCCAGAGCTTTCGTTCTCTCATTGATGATATCAGTCAGCTCTTTGATGGGTAATCTCTTCTTTTTGAAGAAGTGCTTATATACCGATTTATATGGAATATCGGGAAGAGGCTTATAGAAAGCCAGAGTAAAACGATCCACCATACCATCAGTATCTTGATTATACTTCTCAAACTCTTTCACATTTTCATCAATCTCGTAGGAGATGGCGGAAAGAGCATTGCCTGTGTGGTTGATCGTTCTGGTTAAAACTCCAATATTTTCCTTGGTGATCTCTTTCCCGGAATTCCATCCAGTCACATATTCATCTAACTGCTTCAGGATATCATCAATATAAGATTTGGACTCCTTGTAGGTATCAGGAGCTCGAAGCAATTGCTGATAGCAGGAGATCGCCTCTCTAGCAAAATAGACATAGACAAATTTGGATGGTTTCCGAAGAGTGATACGGGAGTATTCAATAGAGAAGCTATCTTTTGAAACGACATCCAGAGAATACACGAATTGCTGATGGGTACGGGATAGTTTTTGGATCTTATCTTTGGCTACGTTGATGAGAGTTTCAAAGATCAAATCATATTCCCGCCTTTCTTAAATCGAGAGAAAAAAGATCGCAGATTCACTTTACCTTACATGGTTGATATGAATCTGCGATCTTTTCTCTTTCTGTCAGATTTCATGTCCCAATTTTATCGGTGAGATACTGCAATACCTTCTCCGTGATGTAGGTTTGAATTGCCTCTCTGTCCATATAGAGTTCAGCAGACTCCCAGAACTGCGGAGAAACAGCTCGCAAGCATCTCATCGAAAGATCATTATAGATATTGATAAACTCTTCATTGGTGATCTTAGTGATATCGATGTCAGAATTGATTCGGAGATATTGCTCATAAAGAGCGGCCTCTGTGGCAATGATGAGATCAATGGCTCCAAAGAGCTCCACCAGATCAATTCGATTTTCCATAGTCAGTTTCTTCAGATAGAGTTTCTCCATGAAGAGATAGGCCATGAGAAAGAAAAGAGCCAACGGAATGAAGATGGCTATGGAAATCTGTAACACGTTTAGAAAGACCACGATAAAATCCTTTCTATTTTTACCATTGAGATTGCATCGAAAATCCATGCATATCGTTCCCTGTAATACTGGAATTCTCAGGAACGATTGTCAGACAAGATGCAGGCGGATTTGCTCCATACATAGAATTGATTTTCTCTGATGCTTCTGTCGAATCGCGGGCCTCTACGATGTCTCTTTTTACCTCTTGATCCATGTTGAACCAAATACCGATAAACGTCATATGAAACCAAATCCTTTCTTCCACGAATTATGAGAGATCTTATGAATCAGTCGGCATCTGGCCCATCAAGGAGCAAGATATCCTCGTAGAGCTAAAGCTCCCTTCTCAAGAGAATTACAGCATTTCACAAGATTTTCAAAGGATCGATTCAGTTCATCTCTGGTGCACTCCGCCAAATCTAGCATGGCGTTCCAGAAATATCGAATGTCCCTGAAATCATCATTGAAGGTTCCATAATGATACTTTTCCAAAGCCATGATGGTTAAATAATAACTTGGAATATTGGAGAAGAACCACGGATCTTTGGGAAGATGTTTTCCAAAGATAGCAGCAGCTACTGTATGATTGAGGACGATGATGGGAACGGTACCCTTATCGCCTCTCTCATAGTAGTGCGTAATGCCCTTCTTCATACAGAGACGAAATTCCAGTGGCTTCATATCAGTGATGGACATGAATCGAAGTTCATGATCACGACGACTTGGATCAAAATACTGATATGCTGGCATTTCACCATACCCAAAGAGTTGATAGTAGGTACTGCAAAAATCTTTTGGGCTAATTTTAAGATGATCTCGTATTGAGGTTTGAGCAGTCTGATGTGATGCAGAGACATCTTCAAGATGGAATACCTCAAGAATTGCCTTTCGGCCAACCTCTTCAGGTAGATATTCATCACACCATTCCAATATCATCTTCATGAAGCGAATGGCATTCAAAGGATTAAACCACTCATCAGAGAATTGATTGTAAATGGATCGCTCTTCTTTCACCGTTCTGTAATTGGAAAGTCGATGCTGCGTGATACCATCGTACCCATCTCGCTCATCACAGATCTTCTTCCAGAAAGAAGTTACGGCTCCATAATTCTCAAAGACAGTAACTTTCTTATCTTCAAAAGGGATTTCAATGGTTTTATAGGTGATCCGCTCCTGCATTGTGCAGATCTGAAATACCATTCTCAACCCTCCTCATCATCAGGAGGATCGTTGGGACAGTTCTCATCACAGATATCGTAGGTACACTCGCTGCAGGAAATCACACCATCGGATCCAGCAGTGGTAACAGGGTCATCACTTTCCATGCCAACAGCAGTGCCCTTGATCACTTCCCCAGTGGAAGTCTCATCCTCAGCTGTCTCCTTCAAGAAAGCCAGGTACTCTTCTTTCTTCTTCTGGAATTCTGCTTCCTCAGAGGCATTGTAAATATTGCGGTATCCTTTCAAATCTTCATCCCAAAGTAGGGTCATCATCACACCAGCATAGTCTAGATCGGGATTCTGATCCAAAACACCCAGGAGAATTTCCTTGGTAAAGGTCTCGGGAACATCAGGAGAAATACCGACAGGAACTGATGCATTGAAATAGACAAAATTGCCAGCGGTATTATGGAGGACTGCCTTAGCGGTTCCTCTCTTCTCCAGAAGGTACTGTAAGGTTTCATCAATCGTAATTTTATTGGGATCGGCGGTGGGATAGTCGTCATCAATAGCCACGACGAGCTTTTCAATCACTAAAAGTTTTTTCGTTTTCATGTGCATACACCCTCCCATAGACTTTTATCTTCTAGAAATGCAAGTCAAATCCTTCGTTAGATAAAGGCTGTTTGGCTCGTATTTCTAGAAGATAAAAATTCATCGGAAATCACTGAAAGAAAATAGAACTGCGGAGAGGGATCTGCACATTTGATCATCCTCTCCGCAATTAGGTTTGTAGACTGTTTTCTAGCTACCGTGTTTCTTTAGAGCTTTGCGCTTCCTATAGAAGATCATACCAGAGATGCTCTGTAGACCCAATAGGTAGTTCCATAAGGAAACACGACCCGATATGCATGTCTTGAGCCACTTCTAAACCCCATGGGCTCGAAAGGGCGCATACAATTTCATCGAGTTCACTACGTGAATGTGCCACGTAAGTTAAATAGCTCTCATTCCATGAAAGGCAGAAGAATACCGTTTCCCTTATGTGTCAACGGTGTACGATATTTTCTGTGATTCCTCTCATTCAAGAACTAGAGGTATCCGAGATAAACGAGTTATCTCTTAGGATTTAAGCTTAGACACTGTATGGTACGTCATCATTCATCTCATCCTTCCCGATCCTACCGAGTATGATCGAAGCATGGAATAAGATTTCACCACCTCAGATGCAACGAACCGGTTTGCATTGGCCGTCTTCGCAAAGAGGATAACTTTGCTTACTTCGCTTGGACTGACATCCAAATACCGGCATAGAAACACCTAATGTTTGCATCAGATTACCGCTCATAAGCTCTCTCAATGTCCCGTAAATCGGATCTCTTTGGATTGGGTTCACAAACCATGAATACCCAACTACGATAAGTTCTATACAGAACTCACCAGAGCATGCATTGAGGCTCCATTTGTTTCATCAGATACACCTTGAAGGAATCAAGGTTGTGGGAAACCCGGATGAATAGTCGATGACCCCGTTAGTCTTCACTCCAAAAATCTGGTGGGATGCTTGGAGCAGTGTTAAGAAGACATGCCTGAGGTTCCTCAGACTTCGATGATATTTTCAGTCGAGGGCTTGATTGCTCAAGCCCTCTTCCAGAGATTAGCCTTCAGAGGCAGCAGCTTTGCGCTGAGGCTTCTTGCGCGCCACTACCCACTCACGCGGGCAATACTTGGAGAACGGATTCGCTTCGCTGATCTCCATATCGCCAAGGTTCATCTTGCGAATCGCCTTGAGGATATTCTTGGCCAGCTCACGCTGGTTCTCCTGTGGGCACCAATGGAAATTGGTGATCGCGGAACGCACATGGGTCTCGTCATGGATAGGCCACTTTCTCTGCTCGGGCAGGCCGAAGTCAGAGTCTTTGAGAGCGCGACGCTCCGCAGCGGTCAGGTCTGCTTCCATGGCCTTAGCAGCAATCAGACCCATACCGAGCTCCATAGCGTAGCTCTCCATGGACATGTTTTCAGGAATCATAACGATACCCGGCGTCTCCGAGGTCTTCAGCTGCTCGCACGCAGCAATGAAAGATTCGAAGGAGGGAGCCGGATTACCGTCCACACCGGGACTATCGGGATTGCCATCTTTATCATCGGCGGCCTTCTCAAACTCGTTCTTACCGAGCTCTTTGGAGTCGCCACTCTTTGAAACGGGAGTACCGTTGACACCAGGAGTAGCCGTGTGACCAGAAGGATCATAGCTTTTGCGAACGAACTCGTTCACATCCACGACCTTCGTATCACCGGAGGGAGACACAGGAGTGCGAGTCTCCTTTGCAGGATCGCCCGTATTGCCGCTCGGATTTCGAGCAGCCTTTTCCTGTGCCAGAGGAATCAGATTGCGGTTCTTGTGCAGAGCAACCTGCGCAGTGAAACCAGCAAGAGTATCCTCGGAGAAACCTTCCATCTCAGAAGCGGGAGCTTCCTTAGAAGCCTTAATGGGATAATCGAAATAGACCTTCCCATCATCCTCATTCTTTTCGCACTTTCCAGCAGCCTTGCAGATGCGCTCGATCTTCTTCTGAGTATCAGCATCAACATCCTCGGCATAGAACTTCACGCCGACAGTATTTCCGCCACGATCCTCAAAGACCTTAACCTTATCAGACAGGCCGGCCTTCTGGAACGCATCGCTCAGTTTTGCCATCAGTGCATCCGCGTCCTTGGCTTTCTTGAAACGATCAAAGAACGCTTCCTGAGCGGAAGTGGGATCAGGGTTACCATTGGGATCGCCAGGAGTACGGACATGATCCGCATTGTCCAGAGAGGAATCCTTCTGAGCCTGGGTATCCGTATTCTCGGGATCACGATCGGGGTCAGGATGACCCACGGGATTGGCCTGTGGATCGCCAGGAGCTTCCGTATTTCCGGTGGAGTTGTCCTCCGCCTTCTTCTGAGAGGGAAGCTCAGTGTCACCAACACCAACAGCCTCTTTCATGATGTCCTCTGTGGGCTCCTGGTTTTCCAGAGCCTTGCAGAGATCATCCAGAAAAGAATTTTTCATAATAGGAAAACCTCGCTTTCCAATTTTGTGGTTGTTTCATGAAAGAAATCGTTACATGGATGTGGGGAAATATCCACTAATAAATGAATCGAAGCTACCAGATGCTTTATCGTTGAAAATAACATACGTTTCTTCACAGAAATACTCTTCGGTATAGTGGTCCCAAGCCCATCCACTGACCGGGATTTTTTCTGCTTTCATCTTTGAGATTGCTTCGTTCATCCATTTCTTGGCAATCTGGATGCATAGAGAAGTGTATGCTTCAATTTCAGCATCTGTTTTTTGATTTAAGAATTCAAGATCTTTTTCAGATGATGTATAACTCACACCTTCATAGTTTCCATCTTCAATTCTATCGCGATAATCGATAATGGCATCGCTCACGCACGGCAGCCTGAAGAAGGAAATATAGTGACTAATATACCACCAATCATCGATGTCTGTATCATATTCAAAAATAAAAGGATATCCTTTAAATCTACCAGTAGAAAGAGCTTTCTTTAAATCCTCTTCGCAACCAGCAATTGCGTCGGATCGAATCTTGGTGATGGTACTTCCGAAATTATGTCTGTATTCAGAAAGTACCGCTTTTTCTTTCTGCTCCCGATCGAGCCGTCCAATATCCTCAGTGCGTACAAGAGGGAACTTCTTTTTCAAATGCTCTAGAATTACTTTAGGAATAATAGAATTAGACTGACTAAATGCTTCTTGAAGCATTTGAGGAGTAACCATTAAAGTCCCAAATTTATAATTAGGATCTTTCGTCGTTGCGATAAAGAATCCAACTGAAATTTTTGCCCATTCAAATCGTTTTTCTTTATCGAGGTGCACCTCGAATATGCGAGAAGTATCTCCGATTTTAGTCGTAAAAGGCAGATTATGACGCCGTTTGACATCATATTCATTAACGGTACTGACTGATACGCCTAGCGATTGAATGCCTGAAGCGTATTTAGTTAACGCGCTTTCCCATTTCCCGGGCTGCACAATGCCAAAAGCTTTACTGGATTTCAAATCCCTATGCTTTTGAATCATGTTTTGAACTAAGCCTACTCGCTCATATGCCGGGAAATGGCTTTTTCAAAATCAGCAATTCTATCCATAGTTAAAGACGGGGCAGATAATCTCTGCCCCATTCCTTTCTGATTATTGTCTGATCATTTTGACCACATTAGGGACATCAAGAATGCCAGAATCAAAAGTATCGTTATTCTGACTAAAATTGATGTAACTCCAGATCTTGTATTTCTGCTCATCATCCAGAGCACTGGCATACTTCTTGATGAAAGCATCAACGTTGCCAATTCCCTGTCTGATATTGAGAAACAGATCGCGATTAGTGATTGCTTCGTGGTTGGTAACGGCCAGCATAACTACCTGCACTCTCAAATCAAAGTGCTCCTGAAGAACACGATCTGCAATTCTAAAGGTAGAGATTTTGTCTCCCTTATTGATTGCATCATTCAAGATGATCGCACAGTAGTCATACAGGGTAAAGATCGGTCCATGGTGCATCTCAATGGAAGCATCTCCCTCGACAATCTTGGAAGACACCTGACAGAAGTTTACACCAAGGACGTTCTTGATCCAGTTGACAAAAGCTTTATAGTCAGAAGAGTGGCGAACCACCCTTTCACAACTTTTTACGTATTTCGAATAGGTGGATTGATCGGCAAAATATTCTCTCGGCTTATACATCATGATGACTTCAGAAGTATCATCAGACGAAATCGATTTTTCAATGCCACCTTCATATCGAATACCAGGAAGATCCATAAGTGAATTTCACCTCTCTTCCAAAAGCCCAGCTTTATTGACTTCTTAGTTTATTCAGGTGTTTAAACCCGGCATTTCATGCAGTTTAACGGTACTAGGACAGAAATGTCCTAGTACCGTCTCACGTTCACTGACCCATCATCTGACGGATCTTGGGGTAAATCGTAGAATTGAAGAAATGCTCGGCCGTATTGAACCACTTGTCGTAGATCTCCTTTTCCAGAGCGACATCACCCTGAATCTTATAGAAGTAATCGGGCCGCTCTTGATGTGCTGCCGAATATTCGGCAGCGGTTAGAGTTACGCACTCCTTGATGGGAGTATTCAGCCGAACGGCATACTCAATGTAAGAATTGCCCAGATAACCACTGGTTGGATCTCCAATGTATACGCATACCAGAGTACGCATACGATTGAGAGGCATACCCATAGCAGTACCAAACTCAGCCACGGGAATATTGCTCATATTCACCAGGATATAGAGATATTGCGTCTTGGTCATGGGGAACCGAACCTTCATCTCTTCTGTATCAGCTTGATATCGCATGATTGTGGTTTCAGGCAATACATACTTGGTGATGTTGGTACCTTCCCAAACCTCTCTCAGCTCAGGGAACTGCCAATCTTCAAAATAGTTTTCGATGATATCCTTATCGTCCTCATCATTGGACATCAGCAGATCATAAAGAGTAAACCTTTCCGGTTTATCCCCAAGAGGTCCCATACCGGACTGCTGATAAGGCTTATAGATACGGGGAGCCTTTCCCAGTAGAGCGGGATCAATCTGACTAAAACTATTCTGACCAGTGATTTTTACTCCCCGTCTAGAGACCACGCCGCCATTGGCTCGTAATTGATCTCTTTGGTTTGGATTGGATCCTTTATACATCGATAATTTCTCCTTCCTTAGATAATCATAAAGCAAATGAGCATGATGATCTGGATAGCGCTTATGGTTATGACAGTCATTCGATTCTGAAAGGCATATTCAGAAAGCCTGCCATTGATCCAATTGCAATGATTGGTTGTATTGACTAGATCTTCGTTATTGAGAGAAGCATCTCGATAGTCATTACTAAAGATCATTTGCTCGACTTTCTCGAGATCGGTCTCAATCAGAATTCTCTGTAGATGCTGATACTGCATCCAGGATATTCCCACATTAATCAGTAGCCAAAGTAAGGTCAGGATAATGGTCTCGTGAATAGCTCTGAATGCAAAAAGGACGAGATAGAGTAAGGTTATAGAGAGCAATATGATTCTCTGAGAGATAAAATCTTGAGAGATCTTATTGGCCAGCTTTCTCTGCTCATCCGTCAGACGTCTTAAGACCAAAAAGAAAGGATTGGATCGATTATATTGTGACATCCCGTCAGGGCGGGATGAGCGATAAGCCATTACTCATCACCGCCCTTCTCGGGTTCTTCCACTTCTTCTACGACGTCTTGCTGGAGATAGGCATCGTTCTTCTGCCATGGAGCTGCTTCCAGTTCCTTCATGGCGTCTTTACGGGCTTGATCGATTTTCTTGTCCAGATCTTTCATTTCCTTCTCTGAAAGATTCATATATTCCAGACTAATATAGTCTCGTACATCCACTTTCGGGTGTTTTGCCATTGTAATCTTCCTTCCTTTGAATTAGTTGATTGATGTCAATCTTCTATGGTAATATCAAAGGGAGGAGATGTCAGAGTGGATGCAATGTAGGCAAAGAGATCGCATTTCAATCCTGTATCGGCTGCACATTTCTCCAGTTCAAATTCCGCCTCTTTGAGCAACTTTCGATCTTGTAAGAGAGATATCCCAATTCTCACAGGAGTTTCATCACAGAGAAAATGGTTGATGTCCCAGATCTGAGGAAGATAGAGCGCCATATATAGCATATCAACAGAATTGAATCCGTCATATTCTCTCGTATGGAGGTCTTTTGCATCCCAGATCTTATCCACCTGATAGAATCTACCATATTGAAGGATGATCTCACAGCTCTCCACGTCATAGATGTGGTACGCGAGAGGATAAGATGCCAAATAGATCAGTCCAGTATGATTGAGGCAGAATCCAAACGTTGATAAGACATGATCTGCCATTCGAACCAGCTCTGGATTGGGAATCTTTGTTACCAGATTCCATTGTCCGTTACTCAGTTTAAGATAGAACTTTCTATCGTGGTGGTAATACTCGATGTGGCTATACTGATCTTTGGGATTATATCTCGTGATATAGCACCCATCTTCAACCATATTGGCTCTGGGGAGAGATGCATCCAGAAAACTATCAGTATCACAGAATAGATCCTGACGATTGATAAAATCAATGATCGTTTCAGACTCCTCATTCCAGGTAAATCGATCGTCAGTATCAGGATAATGGATCTCTAGCCCAATCACATTAACTCTAGATTCTCCTATGGAAAGAAGATCCCCAGCTCCCTCACAAGCACTGAGTTGATAGATCAGAGATGCCAGCCCAAAGAAATCTGCGATCGTAGAGATGTAGATCTCTCTGGTGATGGAGTTATCATAATCAAAGGGACTTTCCATATCATAGAGGAGTAACGTGTATCTGACATTGAATGGACGAATCTTGGTTTTAAAGTGCTCCTTCTTGACGATGATGAAGGTATCGCTGTGAAGAGAGGTGCTGCTCTCAATTAAGACCGCTGACAGATTGGCCTTATATTTCTCAAACTTCTTGACGATCTTGCGATCATCTGCAAAGGCATCCAGGAAGCGATAAGTGCCATCTTTCAATAAAAATAACATGTCCGAAGTCTTTCCTTTAAACCAACGAAGGGTAGGTAGATATGATTCTACCCACCCTTCGTTTTCTCAGTTTTTCTTGGCCTTCTTGCCACTCAGGTCATCCAAAGCGTCCTTGACATCGGAGGATAATTCCTCTTTGGGTTTCTCCTCAACCTTGGGCTCGTCTTTCACCTCGGTAAACTCAACATCGATTGCGGCGGCTTTCTTTGTATCCGTCTCACTCAGAGCTTTCTGATCGAAGGTACCATCTTCCAGCTTCTTCATAATGGCATCCATGAGAGCGCCGAACCCATCCTTGGAGCGTTTCTTCTTTCGGATGTTACCCAGAGAACGCATTGCATTCAAGACCTGCATATCCTCAGCATCATTTGCTTTGGTGATAACGAAGTCTCTTGTCTCGGTATCGAAGTAATAGGGAATCTGGGCCTTCTTCATGTCAGTCTCAACGAGCAGAGAGGCCGGCGCATCATCCTCATCCTTGGAACCACGGATCTTTTTACCAGTCTCCTGGCCTTTCCGTGCCTTCATGATGGCCTTGCGCATCGCCTTCTTGTCTTCCTGATCGATGTAGTCCAGATCCACGCCCATATCTTCGCATTTCTTCCGGAGCTCTTTCTTGCTCAGAGCTTTCAGAGACTCCTTATAGGACTCCATATCGATGCCCCTGTCTTTATCCTTCTTCTTGGCCTTGTCTTTCTTTTTCTTCTTTTTCTTTCCGTCGTCCTCTTCGAAAAGGATCTCATAGGGATCATTGAAATCCCCGCCAAAATCCTTTCCCAGAATATCATCGAGGTCGCCGAATTTCAGGCTGTCTTTCTTCTTGCTCATGCCGGTAAAACCGCCTTTCTACTTGATAGTCAATTTTATGATATTTGGATTAGCATAATTTTTCTTGCACTGCTAGAATCGCACATGCTTCCTTGACGTTGGGGAGGTTATCCTCATAGGGATCGGTATAGATGATCAAATTGCTCTCAGCTGGAGATCCTTTGATGTCATTGATTTCGCCCACAAAGGTAAGGAGTAGCGTTGCGCAGTCTCGATCATTTTCTTTGATCTTCTCGGTATGCTGGTTGGAGAGAAGAAAGGCCTTGGTGCATTCCCGATAGATCTGGAGAAAATAATAGAAGTTATCGAGGGCATAGGCAATATCTTCAGGATCAAATAGATTGAAACTAAATAGCTCAATGACACAAGGACCATAGCTCTCAAAGACGATATACTCTGGAGATTCTCCACCATAGGCTGGATTCAACCAATCTGCCAGATTATACTTCTGAAGACCAAAGTTGCAAGCTACGGGGAGACGTTCTATCCGTTCTCTCTTACTAAAATCGGAGAGATCGATCGGAGCCACATACATACATGCCTGGTGCATTTTCAGAAGTTTATCAAACTCTTTTCTCTTCAAAATCACACAGGCCTTGGTGCATGGATTGAAGAGAAGAAGAGAGTGAATATTGGAGTAGAGATCAATCTTTCTCTGATACGTTCCCCATGTTAAATGATCTTCTGAATCCCTCTTGAAATAGAGATTAGGGATAGACATAGGAGTGGCCCCGTGATATAAGCCAAACTTCGTCACAATCTCCTTAGCCATCTCATCAATCACAGATGTATCAAAGGGAATCTCTGACCCAACTACCTCTGATTGATAGACGACTTTATTAGAGGAATTAAAGAGCTTCACAGAGAAATCCTGAATATCCAGGAACCAGAAAGCATCCGTTTCCTCTGTCGTATCTATGAGATCCCTGAGATAGAGCGTATAGAGAATATTATAGAGACCATTATAAAGCTCCTCAATCGTATTGGCATATACCGATGTGGTGTAATAGTCGTAGATTGAAGTCTCATAGGGATTGGTCTCTCCATGGTAAGGAAGAAGCGATTTGTGCTTGAGAAGAGCTGCTTCATAGGGAGTCGTATCAGCAGGTCTGCCCACAATCTTAAAGACCATATGATATCGAATTTCAGCATAGGCAAACTGTCTTGATAGGATACTATCCCCAGATACAGCGATGTAAGTCGCCGACGTATTCTGAATGGGTATTAGGACCCAATCAGTCGTCGAATCGATCGTTCCATCTCGAATGAGTTCTGATACAGTCTTCTTCGATTTGATTATGGAATGATCGTGCTGTAAGATATAGAGTTTACGCTTCGACATAGCGTCATATGTCACCACCTTATGTCATGATACCAACTTCATGATATATCTAATAGCATCGGAAGGAATGAATAGCAAATGGCAATTACGAAGGAAACTGGTTTAGGTTTGGATTCCGATCGTCTCATCTCTCTGGCTATTTCGATCTCTCCGGATCGAGATCGGTATTTCAATGATATGATCCGAAAGTTCCGTGAGAAGTTTCCTGGATTGAAGCTAATCTACGCCAACGATCGTATGGGCGCCCAGTTAAACCCAGAGCATCCTCAACCGGACTTTGTCATCATTGCGAAAGGGAATCTCGTGAGTAATGACCCACGTCTTCCTCCCAAATCCATTATTTTGATGGATGCTCCTCTGGTGTTCACGGAACGCAGTATTGCTGGATGGATCATGTGCGTAGAAGCTGGGAATATGCAGGGATATTTTCAGTATATGCTCGATAAAGCTCTCCGGATTGATGAGAGCAAATTCTATGAGTATATCGTCCACATGGCCAATCTGAGCACTGACCCAAATGATGTGCTCTACTGGAAGAAACCTGAAAACGAAAAGAAACTTACCGATGAACTTTCAGAGCTCTATGCTAGGTATAACACCAGAAAATCCACAAAAATGCAGGACACCAAAGGATATGGAAAGTGATAAAACCCGTGTAGATAGAATTTCTATCTACACGGGTTTTATGAGATTGCTAGGGTAGTCAATGAGCTTCTTATATTCAAGATCCATGCGACGAGCCTCGAAATAACTTACAATTGCCGTCCTATATTCATCTTCTGAGTAAAATAAAACTGGGGATCGATTTGTGGTATTTTTGCGCATTTCATTTAGTGTCTCTTCACTCAGGTATCCATTATACGGCGTTGAAGTTTCTCGAGATGCTAAGTAATCATGAAAATCTTGCATGAATTCCGCTGCATAAAATATGGATGCGGCTATCTCATTTTTCGACTTTTTAATTCCACTGGCATAATCTTTGGGATCGAACGTTTCGTTTTCGAAATTCGATAGACAGAAGAGGTATTTTAATATTCGAATTCCGTTTTCAAGATCTCGATCTAACGTCCTTCGGTCTTCAGCGATAAGCATCTCGATGATTTTTGGAAGTCTCAGTTTATTATTTTGAGGAAGAGGCATCCAAAAATTTGAATCGATCTTTGGCTTTTTCGATGAGAATTCAAATTTTCGTAGTAATGGATTTTCATCGAGAAACTCCTCATAGGACTCTTCTGAATCAAATAAATGGTATCGAATTTCTGCGAAAGCCCCGCTATTACCGTTATAGGTGTATCGATCACCACCATATCGCTCTGAGTAAAACGTATGAATACACTCGTATCGTCGAAGACCAAACATGTAGTTTTCGACAAGCTTAGCGGATGGACTCATACACACGAGCATAGGGTCATGATAGATCCCAAATTTACGGATGATATCCGTTGTGTATCCGGCATATACGGGAAAGAATGTTTTTACTTCATAATTGATCGGGGAATATAACGATCGATGATAAAATGTTTTATCAGTGACAGGCCCTGTTGAAAAAATTCTATCCGCTTCAATTAAAGCGAGCTTGATATTCATTTCGAAAGGGCTGTATTCCATAAGAAAGCTCCTTTCATCATAAAAGGGATATTCGATATCTACTTTCTTAAAGGTTACTTTATTCTCATCAATGTCACTCGACGGCGAATCGAATATTTTACGCTTTAATGTAAAGGTATTCGGCTAAAAGCCTGGCAAGGATATCTCTTGCCATGGGTAATTTTAAGTCTCGATAAATTGACTATAGAGTGGATTGAAGCGATGAATATATCGAGCATTATGAGATAATTTTAAGTATGGGGTCGAGATGGGATACCATCGATTTAGATATTTTTGATCGATGAAATCTAGTCGATCCGGCTTAGATTTATTCATAATTGCATTAAAATAACTCGGCAGATAAAATGCAGACAGCATGGATGCTGGTACATTATAACCGGCGTCAGTATTAAATATGCATTCTTCATTGGTACATTTGTAATACGTGTTAAAATCTCGTATCGGATATTCTAAATGATACCCAAGTAATTGAGTTGGAGATCCACAAGATGGGCATTTATGATGAACATCAATAGCTTTGCTATCCGGATTTAAGACAAATAACGGAATTTGCAATAATTGTGCTTTATTCATCAACTTTCTGAGAAACATGTGAACGAGAATCGTTGAATACTCATTATATTTCGCAAACTCAGAAAGCGGTGAAAGTGAATACGACTCAACGTATACCTCGATCTTATAAGGCAGTCGATGACAAAGTGTTGAGATGACTTTATCCGCTGCCGTATTCATAATTCGATGAATTTTGGATCGTATTCTCTTTCTTCTTGTAAGCAACTTTGAAAATCGTTTCCGAAGAGCATCAGAACTCATCTCTATAGTATTACGATCTTTAAATCGATTGACCATTTGCGAAATCTTTCGATCGAGATTATTTATACGATCAATGAGTCGATGTAAATTCGGATGCAAAGAAGTATCGAAGCTAATTTGAGATAAATAATCTTGTGGTTTTAAATCGCGAAAATCTGCATGTATATATTTTGCAGTAGCAAATGGAGTATCAAAGGATATATCCGTTCGACATGATTCTCGTATAGCAAATGAAAAATCTCTCGTAATAAAGCAAGCTGCATACTGACGATCAATTTCAATCTGCTCAGCTTTTTGTCGAAGTTCAATTCGATCATTGCGAGATAACTCATGAGATCTTGGAATATAGTTTCTCGGAAGAGTGGGATCTAATCGACTAATATTACTAGGAGCTATGTCGACTTTATATCGAGACGCATAGATTCTTCGAAAAATAGAAGAATTTTGAGATGACCATGATTCATTCGAATTCTCTCCAGCTGTTTTACAAAAGAAAATCAGATAATACCGTTTTCTGGTATTATCTTTCTTAATCATTACTTTATAGCAGTTTTTCCAATCTTCATATGTAAAATATCCTTTTCGATCCTTCAATCTGACATAAGAAAGATATGGAATATATACGTGAAAAGAATCTTTGTAAAAATCATCAGTTTTTCGAAAACTCTTATTGGTATAAAACGAAGTTACAACTGGAGAAATTCTATTAGCATAATTGAAATAAAAAGGAATTGACGATAATCTGAATCGTTTTCCCTGTCGAATAATACTGGCATTAATAATACCAGCAACTTCGAAGAAAAACTTCTCATAAGCTGTATAAATTGCACCTTGAACTTTATCTCTTTGATACAATCTTTCGAATGAATCACGGAAATTCTTTACGATATATTCTTGATTCATTCGAAGTTTCTTTAACTCTTCTTTAGCTGATGTGATACCATCAGACGAATCTTTAATAATCGAGATCAATTGAGAGAAAATTTCGGTTATTAAATCAAGTTTGTATGCTTTCATCAAGTTAAATTGCTGATAAATTACTCGAGTTTGATATACCGTTGGAATAAACATAATTTTCTTTGTATAATAAATTGGCTGATCCATATAAAATCACCTCGTTTTCTTATCAAATGATATTTCGATAAGAAAACAAAGCGGCTTTCGATTTACTATCAATAAACTATCTATCTTATATAAAGGGATATTAGGTAAAAATTGATCTCAAAAACAAAATTCGTGTAGGGTTACGTGGTAACTTTTTACTACGCTATCGGATTACTATCAATAAACTATCTATCTTATATAAAGGGATATTAGGTAAAAATGAGGTCAAAATTTCGATTTCGTGTAGGGTCGTTCAAAAATTTACGCGATTATTTCATAGAATTTTAATCCCTAGATGCTTAACGCATCTAGGGATTTGATATGTTTTAGGGTTGATTGGGTTTCTTTTTATTGGGATCGGCATCATTAAAGAAGATATCGAGAGCGTGTCTCTTCATCTCTATGATGCACTTATTGGCAAACATGGTTACCAAAATGGAAGGAGTCTTACGAGCAATGATGGCAGAGGGAGCAATGAAGGTGGAGATCTCTTCATCGGGCCGATATTCAGAGTAGGGTTCTTTACCTTCAGGGATAACATGAGAAGTGGTGAACTTCAGAGCTGTGAAGGCAGATCCCTTATCACCAGTCTTGGCAATATCTTTGAATTCGATGTAGAAGATAATAGCCACGCCTTTACCATCGGCTCCAATCTGGACACCTTTGACTCGATTCTGATAATCGGGCTGAACGACCTCAGGGGCATTGGAGATGATCTGACCGCACTTGTAGTAGTTCATATCGCCGGGGTTCTGATACTTATTGAGAAGCTTGACCACATTGGCAGAGTGCTTGGTATACTTCTTGACGATCTCTCGGAGAGAGGGAGAGAGCTCTTCAGGAGGTACGGAAGCATAGACTTCAATATCCACCACAGTACCGGCATACTCTGTCCGTACCTGCGGCATGGATTGCAGATCTACCAGCTCTTCCAGATCTTCTCCCAATTTATCTCTGATCTCATTGAGGAACGCATTGGTTTCTGCATCCTCATGAGCAGGATCGTAGATGATGAGAGGGTCATCCACTTCCACATGATCGCCAATATTCACCATTCTTTCCACGTAGGATTGAGCGGGAATACCTGCCTCTGTCTTCATGGACATATGCGTGGTGAACTTCTCGGAGAGTTTCTTGGTGATGGGACCGGCGTCCTCATAGATATCGTAGTTGGGGACGATAGCCACCTTGATCGGGACACCAATATTCATAGAGGCACTGAGATCATTGGAGTTCTTGGTGAAGGCACTCTGATCTTGTGCCAGTACCTCATTCTTCTTGAACTTTTGGCCCACTTCTGTGAGATTGGATTCCAGCTTGGTTCTGATGTAGAAGCCAGAAGAGGAATTCTTCTTCATACGAGGATTGGTATCGATGGAGTCATAAGTACCATCACGATACTGGATCACAACGATACCATCCTTAATCTCTACAACCTGTCCGTCCTGTTTGGCAGTCACCACGAACTCTCTGGAGATATGGTAGGGCATAACTTCCTCTACCTTATTGCCAAAGAATACGGGGCACGAGCCTTCCACAGGCAGCATATATTGGGTCTGCTTAAAGGCCATGGCAGTACGAGGGCCATCATCATGTAGGGCTCCAGGAGGAGACAGCATCTCTGCAGGAGACATCAGCTGCGCTGCAGAGAGTTCATCCAGATCTTCCGGTTTGGTAATCTGAACGTATCCTCTGGTAGAAGTGATATTGGGTTCGAGAGTGAGCTGACGGTTGACACCTACCTTGGCATCATTAGAAGAAGTCATGGCCAGGATACCCAGCATTGTGGGATCATAGGCACGCTTCTCCTGCGTCATAGCTCTGGGTTTACCAACGCCTCTGGGTCCTCTGGGTGTTACGGTTCGAGCTTTCTCAATCTCCAGAATGGGATTGAGGATGGAAGCCTCAGACGTCAAAGAGGATTTCCGAATGATCTCATCCATGACGGCAGACTGTTTCACATTGATGCGATCGGGTTTTCTGTTTCTGCCCATCTTAGACTGTGTAGAACGGAATTTGCCGTAGGCATCTGTGATGACCTTATAGACTGCCTCTGCGATGATCTCATTGGAGCGAATGCGGAAGGCATTGGCATTATTGATGGGAGTATAGGCATTATCAGCCAGCATCTTATTACCCAGGATGCAGAGAGAAACCAGGTCCGTGGGCAACTCATAATCTTCCAGAATTTCTTTGGTGGCAGGATCGATCATGAAGTCGTAATACTGTCTGAAGGCAAAGAGAGTATTGGGAGTGGCTGTGAAGTTGGTCAGAATGTTGCCGAAGGTATCGGAATCCTGAATTTCCTCCCAGGTGTATCCTTCCAGATAACCTGCGGAGAAGCCATTCATCAGCATGGTATTCCAGATGGGATCACGCTCCCATACGATGTACTTATCCATGCAGGTAATGACATCGTATTTGGCCCGATCAAAGTCCACCAGCGTATCATCCTTATCCACGACGTGGTAGGGAATCTCCGCTTTCTTCATGACTTCCTCAAAGCCCTCATAGAAGCAAAGCAAGAGAACCAAAGGAATCTTTCTCTCCATAATGGAGATTTCAGTCATCAGCTGCTTCCGTGCTCTGCTCTTGGTCTTAGAGGCAATCTTGGCCTTATCATGTTCATTCAAACGAGACATGATCAAATCCGTCAGAGAAGTCTGAGATGTCACATAGTAGACAGCCTTGGTATCGGAGTTATATCCCACAGGAATCTGATCCTTGGTATTCTCAAACTTGATACCCAAAGAAGTCAGACGATCGATCAGAGCCTTTCGATCCAGGATAAAAATGGAGTGTCCAATATGGAACTTCATCATTTGCTTGGCATACATGTCAATATCCAGAGTGGAATGATAGTTGTCCGTCTGATTCTTGGCCATGGCATTACCGGGATCAATCTTGAAGTTGGCGTTATTGGACATCATGAAGTTCTTGATAGCTTCCGTTCTGGTATCATTGACGCCCCTTCTATGCAGAATGAGCTTATTATACCAGGTGACAATCTGCACATCAGCAGGACCAGATTTGACAAGAGGCATCATGATCTGCTGATGGCCCAGAAGTTGCTTGGAGCCATTGAACCAGATGTAGTTATTATCCACAATGACGGGAAGATCCAGAGTGATCTTGTGTTTCCCACCCCACTCATCTTCCAGTTCATAGGTGACAGTCTTCTTCAGAGCCAGCTGAGAAGAAGTATCCTCTTCCACCTTATTGGTGACAAAGACGGGAATCTCTGCATCAGCAAGAGCTCCCACTGCTCCATCAATATCTTGCTGGAGTTTCTTCTCATTGTAATTTTTATCGAAGTTGGCATACTTCGAACGAGTGATAGCCTTATTGGAAGTCTTCACTGCATTCTCATAGTTGCTTTCCTCAATAATCTTACTCTGGACCATCTTGGCCTTGGGAATGGTATTGAGGATCTTATCCTGACGAGACCGAAGCTCCTTCATATGCTTGATCTGCTCTTCCGAGTGCTTGGGCATATAGGAAGCTTTTAATCTCCTCTTGACCTTATCGGCCACATCAGCCGAAGTCAGAGTTCTGTCGATATTAAGAAGGACATTGGGATCATTCTCCTGCATCTCTGCAAGAGCATCATCCACACCATCCTGGACAGCTTCATCCAGATCAGGATCTTCCATAGAGATGGGAATGGTATCATCTTCTATCAGATCCAGATCTTCCTCATCATAGACGTCAGGAGATTTGGTGAGATCATCCACCACATTAGCCGATGTAGGAGCAACTTTATTACCCACCATTTTGGAGAGATCGTTGATTTTATCATCGGTAATCGTTGGACTCTGAGAGGGCATAGGTTGAGAAATCTCGTGTTTCTTTTCAGGCTCCGTGGGATTACTCGGGCCCATCAGATTTCTCTTCATGTCGTTGATGAGACGAGCGCGATTCTCTTCCTTGAGCTTAATTCTAGCCTTCTCTTCATCCGTATCTAGAGGAGAAGCTTCGGGAATAATCTTCTTCTGATCGGGATATTTTAAGGGATCGGGGGCATTATTGAGATCACTTTCGGGATCGGATTCCTCTTCCGTAAAGTTTCTCTCCAGATTCTGCTCCGATTCATCATCCCACTTGAAAGAAGACATCACCTTCAGCTTATTCTTGATCTTGGGGAAATTCCTCTTGGTGAAATCAGAAATGCTCAGCATCATGAATTCATCCGTAGTAGAATCGCCCAGGATTACCTGCATATCGGCAGGGAGAAGAGCCAAGATTTCAGGGAATTTGTAAGCAGCAAAAAGAAGGATTGCCAGGGGATTATTCAGCTGCTTACGGGAGAAACCGAGATTTTCTTTCCTGTCACTGAACCACTGATTCAGCGGGATGTAGAGAATCTTCTTGTAATCCTGGTAATCCGAGACATTGATCTTGGATGCCAGGAACTGAATGTAATTCTTAATAATGACGGGAATGGAGACCTTGAAGGAGTAATCAAAGTAAAACTTAGTCCACTCGCCCATATCCACAATCAGATTCAGCTTCTGCCTTGTGATATTGGCTCTCATGGGCTTGGTGGCATAGCGGAGAGGATGCGGGAACTTGGTACTATTCCAGTCTCTCCGCAATACCTGTGTCATATTGACGTAGATATGAGTTTTACCAATCTTCTCCTTGAAGTAACTATCCGTGGTGTACCACTTATACTGGGCAAGAAACCACCGGATGTAATCTCTTTGAATTTCGCGAACGGTATCTTCCTGGCTCGGAGTCAGCATGATGAGAGCATTTCCGAATCCAGGTTTCTCACCACGGGGAAGGGGAATATACTTCTTACCCCGATAGAGGAGAGTAGGCCTGATGGATTCGAAAGTCATCTCCATGCCAGGAGACCAGGAAGGTTTGGTTTGGTAAAAATCGTTATACATGAAATCGTGTCACCCCGTTTTCTTATTCATCTAGGGCTTTTTACCAGATTAAGGGCGTGTTTTTGGCCTCAAACGTCAGAAGTTGCTGAAGAAAATTCAATATATCATATCGATAGTGGAAATTCACAGGGGAAGGTTCGTTGTCATTTTGATCTCAGTTCTGCGGGCAACGAGTCTTTTGGCAGCTTCAAAGGCTGTTAAAAATTTCAAAATTCAGTTCAACCATCAAGTACCTGTAAACCTATTGGACGTTTCTCTATTTTAAAGAAGAAAGGACGGTTGTCTGATATGGCAATCAAGGAGACGAAGAACCGTACGGAGATGCTCAAGTATCTTGCCGATACGGCTACTGCGAATTCTGAGACTGATGTGGAGGAGTTCCTGAAGATCTTCAATCCCGCACCGTCTCGGAAGGAGATGGGTGAGATCTTTGAGGCCAATCTGGGCTTTGATCCGATCACGCACTATGACATCCAGGATGTCATCAAGGCGGTTGATGAGGTTATGGATCATGTGTCCCGGGATGGCATGGAGATTCTGGTCAGCAAGAAGGACGAGATCGTGGAGAAGACCATGGCCGTTGTGGAGTCTCGGCGTGATGACTTCCTGCGGGAGTGCCTGCTCGTCGCTCTGGGTGATTACCTGGATTCCGATGACATTCAGGTGGCTTCCACTGTTCTCACCGGATCCACTTCTGCCCTGGAGGACCTTTTCCCGATTGGGGATGAAGACGTCGACGATGATGAGGACGATCTGACACACGAGATGAATGAGCTGGAGAATGATAATTCTCTGGATCCCATCAACCTCGACGATGATGAGAACGATGGTTCTCCCGAGTTCGAATTCGATGCCGATGAGGACGAAGACGACTAAGAAAGGATAACGCGATTATGGGAAGGAAGAATTTACCCATGGTCCGTCTCTCTGATAAGGAGAGACTGATCGTCCAGTACATTACGAACCAGCTGGAAATGGCCTATCGTAATTCTGCTGGAAAGCCGGTTTATGCTCGGAATATGGATCAGGTGATCAAGGATATCTTCGGTATCAAGAAGTTCACCAAGATGCTGAGCCGGGCTCGTACCAACGAGACGCTGATGATTCAGCTGATGAAGGCTATGGATACCGAGACGCTCTGGAGGATCTGTCGGTCTAAGGAGCACTATGGTCTCCTGTGCTCTCTGGTGGCTCTGGATCACCAGATCGTCAAAATGGGCAAGCGGTATAACCGCATGCTGGAGATGGATCCCACTGAGCGGCCCATTCGGAAAATGAAGAAGACCGCCAAGGAGATCAAGCGGGCGAAGAAGATGTATCGCTCCTGTGTCCGTACATTGCGTGATATCTTTGACATTAAGAAGGTTTCCAAGGACACCGGGACGTCTGGCATCATGGATAATCTGGCAAACTGGCTGGATCGTCATGACGCCGATGACGATATCTTCTCTTTCGGCGACTATGGTTTTGATTATGGCGATGATGCTCTCGAGAGCATGGATGCCTATGTGAGCCAGAAGCTGAAAAAGAAGAGTTCTCGTCGGCCTACCAACGTCAAGTATGGCGCTCTCGATCTTTTCGATGGTGGATCTGATTCCAATTTCCTCGACGATGACGAGGATGACTATGACGATGAGGACGAAGAAGAGGAAGACGATGATGCCAAGCTGCAGCGCCTCGCAGATCTGGTAGCGCAGCGTGCTGGATATCCGGCAAGGGTTGCTCCGAAGCAGCAGTCTGTCCTCGATCCCAACATCATGGCCATTCTGGATACCATCAAGGAAGGGTTCGGGGAACTGAGCAATTCCATGAATGGGATCTATGACATGCTGACAGGTGAGGATGATGAGGAGTATGAGGATGCTGACATGGCAACCAATACGGCCAATCCGCGTCCCTCTCCGCGTCCTCTGACTGTGCAGGAAATGATGGACCTCTCCAATCCTCCGGAAGATGAGGAAGAGACCGGAGATGGTCCCAATGAGGATGACGCTCAGTAAGAGCGTCATCCTCTCGAGCAAAGTTCCTTTAGAATTTGAAAAGTGAATATTCTCCATGGAATGCCGTATTGATTTATCAGGCGAGTAACTGCTCAGTAACTTCCCTGGAATCCATTGAAAATATGGAAATCCCTGGAGATTTTAACAAGTTGAAAGGAGCGCGTAATCCAATGAGTACCTACGAAGAACTGCTGAAGAGTGTCCGTGGTGACAAGAAGTATCTGGAGACTGCTCAGGGCTACAGCATGTCTGCGATGGTGGACATGGCGACCACCATGGTCAACGATCCCGAGTGCAAGGTGCCCAACTACTTCAAGAAGGGAGACACCTACAATGTCGAGGTGAAGGTTCCCTTCCGGATGATCCGTGACAGCGTGTATGCTCCCGTTCTGAAAGACTTCGGCGTGGACAAGGCCGAGATGGGCAAGCTGGATTCCTACAAGGTCTCCCGCTCTTCTGCCTCTGCTCTGGTTGATCTGGGCCTGCAGTTCATCAAGAACTATGTCTCTTCTTACGGCCTGGGCCGGAAGCTGACCCTGCCCATGATCTCTCCCGATGAAGCCGTGCAGAGCATCAGCTTTGTCCGTGTGCCTGAGGAGACCCGTGAGACCACGATGATCGTCCGTACCGAAGACGGCAGCTACAAGACCACGCCGACTGGCAAGAAGGTCACCACCGCTGCCCATGAGAATCTGAAGGTCGCGAACCGGGTTCCCGCCTGGAGCAAGAAGACCGAGGACATCAAGAAGTAAGCAGCCACAAAACCGAGGTGATGGTAAAACATCACCTCGGTTATTTTTATTTTTTATAATAACCTCATACATATCTCTAATCGCTAGGCGCGCGTTTCTGCATCTGTCTCCTCCAGGGATGTATACTGCCGATTAACGCGCGGAGAGGGGCGGTATTGAAGTGCCGGATGAGCGGCCGGACGCCGCGGGGTTGTGTAAGTACCTCATTGATGGGCGCCCGTCTTGCTTCGGGCTACCGCTATGCCTGGCGATTTGGTGCGCGAGTGCTGTTGAGCGGGGTGTTCCGCTCCCGTCACTCGGATCCCCAGGGTTTATCCCTGGGGATTTTTATTTTTATATCGAGAAGGAAACATTCCGTTACCGGGAATCACCTTCTTGTCTCGGCGCTCGGCATATTTCCTATCTTGAGAGTAGACTTCTTTTGAAGTCTACTCTCGAAATTTTCCATTCTAAACATTTCCATACAAAACTTTTTAATGATGAGGGCTTCTGTCTAGAATTTTCGTATCAAGTGAGAATTTTCTTGATATTTCTCCGGCGAGATACGACTAGATGGATCTGGCAACTGGATTGAGATACTGCGTGGTACAAGGTATTTCGTTCTGGTTTGGTAGTCCTTTTGGGATTACTATGAGATTTACCTCAGCCACCTCTCTTTCGAAATGTTACTCTTTCGATCGTAGTGGTACTATGAATTCTCAATATGAGAATGAGGAAGAGCGTTGGTTTGAAAGTGGAAGATACTTCCATGATAGCAAATTGGCATGAGTGAGATTGAGAGGATGCCCGATTAATTTTCTTTTCTCTTAACGAGAACTGAGGTACCCTACTATAGAGGATTGGATTCCAGATGCTGCTGAGTAGAATTTCGATTCTTCTATGGAGAATTCTTTCTATTTCCCTTATAAGCTCTTCTTGGAGAAGATTTTCCAGATCTTGAAGGATGAGACGGGGTGATGTGCTTTCGTATGTTAGGCTATAGATGTGCGGAAGAGGTACGTATTGCTCGGGGTGTCAAAAAGTTGGTTGTCTTATGGCAGAGATTACTGGCCGAGTAGACATTCTATTGGCAATGCCCAACTCTTTCTCCTATGGTTTAATTGCTTTCCAAAAGGCCCTGAGTGCATCTGTCGTTTTGTCATGACTGGATATGGAAGCTTCTTTGAGAGGTGTGGATGAGGGAGATGGTTAGATACGGCTCCATATTGGCTGCATTTGCTCTCTTGAACATGGGAATTCAATCTTCTCTGGGTATCTCAGTTTTCTTCTTTAAATCGATCTGGAATATCACCAAACTTTTCTTTTTGATGATATTCCAGATCGATTTATTCTCTTATCCTTCGGGATTTGCCGACGAAAAACACCCTGGTAACCCATAAGGGGGTGAATATAAGAATGGCAGTAAGTGCCAATATCTTTAAAAATCTCGGTAAGAGTGTGGCCTATTCTTCTTTGGATGTCGTCACATCTCTGATGCCCAACACGGCGGAAATCACTAGGGGTCTCCGTTCTGGTGTGGACGCTACTCGAGATTTTATTCGTACCAATCAAGCAAAGCTGCAGATTGCCGATCGACAGACCGATCGAGGCACCACCGTTAAGAGAGCTAAATCTTTCTTAGCAGATGCTTGGGCCGATATCAAGAAGGGCAATCTTGCGCTGGGTGATCTGGCCGATGAAAGTTATGACGACTTTGCGGCCTTCAAGGAAGAGGCAAACTCTTCTCAGATCACTTACTCCGATAAAGAAGTTCAAGATCAGGAAGCGGGCCAAGTTGTCAATACGGCTTCCTCTTCCAAGTTGGTTTCTACCGACTTCCGTACGATCAGGGGACTTCGTCACATGACTGAAACTCTGGGTAAGACGCAAATCAAGGTAGCAGAATACCAGACAGAGCGTATTACACAGAGTATTTTCAATTCGATGGCTCTCAATCAGTCTCACTTTGGTATCATTGAGAAGCAGCTCGATTCCATCAATAAGAATATTGGGCTGCTGGTCAAATTCCAGAGTGATTCTCAAGCTGCTACAAACAAGGCGCACCTGGTCTTCTATGATCAGGTGACGCAGTGGATGAAGAAGCAAGAGAAGAGAGAAGTTGAGAAGTCTAGAAGAATTCGTTCTGCAACCAGATCCAAGTCTCAGCAGTTCCTTGGTAGCCAGTGGTTTGACGCCGCTGCTTATAGGGAATTGGTAAAGGAGAACTTTGAGAATTCCACTCTGGGAATGGCTGCCAATATGCTCTCCATGGTTGATCCTGCTCTTATGGGCATAATGATGGGTGGAGGCTTTGGCGGTGGCAAGATTCAGCCGCAGAGATTTGCTCTCAATGCGCTGATGAGAGCTATGCTTCCCAGGAATGCTCATCGTTCCTTCCGGAGAATGGATAACCAGGTCAATACGATGCTGAAGACAATGCTCTCCAGAGCTGGTTCTTATTGGCAGACACCCGGAGCCGATAAGCATCCTCTCATGTCTCTGCTGGGCTCTATCTTTGGCGTCGATTCCTCCGCTCGTAGATCTCTTCGTTTGGGAGAGTATAAGAGAGGAGATATGAACTGGAATGGTGAAGCACAGAGAGTTCTGGTAAGTGTCATTCCCAAGCAGCTGTCTGAGATCAAGGCAGCAATCCTCAAGACTGGTCCCGAATACTATGACAGTAGAACTGGTAAATTCCAGAATATTGAGCAGGTTCGAGCCAGAACGAGAAGAGCTTTCCAGAATGAAGTGGAACTTCCCTTCGCCAACATGTTTAACCGGGATGAGATAACCCTCAATCCCGATGATGCTGCCAATAAGAAATACTGGCAATCTCTATCCGATGATGTCCATAAGCAGATCAGCTCCATTGTGAACGAAGCCGTTCGGAATGAAGTTGGCTTAACTACGGACATGACTCGGAAGATTGACCAGATGATCAATGATAGTATCAAGAATCTCGGTGGTACTGTCTCTGATACCCAGCGGCTTGTAACAGCTTTGGCTGAAGGTGTCAACCAGGCTCGTTCCAATACAGCTGACTTCATCAAGAAGCTTCAGGAGCAGGATACTGCCTTCTCTCAGGTGGCCGATTCTTTGGCCAACGAGAATGGCGTGGTGAGCTTCTCGAAGTTGATGGAGTTCCTTCAGGCTGATAGCATCGATCTAGCTGCTGCCAATGGCGGTCGTTATGCCTGGAATGGTAAACGATATGACGAGATGACTCCTGAAGAGCGTCGCCGTTTTGATGCACAGCGCCAGCAGATTTCCAAGACTCAGCAATGGGTGAGAAATCTCTCTAGAAGCGATAATAAATGGAAGAGACGCGCTGGCCGCATTGTCAATAGTGTCTATGACCGTTATACTGGTACGGGAAGCAGATATGCTCAGGGCATCAGTAGAGCGGTTAACCGTGTCTCCAATGAACTTTATCGTGCTACTATGCTGGGAGAAACTCCTGACTTTGGTAGACGAGGAGCCGCTTCCACTTCTGCCTCTATGAGGGATGAAGGAGAAGCTGGTGGAGATACAGGCGGAGGAGACGACTCAGGTCCAAGGCCTCAACGTAATAACGGTGGCATCGTAAATCAGGCATGGCGCGAATCTCAAAATGATGCCAGGAATAGCCTCGCTCTTCGTCAAACCAATGCTCTGGAAGAGATGAATGAAACATCTCGCCAGACCTTTGGCGAGAAGGGCTACATGAGGAAATTCTTTGACAATCCCCTTCTGAAGAAATTCTGGGATTGGCTCAAAGGGTCGAAGCTCGGTAAAGCTGTCACAGGCGGACTTGGCAAAGCGGGAACCTATGTCAAGAATCTCTTCACAGAGGGATATACTGATGAAGGCGGAACCTATCACAAGTCTGTCAAAGAAGAGCTCTCTGATACAGGCAAGAAGGTCTCCAAGTTTGTCGGTAAGATGCTTGGCATCGATATCGATACGGGAGAACCCGATGATTCTGCTCCTGAGGCAGAGAATGTCAGAGGTGCTGTCCTTCGGTTGACTGAGCATATCGAATCCCAGAGTATGATCGTTGCCGGTGATGATGCCGCAAACGATGAAAATGCGGGCGCTTCTAGCAAGTCCGATCGTAAGGCAAAAGCTAAGAAAACTGCAGCTAATATTCTGAAGTCTCTCAATGCTGCTGTCCGTAAGCATGCGCCTAAGGTTATCGCAGGTGGTGTCATTGGTGCCGCATTAGGAGCTTCCACTGGTGGATCTTTGGGTCTCATTGGTGGTCTCTTCTTACCCGGTGGACCTGTCGGCGGCGCAATCGCTGGTATGGGCATATCCATTCTCTCCCAGTCTGAGACGTTTAAGCGGATCATGTTTGGAGATAAGGATGAGCAGACTGGTGAACGAGATGGTGGCCTGATTTCTAAGAATCTTCGTGATTCCTTCAAGAAGAATCTCCCCAAGATTGTCAAAGGAGCTGCTGCAGGTGTAGCAGTGAAATTACTCGCTGGCAATATTGGAGGACCGATTGGAGCTCTTGGTGCAATTCCCAGTATGCTGCTTCCTGGTGGCATCATGGGCGCTGCTCTCATGGGTTCTGCTGGTGCTCTGATGCTAGGCAATGAGAATTTCATGAAGACTCTCTTTGGCGAAAAGGGAGAAGATGGTAAGAGAACGGGAGCTGCTCTGAGTGGTGTCTATAACAAAGTCGCGCAAGCCATTAAGGGCGGAAAAGATAAGGCTGGTAAAGATCGAAAAGGTCTTGCTGCTAAACTCTTCTCTGGTCTGAAAGGTGCTGCCGCTGGTGCTGTTACAGCCACCACAGTCAGTCAGCTGGGCTTGCTCGGTTCCATGCTGACTCCTGGCGGTCTTTTGGGTGGCGCTCTCGTTGGTGCCGCTATTAACATCAGCGGAGTTGGCGAGAAATTTAATCAATTCCTCTTTGGCAAGAAAGATGCGGATGGGAAGGTTATGCAGAATGGCCTTTTCAATCGCATGGGGAAAGCCTTTGAGATGAACGTTATTGATCCGGCTAAGAACTGGGTCAAGTATACAGGCGAGCAATTTGCCTGGTGGGCTAAGGAAAAGATCGAGGTTCCCTTCCGTCTCGCATTTGGTCCGATCCTGGATAGTTTCACTGCTGTGAAAGATGCAGCTGTGGAGACTGCTAAGGGCGGTATCAAAGCTATTGCCGAAAAGGTAGGCAATACCATCGTCAATATTCTGAAACCCGTAGGTACTCTATTCAAGAAAGCAGTTCTTGCTCCTCTTGGTAAGGTAGCAGGAGGACTGCTCAGGGGTACTCTCTTTGCAGCTGGATCTCTGGTTGGATCGCCCTTCCAAGCCCTTGCTTTACTGATGTCTGGAAAGCGTCGGAAAGGCCAGAGAAAGTTTGGAGAATTCCTGAAAGGTGATCGTGAGGGGAACCTGCAGGGATACTGGAATCGCCGAAGAGAAGCTGGCGAGAACGTCAACGAACTCGGCGATCGCATCATGTACACGCTCGGTACTCTTCCTGGAGTTGGCCAGTTCTTCCGTAATAATGACATGATGGCCGATATTGCGGAGCAGTTTGAGCAGACTCCTGAAGGAAAGGGTATGAACCATCTGGACTGGCTTGGCGCCGGTGCGGATAAGAAGAGATATAAGAGAGCTCGGAAAGCTTCTCGAGCCGAGGAAAAGAGAGAAGCTCGTATTCTGAAACTTCGTCAACAGTTTGCTGGTGAAGAACGCTATAACGAAGCTCTGGATTACGGTTTGATGGCACCCGATCAGTTGAAGGCGAGATACAAGGCTCTCCGTAGAGAGGGTATTAATATCTCTTCGCCTGAGGAACTGAAGCAGTTTATCTATCATTATGATGACTGGAAGAATCCTAAGGCTGCTGAAGAGCGGGATGCTAAGAAACCGGAAAATCGTACTGCAAATGCAGTGGAAGAGATTCGTGATATGCTGAAAGGCACACAGGATCTTCAGAGAGAAGCAAATGATATTGCAAGAGCCAATCTTGACGTCAATACTGGTGGTGTCCTCGATACCGAAGATATTGATCCGGGAGATTTGGCCGATGCGATTGACGAAGATGTAGCGGATCAGGTTCAGGAGAGAAAGGCTGGATTCCTTGCGAAAGCATGGGGTAAAGTTCAGACTGCTCTTGGCCTGAAGAAAAAGAAAGAGGAAACTCACGCTGCTGTCACTGGTAATACCAGTGGTGGCGACTTTACCGTGCGAGATGCTAACGGTAATGCAATCCTGGCTTTGCCTCCTCACATAGATGAAGAGGAAGAAGCGAAAGCCGATGAAGAGGATAACGGTTCTGGTGGCAGTTTCTTCTCTTCACTGGCTGGCGGACTTGTCAGCAAATTCCTTGGCGGTGGTATTCTGAAGGCAGGACTGGTAGCTGGCCTTGTGGCAGCCCTTTCCAATGCTGAAGTACGTACTGCCTTGGGCAATCTGCTTGGCAATGTAATTCAGAAACTCCCCTCTTTCGTTGCTGGTGGTATCAAGGGTCTGGGTAGTGCAATTCTACAGATGCTTGGCCTCAGTAATGGCGAAGATGGAGAGAACGACTATGGCCGTAGTTATGTCGATCCTGAGACGGGAGAGACAAAAACGGTCTTCAATGAGCAACTGGCAACTTCTATGGTTGGTGCTCTTGCCAATCCGAAGGGTGCTGGTAAGGCGATCAGTAAACTTCCCGTTGTCGGTAAGCCAGCTGCTAAGGTTGGGAGTGCCGTTGGTAAAGTTGGCAGTAAGGTCGGAAGTTATGTTTCTGCATCCTGGGGTCTTGCAAAAGACATTACCAAGAAAGAAGTCTCTTCCGAGGGAGCCAATCTTCTGACGAAAGCATTTACCTTCATTCAGAAATGCCTGGATAAGGTTGCTACCTCTAAGCTGGGTAAGTGGGCTGCTCCTGCTATGAATGCAGTGAGTGGCTTCCTGAGTAAGATTACAAAGGGACTTGCTACAGCAGGCGACGACGTTATCAAAATCATTGCATCGAAATCTCCGAAACTTGCAGCGGCTTTAACCAAGGCTGGCGCTACCGTTGCTGGTGGTGCTGCAACTGCTGGTGTTCTCAATGTGGTTCTGGGTGCCTATGGCGCCATAAGTGGCGCTGTGAATGCAGCTAGTATCTTTAAGATCGATTCTGATATGGTCGACTGGAAGATGCGACTCATTTCCGGTGTCTTTGAAGCATTGATGAATGCCACTGGTACTGGTGCCGTTGTCTCTATCATCAATGAAATCACGACTGCCGCTATGGGATTCGATTTCATCCAGCAGTTGGCTTTGACGATTTACCACGTCATGGCCGATGATCAGGAAGATATCGATATCGAGCAGGCTGTCAAAGATTTCGAGCAGGAAGTCAAGAATTATAATGAGGCAAATAATACGGAACTCTCCGTTGATGCCTATAACGACATGAAAAACCAGGGTCTCTTAACGAGAGCCTGGAATGGAATCAAGAACTTCTTCACTGGGAATAAATCTCAGGATCTCTCCCAGTATGAGGTTGGCAACTATCAGAGCTCTACCGGAAATGGAATGGGCGCTCTTGGGTATGGCCCTGGGATGCAGAATGATCATCGCTGGGCTAATATGAAGTTGGGCAAATTCCCCAATGGTAGAGATTCGACCATGGCCACCGCTGGTTGTGGTCCAACTGCACTCTCTAATGCTGCAAATCGCTTAGGTCTTGCTGCAACTCCTGGAGCGGTTGGGCGGTATGCCGTTCGTAATGGCTTTATTTCTCAGGGTGGTGCCAATGATGGCCTCTTTGAAGAGGGCGCTCTTGGAATGGGCCTTTCCACTCGTAAGGTTCGTAGTGAGGATGATATCAGAAAGAGCCTGAGAGCAGGTCAACCTGTTATCATGGCTGGTAAGTCCTCTGGCTATGGATCTACTCCCTATACACCTGCAGGTCATATCGTCACGGCGACTGGCCTCGATGGTGCAGGCAACGTGATTATCGATGACCCCATGAGAGGTACTGGTAAGTATCGTCTGAGTGATATGAAAGACAAGATGACTGCTGGATGGTCTGTAGCTAGAGGCTATGGCCTGATTAGTGGTATCTTTGGCAATGCACTCAGTCAGGTTGCTACCAATGTGGGAGCTAAGTTCCTCTCCGATAAGACGGGTATTAGTCTGGAAGAGGCAAAATCTCGTCTGGCTAGTGAAGCCACCGATGATCCTACCAATCCCGATACCTCTTACAACGCTGCCACTGGAACTGTCTCCGTGACAGGAGGAACAGAGCCAGAGCAGAACTGGAACTATCTCACTCAAAATGGTTATAAGCCGAATGCAGCTGCAGCTATTATGGGCTGCTGGCAGCATGAATCGGCCAACAAGGCAAGACGAGTTGAGGGTGACTATTTGAAGAAGTTCCCCGGTATTGATACCGTGCTTGCTTCTAATAAGGCCCTTAATGACTACACAACCAACGTCCTCTTCCCCGCTTATGCCAATAGCAATATTAGCATCAATAAGTCGGCTTATAGAGGAACGGATGGAAACTACTATCCTGGTATTGGACTGGCTCAGTGGACTGGTCCTCGTGGATACAATCTTTTCAACTTTGCAAGATCTCGTGGCTTGAACTGGGCTGATCAGGGCACACAGCTGGAGTTCTTTAACTCTGAGGTGATGGCCGGATCTCGAATCAATAAGAATACTCTGAATGCGAAGCCGACAGTCGATGAAGCTACCAAATACTTCCTCGATTACTTCGAGCAGCATGCTGGCTATTCTGATAAGAATCCCTCTCAGTTCAATAAGAGATTGGCTTCTGCAAAGGCATATCTCAATAAGTATGGTGCTGCCACTGGTTATGGCTTACTGGACGCTATGTTTGGCGATACCATGAGCTCTCTGGCAAGTGGCGTCGGTACCAAAATTCTCTCCAATGTCCTCGGCATTAGCGAGGAAGAAGCGGCCCAGAGATACAACGGGACTTCCTCTACTTCTGCCGATGCCTCTGGCACTTCCAGTGGTGGAACTGGCAGTGGTCTGGTGTTCCCCTCTACTGGTAACGCTCAAGAAGATCAGAAGAGACTGGTCAAGCAGATGGACTCCATCAAGGGTACTCTGCAGTATTCTCTGGCTGGCAATAAGCAGGATCCCGATAAGGGCGTTGCATCTTGTGCTTCCACCGTTGCGTGGGCATACAATAAGGTGCTTGGCTTCAAGCCCGGTGGTTCTAAGTTTGCTAGCTCTACCGGTCAGTCTACTGATCCCAACTTCACCACCGTTTATCAGAACGATGGTACTCCGTTGGATCCGAGTGTCCTTCAGCCTGGTGACATTGTCTACCAGAACTGGGATACAACCAAATACAACGGAACCGTTCAGCACACTGAGATGTATGCTGGCAATGGGCAGGATCTGTCTCATGGTGGTAACCCCACTCCTGGTCCTACCTACAAAGATCTCAACGATTATCGTATCAAACATACCATGCTGGTTCGACGTTATAGTCCCTTCATTGATGCGGGCGATGCTACGCAGACAGGTCCTCTGTCTAAGGGTGGTAAACCTGCAGCCAATGGAAAGCTCGTTGGTAATGGCTTTGGTATGGGCGCCTTCAACGTTGCAAGAGCTGGCCAGTATCAACACAACGACCGTTTGGCTACTGGCTATGGTCCTGGTGTTGAAGTCTCTGCATTTGGTGGATCGACTCAGGGCGTGGAAAGCAGACTTGATGTCATCATCAATCTGCTTCGCTCCCTTGTCAATAAGAAGCCAGGTGCAGCAACTACCACAAACAATCTCAATGTCAACTACGGTCCTGGTGATACCAAAGTTACCAAGCCTACCGTGGTTGTCAATCAGGTACAGGATCGCCAGTTAGGTGAACATGATGCACAGAATGAATACCTTCGTTCTCAGCATCGAAAGCTCGCCATGGCTATCCACAGCTAACATCAAAGAGAGGATCCAGGAATTTCCTGGATCCTCTCAAAATTACCTTCAAAAACACGCCCTTAATCTGGAGGTGACGCTTTAACATGGCAACTAGCCTCAACACAATGGATCATTTTAAAACGACTACAATGGCCACCGTCTATCAGATCCTTCCCGGAGATACTCCCATTACCATGGGTTTCATGTACAGCGGGAAAATCGTTCAGTTTAAAGACCTGGTAACGGTGAATGGCGTCCAGTATGGATGCATGAATAACTATGGTGGAGCTTCCTTTACGGTAAATGGCACTGGCGAAACTAGAAGCGCCTATGGCTACTACCTTTCAGCTCGCCAGGTTGTGGCCACTGATGAAAATGCAAAATCTTCCAATACCTATACCGACTCTAATGGCAATACCAATTATGTCGGTAATATTGAGGTACTAGCTACTCGAGAAACTTACTATGTCAAGCAGGGAAGTACGCTTCCCGTATTGAATGGCCCTGGTACTACCTACACCTCTACGGGAACGAGAAGTGCCGGTACTAAAATCTCTATCTATGCAACCTGTATAGATACGGACAGCGGAAACACCTATGGTGCACTGAACTCTTCGTTGACCTCTTGGGTTTATATCAGAAATTCAAGTGGTACGTTGAATAATGCGCTAACTCTGGATTCCAGTACCGTTGGAAAAGCGGGTCGTCCTAATGCATCCAGCTCTTTGACACCAAAGGTAAACGCCTACGGCAATGTCACTGACGCTTCGGACGAAACATACATCAGCGTCAGGGATGCGTTACAGCAGATGAATTCCACATCGTATGCAGATGCTGATACAGAATCTTTAGAAGGCCTGCATAATATGCAGTACGTGATTGGGATTCCTCCCAAGATTACCAGAACTGCAGATATTCCTTATCTAGAGAATGCTTCTCCTTCCAATAACTTTGGTCGTTGTTACACCGAGATGTTTATGATGGCCAATACTCTTTTCTCCATTCAGCCCTGTAAAGTCAAATATTTGCCTGGCATGAATGACGATGATAAGAGTTCTTTCTTCAACTATCTGGCTGATGCTGTTGGTAATCTGGGAGATGATAAAGATCTTCAGGGTGAAAATGGCATTGATTTGAGCGGCCAGCTCTTTGAAGCGCAGCCCGACTATAATAACTACATCAATACCGTCAATCTGCTTGCTCGAGCCATGGCAATTTATATGGGCATTGGTGACCATACTTACATGAACACCAATCACCGCTATAAATACATGGACTACTCCTTCTACAAGATGCAGAATTACGGGAATGAGAGCCGCAGTATCTTTGGACAGATTGCCGATACCGTCAGAGCAACTCCTAGTCGTCTGGTAACTTCCGTTATCAACGACGACACCTATGTCCACTTCTACATGACGGCAGATGGAACTTCTGTCAATGAGGACCTCTCCGTCTCTACCAAGTCCACTGGTTTGGAATCTATATTCAATACACAGTTCTCAGAGCTGGCACAGGAGATTCAGTTCCTGAGTGGTGGTAGTGTCGGTGCTGCTGGCAGCTTCGATTCTATCGTACAGGATGTGGCAAATGGCATTCAGGATATGGGCTCTGGTATGGGTGATATGATTGCCAATATCGTGAAGTATGGCGGTAACTACCTGAAGGGCGGACGTCTGGTCTTCCCGCAGATGATGGACGATTGCACATACTCTCGTTCTTATACGGGTACTTGTCGATTCATCTCTCCTTCTGGAGACCCCGAAGCCATCTTCCTGAATTGCTATCTTCCGCTCTGCTATCTGCTTCCCTATGTGATTCCTCAGATGCTGTCCGATAACATGTATACCTATCCTTTCCTGGCGCGTGTGAATGCGAAGGGTCTGTATCATTGCGATCTTGCCGCTATCACAGGACTGAAGATTCAGAGAGGTGGCCAGGATGGTACACAGTGGACTACCGATGGCCTACCCTTTGAGGTGGATGTCAGTTTTGATATCACTCCTCTTTACTCTAAGCTTATGGTGGCTTCTGCACGTCATCCGATCCTTTTCCTGAGTAATACAGCTCTGCATGAGTACCTTGGTGCTATGTGCGGTGTCTCTTTCACAGGAAATGGAATTGAATTGAAGTTGGCTACTGTGAAAGCACTTCTCGGAAGTTATTTGGCCGATACCATTCCGTCTATGCTTCGAGGATATTATTCTTCGGGTGTGGCGAATTGGCTTCGTAAGCTGATGACTTTCCAGTAAACGAATTCTATCGGAAAGGAAGAATTTACAATGAGCCTGAAACCTGGTGGCGTAACTGCTCATATCGATTGCATGATCGTGTCTGGCTTCCCCGGTATTGGTAAGACTTCTACCTGGAAGCAGATGAAGCACGATTACATCGGAGCGAGAGCTGTGGATATGGACGTAAAGGACTACGGGACTACCAACGGAATTAACGTGGCAGACCCCGCTGAGTATGTCCGGAAGGTCCAGGAAGCAGCCAAGGAAAACGCATGTATCTTCGTGACTTCTGACCCCATTGTCCGTCTGAAGTTGCGCGAAGCTCATCTCTTCTATATCGTGGTGGCTCCGGAATTTCCTCCTGCTCTGGCGGAGAAGATTCCGCACTACCGCCCCGATCCCATGATGAGAGCGCAGTATATGCAGAGATTCAAGGATAACCTTGGATACAACTCTATGTGCGCTCAAACACTGGATGGTAAGGGATACGAAGATGCTCTGATGGATCTTTTCAATGATCCGATGCCGCACTTCATCACTCCTGTACTGAATAAGCAGGTCCTCGATCAGTTCTGGATGATGGTGGAACAGATGACGCGTCAGACTGTTTCTCCGGGTCAGCTGATGGGTATGGGCCAGCAGCCGAAACCTCCGATGTTTGGCAAGTAACTTTTCTTTTTGGCGGTGATTACCCTCTATGGCTAAGAAGCACCGTAAAACTCTCAGCAAATACGAAGAAGAATACAACTTAAAATACGGAGGGATTCCTTCAGATGAGGAATCCCTCCGCCAATATGCCCTTGAGAAATTTCCCTATTCGCCAAAGAAAATGGATCAAGCTTTAGAGCGTATTTCAAAGCTTCGGTGGAAACGAGTAGAGTTTGTACTCTTCTTAATCCCCACTCCAACGCCTCGGCCACGCTATGACGGGAATCATTTCTATGTCAAGGGTGCTGCTCAAAATAAGAAATTGATCCGTAAGTTTATAGAGAGACATATTCTCTATACTAGAACGGAGATTTCCATCAATGCTTATCTACCAACACCCACTTCCGCTATGAATAATGTGGAAATCAACCTTGCAGAACAAGGGAAGATCGTTCCAGTGGGCACTTCCGATGTAGATAACTTGATGAAGACCTATCTTGATATGATTCAGGGCCATCTTCTTCTCAATGATAACATTGTGACCAAGGGAACTTTGGAGAAATTCTACTCTCTAAAGCCCAGACTGGAGATCAAAATTCGGTATCAGACCGATTTTGATTCTCGTTATAATGAGAGAAGAATTACCCATTCTAAGTCCTATCAAGAGGAATTTGGGAAGCCTAAATAAATACATATCATTTTTACGACGAAAGGATAGACGATTTGGTTTGTCCTTTCGTCGTTTTTAATCTTTAAAAATCTTTATGGAAGGAAGGAAACTATCATGATTGAGAAAATGACAGTTACCCAGGCCCTGGTCGAGTTGAAGCTGCTCGACGCAAAGATCTGCAAGAAGATCGACGAGAGCGCCACATTCGCAGTTGCCCTGAACACCAAGTCCGATGCCAGAAAGCCGGAGGAGATCGAGAAGAACATCAAAGCGGCGTATCAGTCTGTGTCTGATATGATCGATCGTCGCGATGCGATCAAACGTGCGGTGGTTCTCTCCAATGCCACCAAAACGATCGAGATCAAACTCGGTGGCAAGATGAAGAAATTCACGGTCGCCGAGATCATCGACATGAAAAACACCGGCATCGGCTACCGTGCTCGTCTGGTGCGGAAGCTCATCTCCGATGGTAATGATGCTCTGCGTACATACCGGTCTCTCTATGAGGCTGTGAATAAGCAGGCTCTGGCCATCGCTGCCGCTGCCCAGTCTCAGCCGAAGATCACTCCTGAGGAGGCTGCCAGCCTCAGCATCTATCAGGAGTACATGGAGGCCAACAAGATCACGATGGTGGATCCGCTGGATGTCGGCAAGCTCGCGGAGCAGCTGGACAACGAGATCAGCGATTTCCAGTCCATCATCGATACGACTCTGAGCGTGGTGAATGCCACGACTGAGATCACGGTTCGCTATGGTGCTGACGCCGGTACTGAGAACGAGCCGGAGAGTCTGGAGGGCGTGGTAAGCATGGTTGAGTAATCAACCACGCCCCAAATAATTTAACTAAGTAAAACACGAGAATTCCCGACGTGCCGAATATCCGAGAATTGATGGAGGTTTTCAGAGGACTCTACCCATAAAGTCTTCACCGTATATAACGCTGGACGAAAACTCCGGTAGTTAAAATACAGCGGCCTGTTAAGCCGTGATTGTTATTCATGATGAGAGCGCGCGATGCTTTCACCATACTGAAAGAATAGGGAATTCTTTCAAAATGAATTAACCCTTAACTTTTAGAATTTATACGGTTAACGATTAACGCTCTTATGAAGAATCAACGATCAACCCATAGCATTTAGCGATCGATAAAATCCACTATTATGGGTTACGCTACCATTAGGCATTCGGATCCCCAGTGGCTGGCACGCCGGGAATTTCTCTATCATGCAAGCATCCTCGAGCAATATGAGAAGAAAGGAGATGTTCTTGACAATGCTCGAAAATGTGAATCCTATCTATCTGAATACTAAAGGCGGCGATAGCATTGTGCTCTATCCGCTGAGCCCTGATTCCTATTTGAAAGAGACCTATGTCGGTCACGACCTTCAAGGGCAGTTCCGTTCTGCTCAGCAAGTGAAAGGACCCTGGACCAGAGATGGCCTGACCTTTGACGACGTCCGTATCTACTTCCAGTATCTGCTACTCAACGCTGGGTATAAGCAGTACGACTTCCAGTTGAACGCTAGCTGAGGCTAGCGTTTTCTTTTTAGCAAAAGGGAATAAAGTTGTAAGTTGGGTACCATATCTGCCTTACTGCACTGGCACGCGTAAGTTCGGCGCGGAAGTCGCAGCAGTGTCAGCGAATTAGAATGAAGCCTTGGATAGGTTTATTAAAAGAAATCGGATGCCAAGTTGATATGGAACGGCAGTCCTGAAAAGTTCCGAGGTGGGTTGCCTCAGCTATGGCCCAGTAGCGCATTGCTCAATTTCATGAGGCGAGGAAGTCGAGTTCTAGGTGAGGTGCTGGCAGATTCATTTCTAGGCCGGCGAGTAGTGATACGAACTTTGCTGCGAAAAGCCATAGTCGATACATGCCTGATCTACTTCTGATTGTGTTGATGAGGCGCCCATTGTGACCTTTCAAAGATCCAGTAGCAAAATACTGCTACTGGATCTTTTCTTTTTGCCGTATTTTCGAGGGTATTTTAACCTATATCATTCCTATGAAGACAAAGGGAAGAAGACGAAGAACTGATCTGATTCTAAATTTAACTTTTAATGTCTTCAGAAAGGAAATCATTATGAAGAACTCTAGCAAAGAAATCCTGAAGGGCGCTGGCATTATGTTTGGTGGTGTGGCTACAATGGGAGCCGGCACCGTTATGGTGGTTCTCGGTGTGGGAACCATCAAATCCAGTGCGATCAAGAGCGGTGCACTGATGTGCGCTGCTGGCGTCGCTGCCGCAGGCACGGGTATCGCAACCGTCATGCACGGTACAAAGACGATGCTCGACAGTTGGGATTAAAAAGAAAGGTTCCCATAAGGGAACCTTTCTTTTTGTCGTTATTTCTTAGTGCTGTCGAAGTAGGTCTTACCAGACCGAGAGTCCGTCACCAGAATGGGCTTATCTAGATTCATCATCTTGGAGCTCTTCAGAGTCGTCACGGCATAATCAACCAGATTACCCATCAGAGCAGATTCCAGGACGATGGTGGACTTACCAACGACATTGTGACGAGCGTCGAAAGCCTCAACTGCAATGTACTTGCTAGATCCCTGAGGATCCACCTTGCAACGCAGAGAAACCACATTGGGCTTTCTGCCAAGCAGGTTTGCAGAGCGATCGAACTTCATCAGATCTCTCGTCCTCTTCAAAGTATCGCTGTAAGACTCCACTGCGATCTTAGCAGGCTGAGCCTTGGCGATATCTTCGTCTCTCCGACGATCAATCATAGTCTGAATTGCTTCAATGGCCTTATTGATCTCGGCACGAGCAGCTTCAAAACCAGGAGCTGCCATCTTCTCACGAACGATATCCAGATTCTGCTGCAGAGCGTCAACATCCTGAGCAGTATCAGCCTTACGGAGCTGATTGGCTGCAGAATCGATCATATTCTGAATCATGCCCTTGAAGACACCCATATCCAGGGACACACGATTCTTGACGGGAAGAGTCTCGTCCACAAAATCGCGGATCTCTTTTAGCTTGGGGCAATACAGGTTCATGGAATTCAGAGTCTCGAAGAAGGTGTAGATGATGGAAGCAACCAGCAGGGAGTTACCCAGAGCAGCTTCCTGATTCGGGGCAGCCGGTGCAGGAGTAGCATTGGGAGCATCCGGGGCATCGGGAACACCCGCAGACTCAAAGGCATACAGGCCGATGGATTCCACGACAGAATCGAAGTTCTTCGTGCCATGAGACTTGAAGACATCGAAGGTATCATGCTTGGTCACATCGGCCATGGTCTTGAAGGGGATTGCATCGTAACTCTCGGTGGTACCGAGCATGCTCTCATAGGCAAGCTCCTGCAGACGAGAGAAAACAGAAGAATGCTTGGGGCGATTGCGTTCCCCGGCCAGAGCCTTCATATAGCTCTCAAAAGCTTCCTGAGCCTTCTTGGGATCAGAAGTGCCTCTGACTGCTTCCGTATGCATGCCCTGTTGGCCAACCTGAGCACTTGCCTTATGGTCAACAGCTTTCTTCACGGGATCCTTATTGGATTCCTCCTGCTGATGCTTGGGGCAAGGGCAAGCCATACCGATCTGCATGCCGGTGATATTTTTTGCAGGATCCTTCTGAGACTGATTTTGCACATCCGTGAAATAACTCTCGTTGCCGAGAGAATTCATGGTTTGAGCAATATTCTCAGCCTTCTGGCCAATGTCGGCTCCAGTGGGAGCGTCGTTATTGGCCTGCATATCGTTGATATCCTGATCGGGAGCTTCGCTCTGGGTATCAGGGCCATTGGGAGCATCGCCCTCGGGCTCCGTAGAGATCTCCACCTCGGGATCGTCGGAGGTGGTATTGAGAGCATTCTTCAGCTCATTCTCCAGCTCCGCATCCTTCTGATAGGCTTCCTTCTCTTCCTTAATGACATCCAGCGTTTTCTTCTGGATCATTTTCGTCAGAGATTCGGGGGTCAGAGAAGCGGCGTTCTTGGAAAAACGAGCGTATTCTGCAGGAGTCAGAGTAACCGCCTTGGCCTCATTCAGAAGATCCTTGTCATTGCCAGTGTTTTCCTTCAGAATGCGGGCAGTTACGTCCTGAGCAGCTTCCATGCAGATAGCCTTCATCTTCTTCAGGTAGCCCTTTTTCACGGGATCCTTTGCAGATTCAATCGCCTGATCGAGCATGCGATAACTGCCGAGATCTTCCAGGCATTCATTGGCATAACGCACGAATCCCTGGGTCAGATCATCGTTCAGCTCATTCTCTGCAATAGGAAGACCTCCGATGAAAGCCTCTGTCACAATTGCTTTGAACGTCATATCCATGACCTGATCACGGATCTTACGTTCGACGACAGAAGTGTCCAACATTGTGTATTCCTCCTTATTCAAAGGATAAAATGGATTTTTGCTAGGGTTATCAACTTGTGCGGGGATTGCCGCATCCCGCCTCATTTTCACCTGTATATTATTACTATGAAGAAGATAGAGTCGTCGTAGTTCAGTTGGTAGAACGCCAGCCTAAATCGTTGGAAGTCGTGGGTTCGAGTCCCACCGCGGGCCCTTCGGGGCCCGCTCTATCTTTTTGGTTTTAAATCCCTCTAGAGGCCTTTCTTTTTGCCTCTAGAGGGATTTGAAGGTTATTCGTTATTGAGGATCTGGATACCGATCTTAGGTCTCGTGGTACCATTGGCCGTCTCTCTGATGATATTGAGGAATTCGGGCACAAAGCTATCAGCTTTCACAGTAGCCAGAATCTCATCATCAGACATGATTGTGATTCTCTGTGCAGAGTAGTCGTAGTTATTGATGCCGTAATACTCCATGTAGAGAATCTCGTCAAAGTTGGCTTTGGCACCAGCAATGACGTTCATGATGTAGAGATCAATACCGTTGCCCACCATCTCATCGGTAGCCTCGATCTGCTCCTTGATGTAGGTACGGAAGTTATCACGGAAGACATCCACTGTGATCGGGAAGTTGACCGCAATGCCGAAGTTGAGCGTGATATTGACAGAATCCAGGACAGAGAGACTCTGCCTGCTGCCAATCTTGTAGAACTTGGATTTGCCATAGGTATTATAGAACTTCATGTCGATACCGAAAGCATTCTCCAGATTCCAGATCACCTGCTCAATCTCATCGTAATGACTTGCCAATCTTTCAATCAGCAAATCCTCATTGGTGCTTACCTTGATCCAGTTAGCAGATACAACGGGGCAGTTTCTTAGCCGATAGAGGAAGTTGCTGCCATACTCTCCTTCGGCAGGAGGATATGTCGTATCGGGCGGCTCAGGTTCTGGTTTTTCGGGCTCTTCAGGTTCATAAGGTTCATCAGAACCTTTCTCTTTATCCAGAGTCAGATATCTACCATCGTATCGATCATCCTGATCCTCTACAACCTTGAATCTCATATGATCGTAGGTACGCAGATAGATCGTATTGGGATCCATTGGATGCTCCCCAGACTCTGCAGGAGGATGATCGGGATCAGGCTCCGGTTCTGGGTCGGGATCTGGAGTTTCTCCACCTTCACTGGGACGTTCGATAGCGTCCAGGAACCCTCTGGCATTATCCAGGGATTTCGTTAAGGTGATGGTATCATCATCGAAAAGCTCGTAGGTATTGGTGAAGGTATACCCAGCTACATAGGCAAATGAAGAGTATTCATGTGCGGGGTTTCTGGTTGCCTCACTCAAACCATCATCTTCTCGATACTGATAAAAAGCATGAAGAGACATGGAAAGCCCATCAATGGGAATGGAGATGGGATGCGTATGTCCATCACTGCCATCTTGCAGCGGAATACCATCCTGGATCTGCATGATGGAGGAAGAGTCGATCATGTCATCAGTGGTAATGTAAGCCCTGAAGACATAGTAGGGAGAACTGGTAGAAGTCTCTGCATGAGCTTCTTCCAGGGTGAAAGGGATATACCGATGCGCCTGAGATGCCATCAACTCATTCAGATCCATGATCAGACGAATTCTACCAAGATCTTTCGGTTTTGCAATTGCAAGCACATCGTTCTTGGTAATCTGATCACCCACTTCAAACTGAAGATCATACCCAGGGAAGTAGTCGAAGTCCACATAGGTATACTCGAGATTCGAGATCAGAGTGGGGGCATTTTCCACATCTGTCGGACACTCGGGGCACTCCATCGGGTCTCCGTTTTCATCCAGGAAGTTATTCTCCTTGGCGGCATTCCACTCATCTACCGTCATACGATAACCGCATTTGGGGCAGACATAGAAGTAGCCATCTACCTTCTCGATATAAGAGGAGATCTGAATGGTTTCGATCTTTTCATTCTCGGGAATATCGGTGGAGATGGTAGGATCATCCGTATATTCGATAGTGGCATAAACGGCACTCCCATTGTGTTCAATGGACTTGACATATCCATTGTGAAGAGCCACGATATTATCGTCTCGCTCCACAAAAATCGTCTCATCATTCACTTCCACAGAGGGAGAGATGATGACAGAGAAACGATAGAAGTTCTCACCAGCAATGGCATTTCTCTCGATCTTGAAGTTCTTGGCGATAAACTGAACGATGGATTCATCATTGACCGCCGTATAGGACAGATCGTGATATGCCTGGCAGGAGTTCATGTAGTATCCCGCCATGAAGTTATCGATGGATACGGAAATCAGATAGGGGTTGGTGAAGATGAACTTGTAGTCAGTAAACTGTGCTTTCTCTGCGCCACAAACAGGGCAGACATATTCAGCAGGTTCCTGGGTAAAGTCACTCCCTGTATAATGATAACCGCATTGAGAGCAAACGTACTGACCAACATCAGAGTCATATCCACTCAGATCATCACTCATCTGAATTCCGTGGATTCTCTTGATGACGTATTTATCCTCTTCATTCTTTTTGTAAGTGAAGAGAGCTCCAGGCTTGATGATAAACCGTTTGACTGCTTCACTATACAAATCGAAATCTTGCTGATCCTGAAGAGGATCCAGCTCCACATCCAGAGTATTGGTGGGAACGACGTTATTGGCACTATCCTTCATTAGCAAGAAAGCACCATAGAGACGAATGAAAGCATCGTCTCTCTTCTTGACAAACTTGAATTTGTCATTAGTGCCTTCCATGAGCTGATCGAAGTACAGCTGAAGGTCATTCACTGTGATGTAAGAGTGATTGGTAGCATAAGCTCTCATCACCTGAGTTCTGAATTCCTCTTTGGTAATGAGATCCTTACCACCCGTAGAGGCTCCATCCACCGTACCAAAGACAGGTACCTGGCTATTGTAAGAATAGCGAGTAGAGGAGTTCTCTGAAACGATATCGGACTCATAAGAGTCAAAGTTACCACCAGTGCCCAGAGTTGTCGCAATTTCAATCTCAATGGTAGAGTTGAGACGAGGAACGAAGTAGGCATTGGCCGGGAAAGTCAAGCGAATCGTTCCCTCATCTACCAGCTGATACCAACAGAAAGGAACTTTGGGAATGGTAGAGTCAACCAGATATTTCTCCAACTGCACTCTAGCAGAAGCATCGTTCTCTCGATAGAAGACTTCGAAGTTGGCCAGAGTACCATCATAGGAGAAATCCATGGTGACTGTATTGACGATGGAATTAGAAGTCACCAGAGAAGACAGATATGTCTTGTAAATTTGCCGCATTTTAGCAGCAATGATCAGATAGTCTGTCCCTCTGTAATTCATGACCTTATTGGGTAGATATCTCTCGTTGGATGTAGAAAGAGAGTTATTGATGTAGAAATCATAGTGGGTCGTATGAGCATACTTCCCATTCTCTTTCTGCACAGAGAGAATCTCTACCGGATAATCCAGCATGAAGGGAATATCATCTACGTAAGCAATGAAAGTATCATCCAGCACAAAGGTGTGGAGATTTTCATTCTGCTCACCGTATTTGAGGATATCACTCTGCTGAATCATCAGAAGAATCGTAGCAGTAGCAGGCGTAGCCATAGGTGCTTGCATCTCTCTAGCAGCGGCATGTCGATAGAGAGATTTCATGTACTGGGCCGTATTGGGATAGAACTCCCGTCGTGCCACCATCATACCATGGACCATGTCCTCTGTGGTAGTGCCCATCATATCGTTGAGCAAACCCAGAGTACCAGCCCTATAGGTATTGACGTTATCCATTTCGAAATAGCGAGGAGCCATATTGGTGATCCAGTAGTTCACCATTTCAGCTGCACTCGCATAGGACTTTACATTTTCATTGGTTGCCAAGTTATTTCACCTAGCTTTCTTTACCGATTGCGATCGGAGTTATTTGTGAGATAATCGGAAAGAGATTTGGTTGTATTCGGAGACCTCGATCCAGTATACCTATAAGTGGTATTGATACCGGTCTGATTTCTGCTGTTTGTAACCTGAGATCGATAAGCATTGGAGTTGGTGACAGCGGTCTGATAGTTGGTCAGGGTGGGTCTTCTCTTGGACATATTGCCAATTCTACCCACAGATCTGGGATACCATTTCAGCTTCAAGCCGTGCTCATCTGTAGTAGTCTCCAGATAGGGATTACCGACCAGAGCATCCGTTACCATGCCGTAAGTCTCATTGTAAATATCGACAAAGGCTTCTCCAGAACGAGCTCTAGAGTTATTATTGAAATCTTCCACGATACGAGGTTCCAAACACTCCACCATCATGTAGTTGAATGAGATGGAAACCTTATTCTCCACATTGGAACGGAGATTGTGACTAAGATTACTGACAGGAACTGCAATAGGATAGCAGCCTGTATACTTGGCGTAATACAGCACCTTCTCCGAGGTGGGATCACAGATGATCTCATAGACAGAGCACATGAAGTCGTAGGTATTGGAAACCAAATGCTGCCTACTGACCTTCATCTTATTCTTAATCACAGCATCCATGTAGTAGATCCAGAACTGAAAGAGCTTCGTAATTCGCAGATCTTCATCTTCACGGAAGGTGATATCGAACTGACCTCCGGTGATGCTCTCGTTGGTAACGGTGGGATAGGTGTATTTATAGCTGTAGAAGGGAATGGTGAAATCAGAAGTTCTGATCTGATAATCGGGGAGCTGTAAGCTTTCGGTACGTCCCTGCAGATAGGGGATGAAGTCATGATCGTAGGAGAATCCCTCTGTCAGCATATAGACAATTTCAGGATTATTCATCCAGAGATACTTCAGACGATCGTCTCCAAAGTTATCAGCAGAAAGCATTTCCGAAGCCTTACCAGAACTCGCATATCCACCATCGGAATCTCCCAGAAGATTGAGCTCAGGCCTGGTGATAAAGACATAGGTCTTCAAATCGGCAGGCATCTCCATATCGGGGAAGATTGCATAGAACCGATTGAAGTTATCCATAGCAAGGGTTTCTGTCAATCCATTGGTTGTGCTCCATTTCGTCAGCATATTGTGGAGCGTTCTCATCTCCGTATCTGTGAAATGGTGCGTGGAACCATTGGCGAGTCTCCCTGTATAACCAGCGTATTGAAAGGTCTCAGAGGTACTAGGCTGTACAACCAGAGGATTTGGATCCACGATTTGTATCGGCATAGTCTTAGTTCACCTCTTTCAAGTTAAGAAGATTAAGAACGAATGGCTTCCTAATTCAGCCATTCGTTCTGTTCGCCATTTAGCCTTCTGTTTTTGGTGGACGAATTTGACAATATATCATGACTGTGGTTGAATGAAGAAAGAATTCTTTTAACAGCGCCCATCCTTTGAAGTCCTCTTAGTCATAAAAGCGTTTATGGAAAGGAGGATAATGCAAGATGCTTAACAAGCTTGCTACACTGGCAAAGGCAGGCCTGAAACTGCTGGAGAATGCTCCGGTTGGTGGTCTGATCAAAGCTGGTGTTTTGATTGGCGTTGCGGGTTTCACTTGCTGGGTGATGATCAAGCGCACTCTGAAGATGCGCAAGGAAGCTCAGGAGTCTGAGAGCGGTCTGTTCCGTTCTCCTGTGGATGACCTGCTGAATAATAACTATGTGGCCAATCCAGATGCTTATGACGATCTGGATCCGGAAGCTCGTCGTATCTGCAAGGAGCTGAATAAGTCTTGGAAGAAATCTCGGAAATCCAAGAAAAAGAAAGCTTCTAAGAAGGAGCGTGCACCCAGGGTGGTGTCTCTCTTCAATGACGACGCAGATCCGAATCTGTTTGATCCCAAAGCCGATGATGATGATGAAGAGAAGGGGGTGGCAGATGCACCGCGCCCAACTTCTGTCCTCGACATGTTGATTGCTGATGATAAGAAGAGGGCGAAGCGTTCTGCCAATTCCGATCGAGTTCGTCGAATTCGGAAGAATATCAGAAAGCGGAAGGAAACTGCCAGAGAGAAGATGCGAGTCCTCTGCCAGGAGTGGAAGAACTCTGGCTGTGCTGATACCAAGGCTTTCCGTGCGAAAGTGGATCAAATTGCCAGAGATCTGAATCTGCCGGTGGACGATCTGGATGATGACATTCCCGATTCGTTCAAGGAAGCACATCCCTCTCTGTTTTGAGTAACCAATAGAGAAACGGTTCGGAAGGGTATGAGATATGTCTCATACCCTTCCGATAAAATCTTTTATTTTCATCTTTCTTTTTGTCAGAATCCCGTAAGTTACCGAAGTTTATGAGCCCCAAAAACAGTGCCATAACTTTGGAAACCCTTAAAGTATAATCAATTCCTGAAGAAAGGGGTTTGTGAATATCAATGGCTAATTCGACTGATTGGAGCACCAATGCTCAGGATGTCGTGAAGTTTGCTCGGCTGATTCACAAGCAGTATGGGCGTAATAGCCTGACTCGGTCGGCCAAGGACACCATTGCACAGTTCCCGGTGATTTTCTCTGGAGATATTCCGGCAGACGATTCCGTGATCATTGCAAAGGCACTGGAAGCCCAGTATGCTGCCCTTCTGGTGAGTGTCATCTCCGCGAATTCTGACTTTGATCGCTCCGTGTATCCGAATGCTACTGACTATTTGAAAACGTTCCACAATAACAGCGCCTTCCCGTCTCTGCTCAGAGCAATTGATTCTCAGCTCCCTGAGAATGAATCCGTTCTGGACACCGTGATTGAGAGCGCTACCACCATGTATGATCTCGAGAAGCTGGTTGATACGGATCTGGTAATGGAATCTACCTTCTCCAACGACCGTTTCAATCAATCTACTCTGAATCATGCATATAAACCCGAATATGCTACGCAGAGAGCGATGGAATCTGTGGTGAATAACCTCAGAAAGATCCATACTCCTGCTATGGAAGATGCCACTGATGAGATGCTTGGCGGGCTTGGTGCCTCCAGGTCCGGACGTCTGACCAAGGATTACTATGGCGCTCCCACTAAGGCCGATAAGGTACAGCAGACCATTCAAAAGAATGTGCCTCTGTACTATGAAGAGGATGATGGCATCCATAAGAAGGGTGATCCCATCATCGATCCCAAGACTGGTAAGCAGATGAAGGGTGATAAGGTCACTAAGGGTGAAGTTCTGCGTGCTCCGGCTGCTACTGGCCGCCAGGAGCTTATCAGAAATGATCGTCTGAGCTCCTTGGAACCTACGCTGATCAATCTGCAGCTCAACTCTCATCATGGTGATGGCGCATCCGTCATCACGCATAATGTCGTAATGGGTGTGAAGGCCGTTCCCTCTGTCATTCCTGCCAATCTTATGGTGAGCAATCTCGCCGAGGGCGTGAATAACTCTCGGGGCATGTTCAAGATTGTGCAGTGGACTGAGGGTAATCTGCGCTTTGTCCGCGATCTGATCTTTGGTATTCGGAATGCCAAGGAAGATGCTGTCGCCAATAAGGACATGAAGCACTGGCTTCGTGCTCTGAAGAATCGGAAGTATTCCGATGCTGCTGGTAAGTTCGTCTCTGGCACCGGCAACCCGCCCATGGTGACAATCGTCACTACCTCTTATGAGGCAGCTAAGGTTGCTGAAGCCACTGGTATGGATCTGAATGACGAGTACACTGCCGCCAAGCTGATCTCCAAGTATTTCCTGCTTGGCTTCATGATCTATGATACCGATTCTGGTAAGCTGAAGGCAATGTTTGATGGGGATACCAAGTTCACGGTTACCACCATTTCCGGTCTGAAGACGAAACAGCAGAAGGATCTGGATCTGTTGCAGTATTCTCAGTTCATCCGTGCTTCTGGTAGAATGTGAGGTGGATAGAGATGACGAAAGCATATCAGATTGCCTATGAGAGCTTTGGAATGTTTGCTATGGATCAGCCTCCTGCTGATCGTAGAACTTATCGTTCCACTGCTATGGAAGCAATCAATGGTCCCGATGCTGGTATGGTGATGGATAAGCTCTATCAGAGCCTCATGTCTCGTTCCAGCATCAACTTCGGTAAGATCCCCGAATCCAATGGTGATCTGACCAGATTTGTAAAGTACAAGACGATTGCAGAATCTCTGACTCTGTTGGATCGTCAGATCGGTGATCGTAATATCAAGGAGCTGAAGTTGGCCCATGATCTGCACGATGCGATCATCAAGTGCAGAGAAGACTTCACTTACGGCTTCAAGACCGATTCCCAGTTCATCAAGGTCACCTATAACACCATGGTTTATGCTCTGTGCGAGCTGATCAATCTCTGCATCGCGATCTATGTGGATAGCCTGAAGGCAGGCGCTGAGGGAAAACCCTTTATGCCTGAGGACTACAGCAATCTGCTGGTCGTACAGAACTGCAGAAAGTTCGTGGAAATGGTTCGTTCCGGTGAATGGGCTGCTACCATGCTGACCATTAAGAAGGATGGACGCAATTTCTTCGGACCGCAGTTCAGCGTGACCATCAATAACCTCAGTGGCGCTGTGGGTAGAGGTGCTGGCGCTGCTGGCGCTGGTATTGCAGCAGCCGCTGCTGCAGGTGCTAAAGCTGGTGCAGATGTTTCTACTCCTGCCAAGCTTGGCGCCTATGTCATTCAGGGTATCAAAGGCATGTCTGTACCCAAGAAGGTCGCAGCTGCCATCGTGGCAATCATTGGCCTGATCATCATTGCTCGTTTCATTCTGTTTGGCTTCTATAAGGGAGCTTATAAGCTGAGTGAGATTCTGGACGATCAGGAGAAGTTCCTGAAAGCCCATATGGATGCTCATGCTGATCCCTCTGGTACCTATAAGGGTCTGGAGACTCAGAAGAAGCTCTATAATATGATGGAGAGCCTTCGTTCTCACATCGTTGAAAAGACTCTGCGTGTAGATTCGGATGCTCGTAAGGAGCTGAAGGTCTCCAACGCTACCGATCTGAAGAAAGAGAACTTCGTTGCGCCGTCCCCCTCCGATGTAGTGGGCGACGATAACGATGATTTCTCTATCACCTAAGAAAGGAGCGGAGTGTATCATGGAAACTAGATGCGTTGGCGCTCTTGGCAACGTAGGAGCATTCCTGAATGGTTTGGATACCATTGCTCACGAGCTGGCTTCCAGACTGCAGGGACTTCACAATGTCAATTCCGTTGAAAATCTTCCGCAGAGTATTGCGGAAGCATCCTATGCTGCTCAGGCAGCTTATCGTTCCGTAAGTGATGAGGCTACTACAGCTTTCAAGGAGCTGGGTGCTTCTTTTACTGATGCGGCTCTGGATGTGCTGCTGAACTTCGTGAGAGAAGATAAGCCCATCACGGATGACTGTCTCGCTAAAACGACTGGCTCTCTTCCCACCAATTCTCTTCACCAGTATCGGTATTTGAATCCCTATACCTTCGCTTCCATGGTGCATGCCGCTTCCATGGACACGCTGGGTGATATCGATATCAATGCTTGCTGCTGCACTGCTCCTGAGGACATGTATGCAGTGAGTATTCTGAAGAGAACGTATGGCTTCACGTCCCAGAGTATGGCCGAAGAGGATAGCAGAGACTATCTGATCAATTCCTTCCTGGTGGCTGTCGATTATGCTGCCTATCTGGAAGAGAATATTCGACCCATTGTCACCAATATCCAGGAAACGCTCGATTCTGACCAGATGAAGGAAGCTGCTATTGCGGCTCTGAATAATCCTTCTATGGAAGGCACGATCAATGGAATTCTGGATCGTATGATCGAAAGCTGCAATGTAATGAGTGGATTTGCTGCTCGTTGCCGTAGTATGGTTGAGATGTATAAGAATCTCTATTCTGCCCTGAACGACACGCAGGAAGCCATTGCAGCGGCATACAAGATCTACATTGACGAGGGCTGCGCCATTACCTTCTGACAAAAATAAAGACTAGATGCATTTTTGCATCTAGTCTTTATTTCGTCTCTTAGAAGATCCCTTGATTCTGCTTGAAGCCGGGAGACTGCTTATAGAGCTTATCCATGAAGGACTGCTCATCTGTATCCTGGAACTCATAAAGGTTTTGATCTCGATGAATTCGAATGATGGTATAATGAGCGGAAGGCTTTGGCACCTGTACGATCTGATTGGTCTTCTTAATCAGCTGATCATTTTTGATTCGTAAGCCATTTTCAAAAACCATGTCGTGAATGCCAATGCACATCACTCCAGTACCGGCCAGGTTCAACTGACTATGAGCATCACTATCCAGTTCAAAACGATCTACATTGAAAGGCAGATGCACGATTACGCCAGTATCTCCAGTTGCATATCCTTCTTCTTTGGTGAAGTTGATATTGAATGTCGTATTGATCTCCTTGGGGAAGTCCAATACCACTTCATCTTCAGGCACGACAGCACCATTGACAAAGCCGACCAAACGATCGGCCTCATCGGAGCCATAGTAGTTATCGATCGCCACAAACTGATCAGTGGAGAGATCTTGAGCGATAGAACTGTATCGCAAGACATTGCAGTTATACACGTCCATTCGGTTGGAAGGATCCGTATAGTCTGCCGCTGTAATGGCAATACGATCGGAACGGATCTTCTTGGTGAAATCAGCAGCTTCTCCATCCACCGTAAATCGCTCACCATTGACAGTTGCCAGATGAGCTCCTTCCGATGTAATCAGGTACTTGGAGAGTCCAGTAATATATGCTGCCTCTGTATCTCCTGTAATACCCAGCATCTCACCGCTGATGGTAAGCAGGATGTCACCCGTATTACTCATCAGGACGAGAGTGACTTTGCTGTTGGGCTTCTCGGGAATGTAGTAATATCGGAAGATAATCGATTTGAATCCAGTAACGGGATCAGTTCCTACACGATCTGCGATAGAGGGATCATCGATGGTAATGCCTAAGGCATCCCAATCCACCATAGTCTCAGGAACCTGGATAACGGTTTCATTCAATTTCAATCTGAATCTCAGTCTACCCGTTTCCACTCGCGTTCCATCTGTGTGCGCTGCAATCAGGTCAGCTCCTGCGATCTTGAAGAGTCCAAACTCTTGACGATCGATGGTTGCGGCAAGATCACCGCCATTGGTATTGACAAAGCAGTGATGCTGCCCGACATATTCAAAGATATCGAGAATGATGACGGAAGTGGCAGTCACCTTATCTGCGGGAAAGGTAATGGATTCTCGTCCACCACTCAAAGTGGTCTCAGTGAGGGTAGGCTCAAGCTTACCATCAATAAAGCACATAATGGGACGAGGATGATCCTGATGCCCAGAGATCGTGATGGAATTTCCGCTCTGAATGGCATTATAAATGCCAGTATGAATTGCCATATCCAGCACTTCTGTGAAATAAGGAATGCACTCCGCATCCAGAGCATTATAAAGATCTTCATAGTAAAGGCCTGTATCTTGAAGTAATTCTTTCATCTTCAAGACACGATAGTCGTGAGAAGAATAGAGGAAAACGTATTTGATGAAATCATCAGAATCTAGATACGTTCTCAGAGGGATATAGGAGTTCAAAATGGCGGGGACATTGCCCTCCATGAAATTTTCGTAGAAGTTTGCTCCAACGTAGTCCCGATATCCCTTGGTAAAATCATCATATTCTTCTCCAATACTATCATCGTCACGGAACCACTCGATGTAGAGCATGAAAGAATCGGACTTGAGCTTATAGAGGTAAAGATTGGGAAATTTTGCATCTACTTCGGTCTCCAGCACTCGCCCGAGGCAATCATTTTCGATGTCGTACTCCCAAACTCTGAAGTTACCTTCATAGATGGGAGAAACTCCAGATTTGGAAGGGATGGCTACCCAGCACTGATCCTGACTGAAGCCAACCGTAATCAAATCGGCCACCGAAGATCCAAACTGAGTATCCGTTGCTCCGAGCCTGATCCATCCTCCCTCAGGGGTTTCAATCATGACCTTGAAACGTCTGGAGTCTACAGAGGCAAATATCTCATCGAAGACATCTTTCAAATACTGAGTCGGGCCGAGATAGTTGGGAGAAATGGTATAGCCAACTTTATGGCCCTCATTATACAGAAAGACGTTGACATTATTGGTGATGGAACTGATGTGATTATTGAAGGCCTCCGAAATCTCAAGATAAGGTCTCCCGTCAGTCTCATCATACTTGATATCAGCGAAGGACACCCGAAGCAAATTTTGGTTTCCCTGTACATCAGAGATAGCAACTTTCCAGTCATCAAGATCCAGATCCGTTACATCGATACAACTCAGACGTGATGTGCAATCTGAGAAGTAAATTCTCCGATTAACGATGTTCTTGAGAACGGTACCTGTGAAATATCCAGTCGTTACCTTAGGACGAATCTCTAGCCACCATCGATTCTCGGTATAGGGATTATTATAATTCCCAATCATAAAATCGATTTGGGCTTTTGTGATACCAGTTTCTGTATCAGTCGTAATGACGAGATACGTGCCATTCTTTGTGGGGAAGCATTTCAAGTTCATATAGATAAATTCTGCTAGATGGCAGATCAGCATGTACTTGAAACGAGGATTCTGAATGATATCCAGAAGGGATATCAATTCTTTCTTCCTGAAAAAGCGCTCAATGACATATTTCGTCTCCTGCTTGATGATCTTCTGGGGAGTGAAAAGAGAGTAGCTTCCTTCCGGAAATCCCATTTTCAGATTCAAAGATTCATCACAGACGAAATCAGTCATGGGCCCGCCAATAATACGATGTCGACACATGGATTTCTGCACTTGCATGCAGTAATCCCAAGATTTTTCATGTATTTGATGAAACATCTGCTCAATGATCTTGGGATCATATTGGTTATTTGTGAAATAGACAGCTTGATTCAATGCAAACACCTCGTTTCGGCTGACATTACCCAGGTGTTAAAACCGACGATAAACTCCGATGATTTCTAAGACATATCATGGTCATAGAATCAATACAAAGGAGGCCTCATTTTATATGAACGAAGAAAAATACTTTGCTGGGAATTTCGATGAGATTTTCCTCTTTTACAAGACGGGTATTGTCCGTACCAACACTCTTCTCACAGCAGGGGTTGCTCTATGTACTACCATGAAATTTGGTGGATATCTTCTCCAGAATCCAAAGGCCACCAAAGCAGAAAGACTCGAGCATTTCATGTCTTCCAATTTCTCCAACGCGAAAGATTTCAGCAGCTGGATTTTAGAGCATCCGGAGATGGAAGGAAAGGTAATGGACGTATCCAATTTCATTGAGGAAAATCCATTCAAAGGGATGAATCGAGATGGAATTCCTTATGGCATCATTGGCGGCCTTTGGAAGATCAATGGTTCTTTGAGTGGGCTATCAGAAGCTGCAATTCGAGCCGTTGACGATAAATATTGTAAAGGATTTGATTTTATTCAGGCATATCCTGATAAAAGGGATCCTCTGATTCAGTATTTTGAAATGGTACGACTCAATGCATATGGCACTCCATTCGGAAAGTCAAAAAGATCTCCTGCTGAAAAGCAGTATATGGCATGCTGTGAATACTGGGGCCATGTACTTGAATACATGGCCGATATTGATGCGGCTAATGAGTTCACAAAGAATCCCACGCGCTTTCTAAAAATCGGTAAATATTCAATTCCATATTACGCTGCGTCTCGTGGCACCGGTTCTCGAGATATTAGGCGTAATGCATTTTCTCATGAATTTCCTGATGCTCCCGTGTATGTGCAGGCTCGATATATTGCCATTCCTTATCCCAGAATGAGAACTCACATCATCTACGATGTCGTCACAATCGATGATCGATGGAGCGTCCCTGCTCAATTTAGCTTTAGAACTGGGAGCTACATCGAAGAAGAAATGCCTTATGGAATTCTCTTTGTCGAAAGGGACCTCAAGAATATTTCTTTTGATACCTTGGCCCACGCACGAGAGTATCTAAACTTTATAGCAAAGAAGCTCGGATAACCGGGCAAAAAGAAAAGTTTACCATTCACGGTAAACTTTTCTTTTTGTCTGTGTTAACGAGAAGCATCGCTGTAGAGCGCTTCCAGATACTTCGTGCCCTCAGTCCCATCGAAGACATCGCCCAGCATCTTGATATTCACCAGATAGGCCTTCTTGATACAACAGATGACCATCCAGGTGAAATAGTGGACAGAAGCCAGAGCCATGATAGATCCCTGATTGTAGGAATCGACATATCTCCGGATGAAGAAACTCACGTTGAGCTTCTCATTGGGATTGGCGGAGAGCATTCTCATGCCCTTGATACCAGAGATGTCGTTATTGAAAAGCACGTTGCAGAAGGTGGTGAAATCTGCATACATATTGATCTTCTGCTTTTCAATCTGCTCCTCAATCATGAGGATGATGGGGGGTTTGGTACCAGAGCGCAGCACGGTCTTGGAGATATTCTCCACAGCATTCTCGGGAGCCCCAATCAGATTGATCAGGAAGAAACGCACTGCAAAGTAGAAGTATGCCTCATATCTCTCCTTATTGGTGGAGAGACCAATGGTGCGATTCAGAACCTTGCAGAACATCCGAGCCCACATCATGGAACCAAATTCAATTGCCTTGACAGGATAATCAACCGGCTCAGGAATCTTCAGCTGGATGTAAGCAGCAACCAGCATCGCATAGAGCTTTCTCAGATCTTCCACCATATAGGTCAGAGTGCCTTCTACTTCGCTGCCAGAAGTGGAGACAATGTTGGTCATGTTGACAGCGACTTTGGCTTTCCCCTTAAAGGTATAGCGGAAGAACGGGATGCACTCCGGAAGATTGTATTCGGGCTTGGCCGCAAAGAGAACCAGATCACCATTGCGAACGGCCAGAAGTGCCTTCAGGGCAATCGGATCTTTGAAGTTGGTACCGAATCGGGTCAGGGTACTTTCCTCCAAAGCTTCATTCAGAATCACAGAAGTTTTATTATCGGTAATCAGAGCTTTCATACGAGCGCTCAGATGAGCACCAGAGTTATCAAAAGCCCGGAAAATATCAGTGGAAGTCAGTGGGGTTGCCACCGTTCATCACCGCCTTTTGAAAAACTTTCTTTATTTTCTTAATGATTTTAACGACTTGTCGGATTCAAATGGCATCAAGTACGGGAAGCTATGAAGGATTTCATTTCTTCATGATCTTTGTAGTATTGATAGATGCGGAAAAACTTCTCTCCCAGCATTTTCATCTCTTCCTGATTAAAGAAATAGAAGAGACAACGGTCTGTCCTACAGAGAATGATGCATCCCTGATCTGCTGTAATACCATTATCCGCTAGTCCATAATAGTAACCACCGATCTGAAGAGCGTGCTTGTCTCGTAGGGCATTGGAAGTCTTATAGTCAAAGATGGTGGTCTTCCCATACCACTCCGCTAACCAGTCTACAGTTCCTCCGATTTCGTAAGTATGAGAGACGAAAGGAGTCTCTGTGAAGATGGTCTTCCAATATCCTTCAGCTTTCCTCAGTTCATAGAGGAAGTTATTGCAGCGCTTTCCCACATCAATCTTGGTGAGATCGTCAGAGATACGAGGAGGCATTCCATGCTCTGGATCCACATAATACTGATTGAAGGCATGGACGTAAGTACCTCTATCGGCTGTTTGCTTTAGAGCGTCTTCATATCTAATATGCTTAAAACCAAGATAGTTTGCCCAGCCTACGATATGTTGGTTATAGGCTACGCAATCTAATATGGTGGTGACAGAAGGATATGTCTTTTGGTCAGATTGATACAAATGATTTCCGTATTTTGTCACTAATTCGACAGATGGTTGGCCAATTGGCATTTCGGTACCTCATTTCTATGAAAGATAAGGGTCGAAACCCTAGACTAAATACACCTAAAAGGTGGTGATTCGTTAGATATGTCCAAAGACCGTAATAACGAAAATCCCATTTTATCACCTCGGATGTTTGATTACCGAGGAATGAAATGTGCCTGTATTGAAATAAGCGGCGTTAATGTGGATCATGCTCTCTTTGAGCTCTACGTAGGAGCAGAGAAGGCTTTCCAGATCATTGAGCAAATTCCAAAAGACTCCTATTTCAAAGTCTTAGTTGCTATGCTCTACGATTTGTCGATTCGTGAGATGGAATGCCGCATCATTGCGGATGAACCCAACGACGATTTCCATTTCTACATCAGCTGCTATACAATGCCTTCTCGGCAGTTGCTGCAAGCTTATGCACAGAATCCGGAACTTGCTCTCTTTGCTACAGATGCCGCTCGTCACAGTACGAAGATCTCTTCCTTTGATCAGCCTTTCAATACGTCTGTCAGCGTCAGAGATGAGACGATTGATGTGAATGGTTTCATGCATGCACAACTTTTGAAGCCCTTGCACATGGATCGTTCTTATCGATTCTTCTATCCCTATGGAGTCAGTTATAACATCAACGTGACCAACGAATTTGAATTGGCTGATAAACTGGATGATGAAGATATCGAATATTCGATCTGGAATCACGTGGATCTCTTTACAAATCAGCTGGATACGATGATTCGAACGATGGAAAAGAGACTGACTCGAATTCTGTCTCCCACTGAAATCCTTGAGATTGGATATGATACGCTGTTTATTGCAGATCAACCCACTGAGGCAATGCAATATGCAATCAGTATCAGAGAGATCCTCATTCCCAAAGTTTTCAATGGAATGACAATCCGAGATATCAGTCCCACCAATTGCGTCATTGCTCCTAAAGATGAAACCTTCTTTAGTGAGCTGGGTAATATTCACATTCATCGCTGCCTTGGTGCCATTGAGCACATTATGACGGCTCTGATGAGCACCAACGATATGCTCTATATTCCCAAGGCCGTTGAATACGATATCAAGTGGATTGACAATCATCAGTATCTTGATGTCCACTTTATTCCCCACATGTGTCGTTTCAATAACGATGCAGTCTTCTCTACGATGCAAAATTCTCTGGCGCAGAATTGCGCCAATGAGTTCTTCTGGATCTTAAATGAAACAGAAGAAGTTACTTTCAGCTTCCCCACTGGAGCTTATAACAGCGATGTTTGCTCCTTGGGCTATCTGAGATTCAATCGGCTTTGGGCTGATTCTAATCGAGATGCTTTTGCAGCTCTCATCTATTCCATGACCTCTGATAAAACTCGACTCCGGATCGTTCAGGAGACAGAGATGTGGACTTTCTGCTCAATCGATGTGGTCGAAGCAGATGACATGGAACCTGCCGAAGTCCAAGGACGAGAATATTTCAATCCTCGCTTTATTGGAGATATTGGTCTGAAGAGTACCACCAATAGTATCGAGAACGTCATGATGGCAATCTATAGTCTGCTCTTTGACAATGACTATTTCTATCACGCTCTCGAGAATGCCGATCCCAAAACGAAAGAAGCCTTAATTCGGAAAGCTGGCTCCGAGGATATTGCAATTTGCATGCTTTATGAGGAGTCTGTCCATTTGAGTGCATGGTCTTTCTATCAGAAAGCTGTCGATGCTCGAAATCATCTTCATAAGACTATCGAGGCAGAAGTGAAGAAGCGCTTTGGAAATACACAGGTTACCACAAAGCCCCAGATTGTCCATGATGATAAGGGTCCGACAAGTCCTGTAATTTCAGAGCCGGAGTCTAACCAAGCTCGTCCTCAGAAAGCTTCCGTTCTGGATCGCATTCGGAAATGGTTTAGCTGAGCTACTTTAAAACCCAGAGATCTCAATGATCTCTGGGTTTCTTCATCCGATTTCTTATACACCTTTATTATTTTTCGGCAAACTGAAGTCTAAAGGATGTGGTGATTTGATTTATCGGATTGCATTTGAAGCAGATAAACACTGGGGAGCCATGAATGTGGAAGATCAGTATCGCTCCTCTTATATTATCAAAAAGTGCTTGGCAGAGATGCCAATTGATCTCTATATTAACCTAGGAGATTTCTTTGATACCAAGCTTCTCCTCAATAGCAAATCTTCTATTTATGCCATCAGAGACTTTACGGAGAAGGTAGAGATTTGTCAAGCCCGAGGAATCCCAGTCAGAGCCATCAAGGGCACTAGAGGCCATGACTATGATCAGTGGAATGCCTTTGGCAGATTGGAAGCAAGACAGGGATCTTTATATCGATATTTCCCAACTTGTACCGTTGAAGAGACCCTTCCTGGTATGAATATCTGGTATGCTCCAGAGGAAAATCTAAACTTCACCAATTATCTCAATCTTTACTACGACATGATCACGGCAAAGCCTATCCATCTAGCAGCTCTTCATGGCGGATTTGATGTGGTAATGCCAGACTTCCTCGTCCAACAAGCAAACTCTGATGCACTGAGTACCAATCTCATCTTTATGTATGAGGATCTGGAAGCTCTGATTCATGGTCCTTTCGTTGCTGGGCACTGGCACACTGGAGATGAATATTGTCACCTCACTTATGTCGGCTCTTTCGATCGATATAGCTTCGGCGAAGATGAGATGAAAGGCTTCTGCGTCTATGAGTATAATACAGATACGGAGGAATATCGAAAAGTAAAGATTCCCAATTTCCTCGCTCATGTATTCAAAACCTATGAAGTCTATATCTCTCAGTATAAGGGAGTAGAAGAGTATCAGGCTCTGATGCAGGCAGTGGATGCCAATCTAGTAGCAGATCCTGAGATGCAAATTCGAATCTTAGTTCGGATTGATGAGGATCGACCTGATACAGATCAGCAGATCGAGAATTTGAAGTTCTACTATGCCTCTGAGAGAAGGGTTCACTTCACTATCGTCAATAAGCTTCACAAGGATGAGAAGAAAAAGAAGAAAGAAATCAAAAAGAAACTGGATAAGACCTATGGATTCGTCTACGATAAGCACCTGACCGTAGCTCAAAAGATTCAGAAGTTTATCGAGCTAACGCAGGGAAAGAGCTATTCTATCGAGACGATCCAGAATGCCATTGGGAAATATATGGAAGGTCGAGAATAATTACATCGAAAACAATCGATCCAAGCCACCTCGGCTTGGATCTCAAAATTCACAAATCAGTAAGTACCAATCAACGCCGTTAAGAAAGGAGATAAGTAAACCATGGATTCTCCTAAAACTCTTGAAGAAGTTCGAGAGCGGATGATGGAAGTGGTCAAACAGTGCCCTTCCATGATTCTAGCCTTTAAATCGAGACTCGTGACGGATGAGATGTGGGAATATGCCATTGCCATGGAGCCCGCTCTCTTCAAAGAGTGCAAGCATAAGACCTATCGTCTCGCTGCCGTTGCGATTACGCTGGATGGATTCCATCTTGGCAATATAGACCCCGTAAACTACACAGAATCCCAGTATGAAAACCTATGTAAATTGGCTATCAGCCAAAATCCCAAGGCAATCAGTATAGTCCCTAAGGAGTTCCGTACCGATGAGCTGGTATCGATGGCCTACGCGAGAGATCCTTCTCTCTTACTGTCTGAGAAAAAACTCTCCGAGGATATGGTCATTTCCATTCTGGATCACAATCCGAGCTTGATTCGTTATGTAGTCAATCCTACCGATGAGATGATGATTCATGCTCTGCGGAAAGATCCTCGAACCATTGTCTACTTTGCAACCATTTCCGATACCGTTCGTGCTTTCTTTGAGGAGAATTATCCGCAATATGCGGCGATGTATCTCCACGATTAAATACGGAAAACCAGTCCTATAACCAATCAAATTACTTTTAGAATCAGGGGTCTTAAAATGCCTAAAATGCGTCAGAAGGAACCCCAAGCGATTATGACGTTTGAGGTATCCACTTTAAATACATTGATTCGTTATGCCATGTGCACAACGATCTCCAAGTCCAGTATTGTGAATTTGAATAAGCTTGTGGAATCTCTAGATTTCAAGGCCTATGCATATAGCCCCGATATCGTCGCTCGTCTGAAGTTACTGAAGTATGTAACAGAGGCGAGAACGACCTATGGAATGACAGATCCCGATGTCATTCGAACTTACATTTCAAACACCTACACGGAAGGAACGGAAATACTCAATGAATGCGAACCTCTCATTCTGGATTCTCTCAATTTCTCCGAATGTAATGCAATCTCAGATATCGTCAAGGAGCGACTTCAGTATCTCTATATCTACCAATATAAAGACAAAATCATCGAAACGCTAAATGAGTTTAACAAGGGCGGATGGACTTCCTACTATAACGTGGTGCAACAGGTGAAGGGAACGCTACAGGAGCTTCTCACCAATATCACCATGGCAAGTGAAAACACCAATGGCCTCATCCGCCGTTTGAACATGTGCAGCGACACGTATCATGACCAGGTAGATATGATCGTACGACGAGCGAAGATGCCCACTGCTGTCTTGCAGACTGGTATCAAACAGCTCAATGCGATCCTATCTCCTGGTTTTCAAGCCTCTCGTTTGTATCTCATTCTCGGTCTGACAGGCCGATTCAAATCTGGTACCCTTCTCAACATCGCAGACCAGATTTGCAAATTCAATCCCCAGATTCGTCCAGTTGAAGACGGACAACGAAAATGTGTGCTCTTTATCAGTAATGAGAATACGATTGAGGAAACTTATACCAGACTCCTGGATATGTATTCTGGAGTTGACGATGACATCACCAGAATGACCACAGAGGAAGCGATCAACGTTCTGAAGGAACGCGGCGGGTATCGTTTCTCAGATAACCAAGGCATCACCATTGAATTCCGGTATTATCGGAATATGGAGATGAATACGGGTGATATTTATACCATCATCAACGAGTTAGCCGATGAAGGATATAAAGTTATCGCAGTCATTCTGGACTATATTGCTCGTATTGGATCGGTAGTTGCAGCACAAGATGAGCGCTTCCGGTTAGCAAACGTCGCCAAAGAACTGAAAAGTGTGGCCACTTATTATTCCATTCCTGTCATTACCGCACAGCAGGTCAACCGTGAAGGAAATGGAATCATTGATGCGGCCATGAGAGATGATAAAGCAGATCTGGCCAAGTTCTTAGGCACCACAGCAGTTGCAGAATCCTATGGATTGATTTATGAGGCAGACTGGGTTGCCCTGGTAAACCTTGAAAAGAGAAAGAGCGATGAAAAATGGTTCTTAACCTTTAATCGACTGAAAATCAGAGGTAAACAGGATCCAGAAGCTGCTACTTATTTCAACCATCCCTTTGCAGACGAGAAGAGAATCCGTCTGGAAACGGACGTGGACAAAGATGTGCAGTTGTCTGTCATTTCTCTGGCAACCGACCTGGAATCTGTAGGTCAGCGTGAGCAGGATAACAAGTTACAGCTTTTCTCGAAGTCACCTACTTCTGGTTCGAATGCGAGTGATATGTCTTTCGACAATTTGATCGGGCTGAAGCCAGATTCCCAGAAAATGAATGGAAATCCGGTTCTTGGTGTTGACGCAGCTTAATGCCTAAGAGAGGAGGAACTCATGACGAGTTCCTCCTCTCTTTCAAACCTGTAAGGTTTGTAGACTTTATTTTCGTATTTTCTTTTTAATTTCGATTGGTCGGTTTCCGTTGAAAGATTTTCGGGTCCTTACTGGGGGTATACCGCCCAACGGCGAGCGCCTGAGCGAGCCGATAATTCGGCTCGCTCAATTTTATTTATGGCTGAAGCTATTTTATCTGGAATTTCTGGTTCATCATCTGGAACAAGCAATTCATATGAACGTATTGCTCAAAAGACATACGATGCTAGCGACGAAGAAACCTATATAAATATCTTCAGTAAAGTGAGTGGTGAGTTAGCCACATATTTAGCGACGTACTATGATATTTATCTTACCATTGATCAACTTAGGATGTATTCTTTTAGCACAAGTGGCGATCTTGGGACATTTCTGCATTATATCCAGGGCTCAAGTGTTAGAAACGAGCAAATTGATCATAAGATCTTTAGTACATCGCAGAATGACTACATTGATGTGACTAATTATTTACCATTTAAACGCCTAAGTTTATTTTTGATTCATAACATCATTTTTGAAGTTTTGGAATACAATGTATATTTTAGCGATATAACGGTGACATTTTATGGCCGACGTTGATTAAAACCTGTAAGGTTTGTAGACGTTAGTTTTTGAATTCTCGTGCCACTAGGGTTGGCTGAATAGATGCTGAAGTCACGCCTTTGAGACGGGCCGGCAATTTTCGGTTGGCACTAGCGGCGAGCACGTTGAGCGAGCCGATGATTCGGCTCGCTCAAATTTAAGATATGGCGGATAGCTTAATCCCAATCTCCGTATCATCGGGAGGTTCTAATTACATCGAAATTGTAAAAGAAACGACTGCAATTTTTAGTGATGGTGGAGGTTTAAGCACAACGATTTGGAATGACTGCGCAAGCACATTTATCACTGCAGGTGGTTTTACATTATACACGAATCCAGTTCTTAGAATTCGATCGATAGTCGTTAATGTAAAGAATTATGGAGACACGTGGACTCTATCGTTAGGACCGGCTTCTGACGTCACAAGCAGTAGCGAAATTCAATGGAATGCTTACGTGAATGCAACCGGGGTTGTTTATCTAATTCCAAATTTTATAGAAGAATTATGGATCCCTTTATCAATATTACTTACCGGATCTTTTACACTAAATAAGGTTCATAGCTCCCCCAGTAGTTTTATTTATTCAATTTACGCGGTTCCAGTTGAATCGTTTACTTGAAACCTGTAAGGTTTGTAGACGTTAATTTTTGATTCCTCATGCCACTAAGGCTAGCTGAAATATACTGAAGTCGCGCCTTTGGGCGGACCGACAATTTTTTCGGCTGGTGCTGGCGGCGAGCGCGTTGGGCGAGCCGATGATTTGGCTCGCCCAAATTTATTTATGGCAGATACATTGATCGCGATGCCATCTACTGCTAGAGGCCAGAGTGGCGAATATCAAGTTCTTTTTCAACATAAATCATCTACTTTGAACGCTTCTTCATTTACGATACTTCAACTTGTTAATTCAGTTTCTTTAGGTGCGGCATACAGTGATATTGTATTATCCCACAATCACGTGTGGCTTGAAATTGATCAACTCCAAGCTACTAAGTTCGCTACGCAGATGTTTGTAACTGTTACGGCCACATATCAGATGAATGGGTATAGCACCCAGCTTCGCGGATTTTCATTTTCAACGTATTCGGAAACTGGCGACAATGATCTCATACCAAATTATTGGGATAAATTTATTATTGAGGGCTTGGATTATTTGCATATCACATTATCAATCTCTAGAGGTACTCTTGGCAATGTGATCTTTTCAATTTATGCAATGGACTAAAATTCTCCCAAGGAGCAAATGCTCCTTGGGAGAATTTCATACCGGATCGCTGGGGAGTATGACTTACGAGATCAAGAAGAAAAGGATTTCCTTATCGTTGTGCATCCTTTTCATTGATCCGCTTTCTTAATGGCTTGGACCGGGCTCGGACATATCACCGATATGGGAGTGGTATCCAAGACGCAGCGACCTGAAACGGGCAGAAAATGTCAAGTTTGCCATTCAGTTTGCTCACTAGATCTGTATCTGCGACGTGCAACCGGTGAACATGGTAAGCCGCCGTATAAACAGCTCAAGAAAAGAATGACTATCTAAAAGCTTCAACGTTGAACCCCGTATCATGTTTCTCTAGATGGAGAGATCCTATCATACGATCAGTCCTCTCGCATCCATAGAGAAATTCTCCTAGATCCTGACATCATAAATTTGCCCACTTTCGAGATGCCTCAGTTATCCTCTGATTCATCTCAGCTGGTTTCGGTAGAACCGTTAAGACGATGTAGAATGACCACAGATCGCAACTATAGCGATCTGTGGTCGTAAATAAGGAGAACATGGAAACGGTTAAATGAAGATTGAGTTTGCATCGACATTCAAGCTTAGCTTGACGTTTATCTCGTAATATATTTTAATTTACAAGATAGCGGAATCCAAAACGTTCTCGTTCGAGGATTCGTTATTGGTTACAATGTCGGACATCTCCTGATCGTTCGCATCTTTCCGAGGCTCTTCCAGAATTCTGATAGCATTCAGAACGTTGGTAACGCCCGCTTGATAGAAACGAACTCTCTTTAGATTGAACTCTAAAGCACTATGCAGTTCATTTGCATACATGACCAGATACCAGAACTCCGGATATCCGTAGATATCGTAAGCAAACAGTCTCGGGTTGTATGCATAGTAGTGCTGCTCTCGATCTGTCAAATCCACTGTGACCTTATAGGGATCTAATTCTGCCTGATATTTAGACAGATAAGATTCATCCATAAAGAAGATCACTCTTTCACCATTGGAGATGGCGAATCGGGAGACAAAATCATCGATGGTATTTAGCTGAGAGCGAAATTCAGTGATCCACTGTTGAAGGGTCCATGCATTGGTGGTCATCTATTTCTCACTCTCCCTTCTCAAGGATTGCTGTTATCTATGGTATTGGTGATTCTGAGATTATCTAAGTTCTCATGAAGCACTTCTACCTCTAGTTGAATGCCATGCTTCTTTCTCTGAAATTTGAAAGAGCAGTTGGCAGGTCTTGTCGCAACCAAATAGTTTCTGGTTTTGACCGAGTTCTGAATGGTAGGCTTACATGCCTTATCGTTGATGAAGATGGAAGGAGATAAAGCAGTGACTGTTTCTTTAGGAATACCCACTGCAATCAGAGGCATGATCTTGGGAACGTTCAGCTTCCATTGAGCAGCCTCTGTATCTCCCTGTGTAGAAGCGGTAGCTTCCAGGTTATAGGCAATCTCTGTTTTATTGAGATGCCAGCTCTCAATATTAGAACCGCTCGACGATCCAGCCATGATTCAACACCTCAACTCTCCAAAGATCTTCATTAGGCTTCTCCCACTTGATATTGATATGAGCTCCCTTCTTGATTTCATCGAGGAAGGGATCATAAAGACAGCTAGGAATGAGATTCCAGACACTCTCGGGAATTCGATAAGCATCTTTCACGCATTTCTCAAAATCAGCCAGGGTGCTCTTATGCAGATAATCCAGAGTCCAGTAGACTGCATAGTTTGCAATCTCGCTGATTGATTTGGCAAAGTAAATACGATTTCTTCTAGGAGAGATGCCTCTCTCAATATAGAGAGCTCCATCTCCAAAGGGAAGAATAATCGCAGGCATGAGAATGGGCTTTGTATATCGCTCATCCTCAGGAGTGATTAGAAAACATATACAGATGGGATCCAGGCCACGCTTCTTCATCTCATCGTGAAGATACTTGGCACAGTCCCAAGGAGAATAGAAGTGAGCCGTATCGTAATACTCGTAATCCCAGCCAATGGGATTAATGTAATACCGTTCCGGGTCATCAGTCCATTCTGTAATTGCGTGCAGCGGGTTGGCCTTAGAAGGATCCAAATCCTCATAGATGTCTCGAACCAGACTCAGGACTTTCAGCTCAGTCTCTGAAATGGAGCAGTCATACTGAGGAGAATCGATTCGATCATTGAAGGTAAAACTCTCAATGACGTAATCATTGTCTCCCATGTCCTCATAAGGCTCAAGTTCCCAGATGTGTTTATTCCAGGTGATGGGAATCTGTTTGCCACTTCTAGCTCTTGTCAAGAACTCATTCATAGTCTCATCGTAGAAGCCCCAACGAGTTCTCAGACTATAGAGTTTGAAGTCAATATCACGGTTCTTCCAGTTCTTGGTCATATGGTTGAGAATGAAACTTACAATCTCGCTCAGATCCTTGGCCTTCCAGACACCTTCCGTCTCAGCAAACGCTCTTTCGGGATAGACAAGCTGGAAGACACCATCTCTTACCACTGTAAAAGCGTGGGTCTGATAGATCGGATTCTTCTCATCACCGCCAAAGACTTCTAGGAAGTAATTATCGCACGCCAGAGAATGCGCTTTGCAATAAAAGTCCTGATATGCAGCGTAGTCAAAACAGATCCCACCCTTCACCTTGGTAAACTTACCAGGAGAAAGGGTACGATAGTATTTGTCATAGAGGGATTTGTCGGCAGGATCCTGGATCTTGCCCTGATAGAACATGCCGTAGTCAAAGTCTTTCAGAGCCCTCATCATAGAGGTGAGAATCTCGAAAGTAGTCATCTGACGATAAGATTCCGTAGCCGGAATAGCGCTCTTCATCTCTTCTTCAGAAACGCCATCAATGGCATTGGCTGAGATAGAGGCATTAAACATCTTATCGGACCACTCCAGAATCTTACTCATACGATCGGAGAGATTCTGCTTTCTACTCACCATTCTGACGTTATAGACATCGACGGGATCTGTCTGTCCAATACGCCAAATACGAGACCAAGCCTGCTCATAGTCTGTAGATCTCCAGGGAGCTCCAAAGAAGAACATCTGAGAAGCGTTGGTCAGAGTAACACCAGTACCCATGCACCAAGATGTGGCAATGAGAACGAGACAATTGGGATCTTCTTTGAATCGATTCAGGAGAGCTAAACGATCCTTCGTCTCTCCCGTAATTACCACATTACCAATGCCAATCTGATTCATATCAGAGGCAATGTGCTTGATAACGGGAACCATCGTGGAGAAGATAATCGTCTTCTTCGTTCTGGTTCGAATCTTATTATAGATCGTCTCCTTATTATCCTCATAGAGCTGGATAAAGAGTTCATTCCGTCTCTTGGGAACGATGGCACCAGCAGCTTTACCCATATCTCGCTTAGCCGCTGTGATGAAGTAATTGGCCATCTTAGACAGCTCATCGGCAACACCAGCAGGGCAAGAGGGATTCGGTCTGATGTAGGTATCGATGAAGTTCTGATACTCCATGACAGAGAGCTCGTGGTATTCAGATCCTCCTCTCATAGAAGAAGCACTGTCTTTTACCCAGCTCAGATATCCCGTCGTTTCCTTACGAGATACCATGCTGTATTTCAAGATAAGATCGATGAACCGATCAGAGGCTTGCTTGGAATCTTTCAGCCACGCCTCATGCCTCGTCTTGTAATCCTGAATTACTTCATCATGGACAGTATCCAGATAGAACCGTTCTTCCCCACTCTTGACGTGGAGAGGGAGATCTCCAATATTCTTGGGAGGAAGATCCACTTCCACATCGGCAGGACGATAAATGATCTTGCCAAATCTCTTATTGACGATACCCATAGCCATGGTAGTGCTCAAGTCGAAGCACTTCGTATACATTTCAGCCGCTTCATCATTGAAGGTGGGGTCGATCAACCTCAGAGCAGGGGCAATCTCTGCTGGCACTGCCTTGATGGGAGTGGCAGAGACACAGAGAACGTTCTCGGAACCAATGGTATCCACAAGCTTGAAGAGCTCAGCGGATCTGGTTCCAGAGTAGTTTCTGAAATTATGAGATTCATCAAGGATGATCATACTATCGGGATCCCTCTGAGCGTAGGGCATCATCAATTTGATATTCTCATTATTGGTAATGAGCCATTTTGCCGTTTTGGGATCTCCATAGGAAGTTCCCAGAATGCAGATATCCTTGAGCCAGAGTTTCTCATCAGCATACTTGCTGTAATACTTCTTCAGCTCCAGAGCCCAGTTGTCTTTCAGGTTATTGGGGCAAACCACATAAACCTTCTTAGCTTTAATACACTCAGAGAGCCCCACAGCAGTCAGTGTTTTACCCTTGCCAGGCTGGAATGCCAGAATATAACCCCTGAGATGCAGTTGATGCTTCAACTGAGGCCACTTCTCAATGAAGAGCTTCTGGTGGTCCATGAGCTCCACATTGTCGATATTTTTTAAGGGATCCAGAGATAGAGTGGGTACCTGTGCATTATCCGCTTCATGCATCCAGCTCTTCTCATAGATCTGCTGCGCAATGGTTTTGTAGGTGGAATCTCTATATCTCTCAGCAAGTTGCTGGAAGAGCTCCACCAGCTCAATGCAGAAGAATTCGGGAGCGTAGACATAGTCAATTTTCATGTCGCCTCTACCAATTTTCTTCTTCTGATAGAGCTTCCAGGACTTCTCATTATACCGATACTCAAAGATATACTTGAGCTTACCCTCGGAGAAAGTCTCTTTGATTCGATAGAGCAGAAGATTGCAGTTGATACCCTTGATCAGAATCTTTCCATTCGCAATCGTTACTTTCGTGAAAGCGGAAGTAACTTTTTGACCCAGGAATCCAGATCCAAAGAGTTTTTCTTTCCAGGTACGGTACTTCAGAGCCGCTCTGCCATCAATCTTATTCGAGTCAACCTGATCTCTCAAGGACTCCATTGCGGAGAAATTGGAGATCATAGAATCGAAGGAAAAGATATCTAGGATAGATTCCTCAGCAGATGCAGAATTCATTGGCTTATAGGCATCCAGCTGATAATACATCATAGGATTGACGCCCACAGTATCCCGATCTTGAAGATCTTCGATGGAATGAGCATCATCTTCAGCCAAATCTTCCTGATAGTAATCATCTGCTGAAATCATGCCGGTATCTTCCTGCTCTTCATCCAGGCCCTCGTCTTTATCTTCAATATAGACAGATTCGGCTTCATTGGCGGGCTGCTTCAAGACAGATTTCTCTGAGTATTTATAGATATACTGATCCAGGATTGCCAGGCAGTCATCGGGAATATAATCCCGATAGACAGAATTGAGCAGCGTCCTGGAGATATACTTGATGGGCTTCTTCGGTCCATTGCCAATCTGCTGAGAAGCTAGATCTGCAAAGACCTGGAAGAAGACATGGTAATCCGTCTCGTAGATCTTGATATAGTTTACGAGAGGATTCCGAACCATGGCAATATCCTTGGCCGCATCTTTTCTCACATCAATCATGAGGTTTTTGGGCCTCTGGTTATTACCAGCCTTCAGCTCAATCTCCAAATTACAAGAGGGGATAAAGAAGTCAGGCACATACCAGTGCTCGCCCTCATGCTCCACGTCGTTAGGGTTCTCATAGTAGTATCGATAACGATTGGGAGAGGGAGACATGATATCGGCGGAGGGGAATCTGAAGAAATTATCCAGCATTTTCAAGAATTCCTTCTCCAGAGAGCCCATGTATGCCACAGATCCACCATCATGGAATTTGTATTCGCCAGAGATTTTACGGTGCGTGAGCATTCTCTCACGGTACTTGGGATCTGCCAGAAGCTGACCTTGGGTTTTACCGTAACGAGCTCTCATACCAGCCATAACACGATCTCTGAATTTCTTTTTGCAAACTTCGGAGCCACAGATCTTGGCATAAGATCCAGTAACTTCATTCCACGGAGTCTCTCCGCCACATTCTCTGCAGTGACCACGATCCTTCCCCGTATACACAAAGTATGCATAGCGAAGGTCGGACCAGCCTTCAGGAATTGTGCCTGGATGCTCCGTTCTCATGTGATTTCCAAATGCCTCATTCTGCTTATAGGATTTACCGCAGATAGGGCATTTCAGATTCGGGAATTTAATCATAGAAAGGCGAACTCCTTTCGTTTAACTGATTAAGGGAAAGTTTTCGGGGATAAAACCGATAGAGCCCATTGAGCTCTATCGGTTCTTGATTTAACCAGGGCCATAAACGTCACAGACATCGCAAGTATGAGGAATGGGAGTACATCCACATCTTCTAATCTCAGAAGTTTCTCCTACTGCAATCCAGTTGACAGTGCCTGTCGTCAGCCGAAGACCACCATTGTAGAACGCCGCTAATGTTGCTCCACTGGCTGACTTGGACTTGATACAGACTGTGGCGCCATTTCGATCGGACTGCACCGATGCCGTAACAGAAGGTACACTGGAGAAGGAACCATATCCAATCTTGACAATATTGGATCCTCCCAGAGAGATGGTACCCTTGCAAATTCGTAAAGCCATTTATACCACCTCACTTCTCATAGAGGCGAGTGATCAGAATTCTCCGATTGGTGATATACTCCACATCCATTCTGTAAGTGAACTGAACCATGTTACAGAAGATGGTGAGCATTCTGATCAAATTCTTCTGATAATTGATGATCTTCCGTCTATCCTCATCGATATAATTTCCTCTCTTAATCAGGCCAATACAGGTATTCTTGATACTGTCATTAAGTCTCTTAATGGCGGCAATATCCTGATTATAGAGAGAGCGGGTTTTAGCAAAGTTCCGGACATCCTGAATCAGTTGGTCGGCCTGTTGACCATGATAGGTTTTCTCACTCTTCCTACCACGGAACTGGGCACGCAGATGACCAAAGAATTCATCCAGAGTATCGATGGAGGAGGGAGCGCCCATCTCAGCAAGCACTTCCTTATCCAGTTCTTTACCCTTCTTATTGAGGATGGTGGTATCGGGCATATTTTCCCAGTTGGCCATATAGTTGGCATTGGTGGTGATAACAGCCCGCAACTTGGTAACTTTGCTATGGAGATATTGGTCTGCATTATGGCCGTAACTCCAGTTGATCAGAACTTGATCTTCCACCTGCTTATACGTGGATTTCATTTCATCGTACTGACTGATAAACTCGTCATTGGCAGCCCAGGCATTCTCCAGAAGTTTGAGAGTGATCTTATTGACTCTCTCCAGAGTCTTAGTAAGACCATCTGCAAGAGTATTGGCTTTCTCCACAAACTCTTGCATCTCATCTTTGGCCATTGTCTGATCCTGGTCGTTGACGTCCTTATTGTCCGTCTTTCGACCCTGCTCAGCACTTCTGGTAATGGTGACAGTTTTTCTCTCATTCTGAGGTACGATGTCGTTGTTAGTAGTCTCATTTGCCTCCATAGCGGCAGAAAAATCATCTAACGCTCGAAGATCCTCTTCCATAGCGCTTAGCATCTGGCTAAAAGTCATTCCATAGTCCATTTTAATCATTTCACCCACTTTAAACCTAAATTCATCGGTTTATCGCGGTGTTTAACGGCTTTTTCAGATAGATATCATTTCCTTGGTAAGGACGAAGATTCTTATCAGTAGAAATTTCAAGAAAGGTTGGTAAGTAGAAATGAACGAAGAAAACATCAATGCGATCATCAACGAAACAGGAACTGGACTCAAAATTGGGGTTATCGGTATTGGTAATGCCGGTAGCCAGGTCGCTCTCGCTGCTGCTAAGAGAGGCATTCAGGTCTTCATCATGAATACCTCTATCAAGGATCTGGATGACTCTGTGGTCGGTAAGTCCATCAAGGCACATCAGATTGGTGATGGCCGTGGTTCCGGTAAGGACCGCGACAATGCCATGGCTCTGTTGAAGAGCAACGGCGCTGGTGGCATCAAGGAGATCTTCGACAACCCGTATTTCCGTCAGACGGTTATGCCGGCTGACATCATCTTTGTGACCTTCTCCACTGCTGGCGGCACTGGCTCTGGTATTGGTCCCAAAATGGCCGAGATGATTCACAAAGCCTATCCGCAGAAGGTCGTCATTCCCTATGGCATTCTGCCCAAGAACGCTGAGAGCGTTATGGCGCAGGCCAACGCGATTGCCTGCGTCGATGATATCACCAAGATCGGTGTGCCCTACATGCTCTCGGATCTGTCTTTCTATGAGGCAGAATCTCAGGAGAACTCTTTCAAGAAGATCGGCGAGTATATGGTCGATACCATGTGCGTTCTGCGCGGCGATTACATGAAGATGTCTGCCAACGGCATGGCCGATGAGCGCGATACCCTCACTGTGATTTCTGAGCCCGGCTATATGACGGTGCATATCAAGGATAAGATTAATGAGGCATCTCTGGCAAACAAGACCCTGCAGGGTTATCTGATCGATGAGATCAAGAACTCTCCCGCCTGTCGGATTCAGCGCGATGGCCTTCTCCAGTATAATCTGGTGATTGCCAACGTCTCTCCCGTGGTAGACGATCCTCTGAAGGCCGGTGACTATACGGAGCTCAATAGCTTCGTGGGCGAGCCCAAGGCCACTTTCGCGAACTATGCTGTTGACGATGCCTGCTATGACTTCCAGGTCATGCTGGTGACCTCTGGTCTGACAGTTCCCATGGATCGCTTTGCTGCGGCCAAGGCCAAGATCGCTGCCAATAAGGCCAAGTACGAAAAGCAGTCCGCTTTGAACCTGCACAAGGAGCGCGAGGAGACTGAGATCAAGGGCAACAAGGCCACCAATAACGTGATCATGGGCTCTGCGGCTTCTACCGAGGCCGATCTCTCCTTTCTTAGCGAAGAATTCTGAGATCGATACACAACTACACGAAATCATAGGATGGATTCCAAGTCCATCCTACGTTTCTTTTTCTTCAAGGAGGAATCGCCTTATGTCTATGAAAGACGAGTTAACGCAGTATCTCTATAACTTCTGCTGTATCCGGTATGATCAGCTGCGAGCAATGAAAACCCTCGATGCAAAGAAATCCACGGAGTACCATATGGTAGCTCCGTGGAAAATTGCAGCGGGATGTCTCATTGCCTGGGTGGTGATCGTCGGTATCATCGAGTTGATTTTCGGAACGGGATATGGCCCTGAGAATCCAATTGCTCTCGCTCTCGTAACTGCGGTCTGTATCATCACTTTGGATGAGAAAGAATATGTCCAGAATGTCAACGCTGGTAAGATCATTCCGAAGAAGGCCGTTGTGAGCTCTAACGATCGAAGCTTTTGTCTCTTAGGTTCAGCTGCTCGTATGTATCAGTATTCTGAAGAAATGCAAGAATTTATTCAGAAATTCTGCAGTGCCAGTAATCCTATTGGTGGGGCAATTATAGCATTGAATACTTTGGATGTGTCCCCTGATGATATTAAGGATTTTGGAGATTTGACCGATACTGTATCCCCAATTTATCAGAGTGATAAGTTGGTAAAAGACTTAGAGAAAAACATTCATGCGGAAATTATTCAGGAATATTTCGCAAGATACCGTAAGCCCATCGTAAAAGAGATTATTGAAAAGCTTAAAGCGGATAAGCCTTTTGATGTCTTTGCGTATAACTGGATGGATTACGCCTACATTGCTCTAGATCTGGAAAGCCAGATGAGAAAAGCTTAAAATACCAGAATATCATTTAGGTGCGATTGAGAAGAAAGTCTATTACAGAAACGACTTCACTCTTAATCAAATCTAACGTAGAAAGGATAAGGTAACGTAGAATGAACCTACTGTCTATGGCGTCTAAGATGTCGCCACAAACACTGGGCAAAGTCAATGCTTTGTGTGGCATTGCCAAGGAGAATGACACGCTCAAGGAGTTGAGCCTGAGGCTGGATGGATGTGATGCGAGAGAAGCATATCACATCCTGTCAAATCTCTCCGATCATGAGCTGCGGGTGATCGCGGCCCTGATCGGAGAAGCGAATGCGAAGTTCAATCGCAGAAAGGGAATTCGGTAATGGGCGTTGATCCAAGACAAGAAGAAAGAAGTTTTGGCGAAAGCCTTGCGGCTCAAATCCGTGAGCTTCGTCGCCAAAACGATAGTCTCATGCACGCTGTAAAGGATCTTGCTGGTTCGCTGACGACGATCTATAGCCAGCAATTGAATACTATGGCAGCTATCAATCAAATTTTGTCAAAGATGGAGGAGACAAAGAATGAGCAAAGACATGAAGATTCTGAATCGGGCGTATGAACTGCTCGATTCGGCGAACGAAATGAGTTCTGATCGGTTCCGGAAGAAGCTTCTGGATCTGATCGGAAACGATGACTTCCTGATGGCCATCTTCAAGCCCACAATTGGAGAGGATGAGTCCAAGGAAGAGATTTCTGCAAAGATTACGCAGATCTATGATGCTGCCAGCAAGAGAAGCACGATCGGGGCGATTGCGGAGGCGCTGTCTGATCATGGATATTATTCTCTGATGCGGCCCTCTGCAACGTTCCTGGTTACTCTGGTGAACCTGGGAATGGCAACTATCGATACCAAGGCATCTGAGCTGGGCCGAGCCAAGGATCACGACGAGATTTCCGAGAGAGAATTCAATCGGAATATGGAGAAGTTGACGAGATATCAGGACGATCTGGCCGATATCGTGGATTATGCCAAGAAGATCGTCAAGAGCTCTGCGAAGAGCCTATCTCGGAAGACTGGCCTTCCCAAGTCCTTCTGCGCCTCTGCCCTCTTCTCTGTGCCGGGCTATAACTTCATCGATACCTATAAGACCGGATTCTATCTGAAGACGGTTCTGGGGAATCTCTATGGAATGGTGAATGCCAATCCGGACGAGTTCGATATAGACTTTGATGAGATTGACTGGAAGCAGCTCTTTGCGGCAGTCTTTGGTGCTCAGCGGATTCCCGATATTGCGTCTCTGATCCTGCTGGAGGGCGCCGAATCCATCAAACGTTATGAGAACTATCATGACGTGAAGGAGTGCTGGGATTCCATCACCCAGTTTGCTCTGAAGACGCTCAATCAGGCGCCCACTTCCATCCGTGATCAGATGATCGAGCTGTATCTGAAGCGTCTCAATAAGATGCTGAAGGATCACGATATTGATCTTCGAATCGATCTGCGGATGATTGACTCCTTCCGGTTTGAGAACCTCTGGGAGTCTGTCAAGAAGTATAAGGGCAAGATCGATGAGATCATGGACAAGGCCAGGGAGTATCTAAAGGAAGAGGAGGACTGAGGAGAGATGGGCCAGTATAAAAAGAATGAGATGGAAGAGGTCAAAGCCTCTATCGAGTTTCTGAGCAATGAGATCCAAACGGTGAAGAGAGGCATCAATGTAATCCTGAACGCCATCAATCAGATGAGTGGAAACTCTCCCGTGGCCAACTCCATTCAGACACTTCAGAATCCGGAATTCCTGAAAGAAGTGGAAAAAGCCACAATGGAGATGCTCCAGAAGGTCGTTCCTCAGATGGGAGATGCTGGAATTGGCGTTGCAACCTTGCAGGCCTCTCCTCAACCCTCTACTTACAATTTCCACGACTGTGTCTTCAATGCTCCTGTAGTCTGTGGGAGCGGAGATGAACACTGCTGGGAAACTGAGGAAACGATCGAAGGCGGCGATGGCTGCGACTGCGAGAGCGACGAAGAGTCCGATGATTGCGCACGCACTACCACAAGAGACTGTAACGATAACGTTGTGAAACAACGAGTGATTCGTGATATCCATGCTCTCACGGATGATCTCCACTATCGCAAGGTCACACACTATGATGAACTCACTGAGATGCTCCATTTCGTCGTTCTCAATCCGGATCAGTATTATTTTGTGAAGACCAGCGATGAGTGGTATGCTGCGGCCCAGACACAGGATAAGACCTATCTTCGGAAGACTTTCAATCGCATTCCCCCGCTGGAACAGTGGTCTGCTGCAGATTGCATGGATTCGCAAAATATTGGACGCCTTGCGGCCGATTTGTATATGTGCATTTCCAGAGACTTTGCAGGGATGTGCGACAAGTGCAGTCATGAAGCGGTTGCTGAAATTGCCATTCATCTGCTCAGCAAGATCATTCAGGGGATCCGGTGCAAAGACATCATCTCTCCTCCGGGCGGTGATGACGATTGATCTATGCAGAGTCTTTACGGCATTTCTGTGTAGAGTGGATCGAGATTGAACATCCGAAGGATACAAGAAACTGGCCGTGGGATCCGTCCTCCGGCCTTTTCTTGATCAATCTCTACGCTCTATCCACATCGGAATGCCTGAATGTAATCCCTACGCCGTTCGTCTCCATCTTGCTGGATCAAGTGGATGCGTTGAGAGATCGATTGATCGGTTCTGATGCGCTCTATCGAGAGTTCTTTAACCAGGATATTATCTCTCTTCCCAGGCGATATCTCTTTGATCCTCTGAATGCTGGCAATCGAAACGTACATCTCAATCGGTATAATTTCACCAGCAATACCTATGGCAAGAACGCATCCGATTGGACGAAGGGAGATCTGCTTTTACTTCGTATCTTGGGATCGAGACCGCACGTGCGGTATTCCATTTACGAGAGCGAAGAATACGAGATCCTTCGGAGACGGTTAGAGCAACTGGGAAATGCATCCAGTTCTACGATTCGGTATTCGGAGAATCTACTGGACGCAACGTCTCTCGTTGAAGAGACGAATCGTTTTCGTCAGACCTCTCCCGAGACCATGATTGTGGCAGCTCCTATCGTGGGTGTCTTGAAGCCCATTCGGAAGTCCAAGGAGTATAAGGTCATCAATGGAGTTCTGGGAATGTGCACCGATGACGTTCAGTTGGCAATTCCGGAAGAACCTTCTTTCCAGGAATATGACAAGGTACGGATTCCGTTCCAGGACTTCTATCGTACGCAGTTCCATAAGGCATCGGGAGAGCCCAATCGAGCCAAAGCGGTCGTTTACACGGTCGTGGAATGCGCTGGGGGCGTTTTCTCCTTCCAGGAATTCACGCCCAATGCAATCGTAGAGATCAAAGATGAGAAGTACGTTCGTACCATCAATCACCTCTTTACGATACAGCCAGAGCTAGGCTCTCGTGATTTTGGGAATGCTCCCACACCACAGGTGAGATTGCGGCATAAGATCGAAGAAGGGCTGATCCCCTATATCAAGGAGAATCAGAAGTTTCTCAAGAAGCACTATGAGAAACTCTTCTATCGATCTGACATGCCCAATGGGATCTATAAGATGCCTGGTGGACAGATTGTCTCCTCTCTTGATGTGAAAGGTGAATGAGAAATGATCACGATACTTCTGGAAGGCGATGCAAATCAGTTTGGGAAAGTGGAAGCGGCTCTTCGGGGTAGCAGACCTTTTAGGCCCATAGACGAAAAAGATTTCTTCATCGATTTCACGATCAATCCCGATAGCACCTGCATTATCCTTGGCAATCCCAACGATCACGACATCGTGTTGAAGGCAAAACTGGATGAATGAGGTTTTGAAGAGAGGGATGTAAATCATCCCTCTCTTCCTCGTTAAATTCCAATAAATATTAGATTTCTTTTTATACAGATACCGTACATCCCTCTAATTGATTGGGCCGTCCTGTATTTCTCATAGAACTCACATGTCTGATCAATAATTCTTATTTTGAAAGGAAAATCTCTCATGGCTCTCTATTATGTCAACGACTCCCTGATCACCGACGAGATGGTTGGCGAAAGCTCCTGGCCCTCTGGCGAAACATATAAGCGTTATATGATCCGCAGCATCCCCTTCTTGAAGAAGATGGATGATGGTTCTATGATCGAGCAGACGCGGCCCATCTGCGCACACAATTGCAGCGATGATCCCTCTTCCAAGACCCGTGTGACTTCTGTCATTCATGAGGGTGCTCGTACACCCAAGGTTACCGTACGCACTTCTACCGATACTCGGTATGAGAGCGATATCTTCGTGGTGGCCATTCCCTATGATGGTCTGATCAAGCCCATCGATCATGATGAGAAGGCTCTGTCCATCTTCAAGACTCTGATGATCAAGTCTGATCGGATGTCCATTGCCTTTGAGGATCGGAAGTATAAGCGCGTTGCGTACTTTGTCTGTCGCCCCGACTATCGTGAGCTGGGTCAGGATGGCTGGTATTCCGACGCCTGCTCTCTGAAGGTTACCTTTGCGCAGTCCAACAAGACCCGCAACGATCAGCCCGATGAGGAGGTTCACTGGACCTTCAAGACTGTCACGGTCCGTTTCGGCGCCGACGGTATGTACGAGATCTACTCTGATGAGGAGACCGCGCCCTTCGATACCTTCAATCCCGATGATATCAAGAGCGTGCCGATCTGCAACGTGGTTCAGCCCACTGTCATCAGCGAGAACGACCAGCAGAGTAATCGTGGCGGAAAGCGTCGCTAAGAAAATTTATATCCCTAGAGCTGAAAAGCTCTAGGGATATTTTTAAACGAAAATGATAGTATGCAGCCACAGGTAAGGATCCCCATTCCATCCATAGCCTCGATTAGTCATTATAGTGGTGAAATTCGATTCTGTTAATCTAATACTAATGTCATAGTCTAACCGCCAATCATTAAATCCAGAGGAAATGCTATGATTTGTACTAAACGCTGCAGTAAATCCAGTCTGGAACATTCCATATGTTCCCACAGCAGAAATAGCATAAAAGAGAGGTGCGGATTCAAGTTGACCGGAAGCAGTATAACCATTTATTACGAAACTAAGTGGAAACCATCCAATTGGTGATGAAATTTCAGATGGTAATGCTAATGTACTGCCTGCAGAAAATTTATATATCACAAATTGACTTGAATTTACTCCATTTGAATTTGGGATATATCCAACTATGCATTCTGCCATAGAGATAAGCAAGGTACGAACAAACGAAGTCGTTCGTACCTTGCTTGTGCACCAGCCGACCCGATCGCCACTCTTTTGGCTATTGGGTATCTAAGCTAGCGCCCACGTTTGTACAGTCCAACGTTAGTGGACTTCATTAAAAGAGTTTTACAGTACACGTATTATTACTCACTGAATCCACTGTACCAATCACAAAAGAGCAGTTTGGGGACTTAGCCGCAGTTAAACGAAGTAATGAGAGAGGTGCATGAATAATCCCGTTATGCGACAGAGAATCGGAATACATATATCCGCTAGCCTCTTTAAGTCCGCCACTATCTGGCATTGAATTGAGATTAATACTTAGCATTCTCTCAGTTGGTAAGTTGATCCATGTAAGTAAATCGGTTGCGTATGGCGTTGAGTTTGTGCCACATTCTCCTGTGTGAATCACGATAAAGTTATTTTCGTTAACAGGGCATAGATTCATCCAGCCATTTCGGCTGTATGTACCATAATACCCTGGTGCTTCTAATGTAATAATATCGCTCCAGGTACTATAATTTGAGCTAACATCCGATTTTCGAATGTGGAGAAGACCATGCATTGGTCCGGAGTGATCCCTTGCAGTATAGTATGCCTGATATATTGCGCCATTGTAAACGATAACATTTGAGAATTTATTATCGTATGTATCAGACACGCCAGTATTAGGATCTTCGATTTTTGTAATAGCGGTTGGACGGAACGATCCATTGTGCGTTACAAGGTAGCATCTGTTATTCGCGCTTCGTTCTCGGATTAATCCATAATTTCCGTTAAGATCATAATAGTCTTTCCCGTATATGGAATCAAAGTTTCCACCAGTTACAATTGATCCAAGGCTTTGGCGTGTTATCGTAAAAGCTGTATAGCTGGTATTATACTGGTAAAGATAAGCTGTGCTGCCATCAAATTCCACAAATCCTCTAAAATTTGGGCTTAGTGGAACGAAATTGTATTGAATATTGGAGTTTTCGATTGTGGAAACTAGAGTTAATTTTGTGGTGATCTCATAGGTTAAAATTTCTCTATTAAAAAGAACTGCAAAATGAGTATCATCTAATTTCCCGATAAAATATTGATAATCTTTTGAATTCCCAACATTGGACGATGCGAGCGTTGTTTCATTTGTGACCTTTACACAGTGAATATATGAGCGGCTCCCATCATACGGATAGAAATATCCATTGGCAGTATTATAGTACCCGAGATATGAGTCACTGGTTAGGATATCTTTGCGCTTTGGCCTTCCAATTCCAACGATATCTCCAACGGACACTGGATTATTGGTATCAATATCAAGAGTGATCGAAGCATCGCTTCCTCCACTTCCGGTAGTGCCGAAGCTTTGGCAAGGGATGATGCTGTCTGCCATTAAATTAATAAAGACCATGGACGGCAGCCGTCCATGGTCTTTCCCCCGCGAAGGGTCCTTAGCTCCGTTATAGAGCGTAAATAGAAACAGTCGCCGTTAGGCGAAAGATTTGATATAAATATCATTTAGATAGAATCTATAAAAGGAGGAACGTTTTTATGTTAGTGCCCGCAATGCTACACAGCGATGAAATACGCGAAAACTTTTATCGTATCTTCTACGATCCTGAGTATCAATATTACTTTGGCGTAGATCGTAGATGGAGCCCTGATATGAACGAAGACCAGGATAACATGTATATCACTCATCGTTTCGCAAGTATCGATGCTTCAGGAAAAGTAATTGGGTATATTGGTTATACCCTCAACGCTGCCACTCGAGAAGCGAGTTCTTTTGGGGCTATCAACTTTTACAAAGATGATGGCACTATTACCTTTGCACGAGATCTATTCCATGCTATTGATAATCTCTTTATGCTGTATGGATGCAATGTCATGCATTTCTTCGAGATTGGTGGAAATCCAATTGGAAAGACATATGACAGGCTCGTGAAACGATATGGTGGGCGGCTTGTGGGCGTTCAACGAGATACCGCACAGGGTCTTGATGGGAGACTATTGGATACTAAAATCTATGAAATCCATAAAGATGATTACTTCCGAACCTTACTGGCGAAGAAGGAACATCGAAAGGAGGAAAGGGCGTAACAGCCCTTTCTTTTTGCTTAGATTTCTACTCATTTCGATATCATTTCCTCGATGACACCCTACATAACTTTCGTGGAAAGGAAGATCATATGTCACTCGTTGAAGATTTGAGAGCAAATGACAAGAAAGGACTCTTTAAGTCCAATGATGAATTTGTGAATTACTCCACTGGCCTCTTGCCGCTGGATTATGCCAATGGATTCTGGATGACCGAGGTGGATGAAAAGACAGGAGAGGTATCTCGTATTCCCATCCCTGGTATCCTGGGAGGAAAACTGATTCTGCTCTTTGGCACCACTGGCTCTGGTAAAACCACTCTGGCAATCCAGATGGGCTTCTCTATCATCAAGAATTTTGCCGATGGCATTGAGATGTTGGTGGACTGCGAGCAGACAGCCTTGAAGGAGAGAATCTGCTCTATCACCAATAACAACCAGGACGATCCCAGGCTGATCCTCAATGTGGATAATACTTCCATTGAGGATGTCCTTAATATCATCAATTCCATCTGCGAACTGAAAGAAGAGGGTGGAAAGAAGTACATGTATGAGGTGAAGCATCGCACATACAATGGCAAATCTTTCTGGGCCTATGTCCCCACAGTCATTATCATTGACTCTCTTCGTCAGTTCAATCCCCGGAATAAGGATATTGTGTCTCTGGGCACCAATATGGACAACGCGACTGAAGCAAAGTCCATTGCACGGTTCCTGGATAACATTATCAATCGAATCAATAAGTATAACATTACCGTCATCTATACCAATCACATTCAGCCCAAGATGGAGACCAATCCCTATGCGGCTCCTCCTCGTGGCTTGATGCTCTCTCCTCAGACAGAGACTCTCCCAAGAGGTACGCGCCCACTCTTTCTGGCTCATACTGCGATCAGAGCCAATTCCATCAAGAGCAATATGTACACCAAAGACGATGTTGGATTTGATGGCTTCGTGGTCAATTTGCTCCTGGCCAAATCCAAGACTAACTTCATTGGCGCAACCCTGAATGTGGCCTTCAATGCCGCTAAGGGTTTTGATCCTATCTTCACCATGTTTGAATTTGCCAAGCAGTGTGATCTGGTACGGGGTAAGAATCCCTACCTTTACATTGAGGGTATGGAAGATATGAAGTTCTCCCGTAAGAATTTCGTCAAAAAGATGATTGATGAACCCCAGTTCAATCGGAAGTTCATGACCATCATGCAACCCTATCTGGAAGCTCTGCTTGGTGCTAAGGAGGTCACAGAAGATGACAAAACCCAGTACGGAGACTATGCCACTATCGTGGAAGATTATGGTGAAGAAAACTCTGCTGGTGATGTACCCGAAGTCGTTTGCTGACAAGAATGAAGATACAGGCTCAAACCGAGCCTGTATCTTCATTTCATTCTCAACTTTAGGTCAAATATTATTTTTGTAAGGAGGTGTTAGGGATGTATACATACGAAACGGATCCCATTATTCAATCTCTAATTGATCACATGGCATTGGCAAAAGAGGGCAAATCGATCCCCAAAGAAGACGACGGTGTATTTGGACTCGATACGGGAAGTCTCTATCCAGATATTTTGACGCATTATGAACGAGACAGCGCCAGTATCGATCATGCGCAAGAAATGCTTCACGCTCTTTCTAACTCACTTTATGGTCTTATGGGCCAGTGCCCAAAAGCTCGAAAGTATACTTTCAAAAAGTTAGATCGTGGCGAGTACGAAGACGATTCGCGTAAGCAACTCATCGATGAATTGCATAAACAACTTGCGTATTTGAAACAGAAGTGGCCGGTATGAAAAAGCTTTCCATTTATCAGCAAATTGTCAAAGCAATTGACGATCGATACTGCGTGAAACTCATACAGAGATTTTTGAGTGAGAACGATATCACAGGATATCAAAATCATCACGCCTCGCACCTATACCCCACTGGAGTTCCTGGCGTACAACTTCAAATTCAATCTGATCGGATTCCTGAAATACCTGGGTATCATATCACTGTTTATGCTAGATATCGTACATCTCGAGTGATGAAAAGACCGATCCATCTCGTAGAATTTGATGTAAGTTATCAGGATATCTGTACTGAGGGACTGCAACGTGCGCTCCTGGCAAAGCTTCGATTTTACAAGAGCGAAATTCATGGAATCATTTCTTCAGCCTTGAAAGAAGATATTGATTTTATGAGCTGCGATCTTCGAGGCTTTTATACGCTTCGATAAGAACGGCAAAAAGAAAGAGCTTTTCATTAGCTCTTTCTTTTTGCCGTTCTCAAAGCTTTATCGACGAGATATCATTTCTATGAAGATAAAGGTAGAGGACGAAGGATTGATTCTCTATCAAATTTAACTTTTAAGTCTTCAAGAAAGGAAATCTTATGTACGTTCAGGACCGGCATGCCTATCATGTGAGCCTTACTCGCTGCTATAGTAATTCCGATCAGCTCGTCAGCACCCTTGATAGTCTATGGAAATTATCCAAGCAGGCCCTCGTGGAGTTCTATACCCTGGATAACATCCTCTACAATGGTCCTCAGAGTCTTGAAGAGACATTTGTGAATGATCCAAATCCGCATGTCAAAGCTTTGCTGGCATTAATTGGTGACGCATATCAATGCCAGAAGTCTTTGGTGGCTCTGATGAAGAGCCAGTATCAGGAGATTTGCGGGATGCTTCAAATGCAGTACCCCGCTTCTACTGTGTCTGCGTGCTTTGTCCGGCAGCTTGATGAGATGCTGGCAGCACGGGCATGTGCTGAAACAGCAATCAACGCGTTCAAAGAGGAGCTTCGCGCTTATCGCGAGGACCTCTAAGCTCAAAAAGAAAAGTCCTTCGTGGGCTTTTCTTTTTAGTTTTTATAGGGATCCAAAGGCGTATATTATGCCGTTGAGGTCGTAAAAGGGTACTGATTTCTTGACATCCCATCTAACACTGTAATTCGTTGTAAAAGGAGGAAATATGTTTTGATTGATATAATGATAGTAGATAACTTTGTGGGTCATCTTTTTAATCAACTTCCGTTTGAAGAATTTCAAAAAGAACTCCACCGGATCGCGCATGAAGATATTCGAATATGGAAAATCAGCACTTGCCAGTTTAATCCAAATATTTCGTATGCGTATAGCTTTGCAGATGAGATTATGCTCTGGGTTGAGATTCCAAAATATATTGATCTGGTTGGACGCACACGAGAGTTTTTGCCAGTGTCTATCATACTCAGTAAAGAGATAGCAATGAACTTTAATAAATCTGATTATGATCAATTGATGAATAGGGTTCGATCTGATTTAAACCCGTGTCGATATATCGCATATATTACTGGGGAGGGCACGACGCCGGTAGATGATAAAACATTTGAGAATGTAACCAAGAAGTGACATTTTTATCGGTAGGAAGGATGAGTTTGCACCATGGCAGTCATTGACATTTCCAAATACGCTGAAATGAATGAAAAGTTTGGGGACTGCATGTATCGAGTATGGGGTCCGACTTTGATTGGGTTCCCCAGCGATACCGACAGTTCCCGGGCTCTGATGGCCACAAGCCAGCAAAAACAGTTTCTGACTTTACTCCACCCTGATGTCCCCCACGTCCTCACCGGATTTGAGAACGCTTTCGGAAAATACAATCGTTCCTATCTGGCTCTGAAGGGAACCTGGGAAGTCGTTGATAAGATTGACAAATTTGGTGATGGGAGCATCTATACCCTCGTCATCTTTAATAAGGAAACCAAGACCTACGATATGATTGAAAAGATCGTGGCAGAGACCAAGACAGAGAAGTTTGGTTTCCTCTATAATACCCAGAAAATGGATCACCTTGATGTAGGTGATAAACTCTCTGATGAAGTTCTGTATGCTTCCACCTCTTACGATAAGCATATGAACTATCGACTTGGCAAGAATGCCAAAGTCATGTATTCGACTTCGAATCCCACCATTGAGGATGCTATCTACGTGAGAAAGGGATGGGCTGATAGTGTCGAGTTCGTGGAGCTTGATACCGTATCCATTCCTCTGAATGATAACGATATCTTCATCAATCGATATGGTACTGATGAAGACTATAAGCCTTTCCCCATGGTGGGAGAGCATGTGAAGGACAGTGTCCTGGCCACGACTCGACGGATCATCAAAGAGCATTTGCTCTATGATTTCCAGAGTCGAAATCTGCGCCAGTCCTCTTCTACAGATGTGGATTATTTCACCTCAAAGGACGCACTGGTATATGACATCAATGTGTATTATAATGGGGATGATGAATTCCCCGATACGCTCTTCTATCGGGAGCTGAAGCAGATCTATGAAGCTTGCCTGCAGTATGCTGCTCGCCTGACAGAAGTAGCAAAGGGAATCAAAGAAAAGTGCAAAGAGGATCCCACTCTTCACTACACTTCCAATGTCCCTTATATCATCTCAAAGTACCAGTATGTCAATAATCCCGAGTATAAATGGAAATACAAGGATCGGGAGTTCTCCAATATCCTGGTGACTTTCAAGACCTTTGCTGTTGTCTCTCTGCAGGCTGGATATAAACTCGTAGGTCGTTACGGCGATAAGGGCGTTATCTCCAAGATTGCATCTGACCATATTGCTGAAGATACGGGCGAGATCCAGTATATCCAGGACCTGGTGAAAGATGGTATCGTCAATTCCTTCCAGGAAGAGTTGACTCCTGAAGAGATGGCTGATCTCGCAAAGAAATTCCACATTGTGGAAGATTCTGAAATGCCGTACATGGAAGATGGAACCAAGGTCGATATCCTATTGAATGCATCTGGCGCTATTCGTCGACTGAATAATGGCCAGCTGGATGAGGTTGATCTCGCCTTCCAGATGGAATGCATCCGGAAGAAGATCTGTGAGACAGAGGACATTGACGAGAAATATGATCTTCTCTTCAAGTTCCTGGAGATTGTCAACGAAGACGAATATAAATTCTTCTATGGCAAGTATGCGTCCTGGTCTCAAAAGGTTACCATTGACGGGCATACCATCACGATGCTGAATCGAAAAGAGAAAGAGGCCTTCATCAAGGATGTGGAGGAGAACGGCATCTATCTGGTGAAGCCGCCTCATGCTCACATTCGTTATGATACGGTGAAGGCGGTCTATGATGCTTTCCCCTTCATCGAGCCGGTTCAACTTTACATCGATAAGTTCGGCATTCCTCGTAAGAAGATTATGCGGAGATGCATTGTGGGTACCAAGTACATGTATGCCCTGAAGCAGACCTCCAATAAGAACTTCTCTGCACGGTCTATGGGCCGTGTGAATAAGAAGGGATTGCCTGAGAAATCCACCGATAAGAGAGACAATCGTGCAGAGATCTCTCACAATCCGTTGAAGCTGGGCGAGGTTCATAACCTCATGGCTTCTGTTTCTGGCCGAGATATGGCGGAGCATAATATCTTTACCAGATCTTCCCCTGTCGGTAGAAAGTCTTTGAAGAGAATTCTGCAAGCCGCTGGAGATCCGATGCAGATCCATAAGTTAAAGGTCAAAGATAGCTATCGGAACGTCAATGCCGATATTCTGAACGCTTATCTGAAATCTATGGGTATTCGGATCAACTTCCTGACCGATGTGGATGATCTCCAGGATGTCTATATGGACGTGGAGCAGCTCTACAAAGTGGATGGTCATACCATTCTGGATACACCCATGAATCGAGATCTCTATATGCGGTGCTTCAACGCCTATACCGAGTATAATGACAGCGAGATTGTCGTCCTGGATAACCAGATGACTCTGGACGAGTATATCTGGAATCAGGTCTTTGCCCGTGAAGATATGCAGGATATCCCCGAGTCAGTGCAGCAAGTTTGCAGAGAGTCGACAAAGGGAACCTACGATCATATCGACCACACTAAGGACGAAGACGAAGAGGATGACTGAATTAAAAACTTCCTAGGGATTTCTCCCTAGGAAGTTTTCTTTTTATGCAAAATCAAAGTCGTAGAAGGTTGCAACACCATAATTGCCTGACGTATTTCGCACTGTGATTGCGTTATTATTTCTAGTGAATGATACCTTATCAAGAATAAACGATATTGGTGTAGTATCATCTTTCAGTAGCGTGACTGCATATCGTAAATAGTATGGCGGAGAATATGTATCGCCGGTATCCCATGTATATAAGTCGCATAAGCATAAGTCGTTATTTATTGTGTGCGACTGATTTCCAGTTGACAGTCTGATCGAGGAAGTTGCAATAAACAAAACATTTCCAATAGCTTGGGATGGGTTAAATCCACAATATGGGACATTGAATGCTTCCATGATTTATTTTGGTACTATCTGTCGCGGCGACAGATAGTACCAAAAAATTTTCGCGACAAGCCTTACAGGCTTTCAATTACGCAAAATTGAATTCGTAGATAATAAAATTTGTTAGTGCCGTGCTTATATTGTATGACTGTGACATTGTGATCTTGGCGCCTTCTTTGCTGAGAGAAACTCCGCCAGCGAGCGATGCCGTTATGGAATTAAATGAATTATCTTTCAACGATGTTATAGAAAATTCATAAGCTGATACTGTATTTGAAGTTACCGCAGCATTGATATGAATTACACATAGATCTGAAGATACTGTATGATAATAAGTGATCATGCTTGATAATGAATACGTTTGCGTTGATATAAATGAAAGATTACCAATCGCTTGATTTAAATCAATTCCGCAATACGGGACATTAAAAGCGTCCATAAATCATTTTTGTACTACCTGGCGCAGCGCCAGGTAGTACAAAAAATTTTTTCGCGACAAGCCTTACAGGCTTTCATTAAGCGAAATCAAATTCATAAATAACGACAATTACTGATTCTGCCCCGGACCCATTCAGTTTATTCATACTGATCTCTGCACCGGATTTTGAAAATTTGAATACTGGATATCCAAAATTAATTTCAGACAAATTTGTTTCTTTGTATGCCGTGATACATATGTCTCTCGTAATAGTAGTATTTGAAAACCACATCTTGGTATTAAAATGAATCATGCAGATGTCATGTATTATAGTATGGAATGCTTGACTGGCTCCGGTGGTAAACGAATATGTTTCAGAGGTAGCAAAATGGCAGGACGGAATTGTTTGATTTGGATCAAACAACGAATATGGAATATTAAAAGCGTCCATAAATCATTTTTGTACTACCTGGCGCTGCGCCAGGTAGTACAAAAAATTTTTCGCGACAAGCCTTACAGGCTTTCATTAAGCGAAATCAAATTCGTAAATAATGCAGTCGATTGTTTTTGACGACGTTAGCCAGGTGAATGATACCGATGGTCCAGATTTGGTAAGAGTCCCATATTGGACCTTCTCTAAAGAAATAGTGTAAGTAAAGCTTTCATTTAATCGAGCCGTTATGGAGATATTCCACAAATATGCATTATAAATCAACATATAGAAACTAAATGTACAAATATCGTGCGTAAGAGTATACTGCTCAGAGGGGTTGCTTTGATTTATGGTCAATATTCCTGTTTTCTGAAATGACAAATTTCCAATTGCTTGGTTTAGATCAATTCCACAGTAAGGTACGTTGAAAGCTTCCATAAATCATTTTTGTACTATCTGGCGCGGCGCCAGATAGTACAAAAATTTTTCGCGACAAGCCTTACAGGCTTTCATTAGCGAGGAACTGTAACGCGTGCAGTGAGAGTAAGGTATGGGAAAGACCAGGACGTATAATATTCTGACAATGGCGACGATCCTCCACGGTTGTAGTAGATGTAAACGGGGCCAGATGTTTTAAATTGGAGGAATGCTGTAGTTGAGTCGTACGCTTGTCTTGCAAAACTTTGAAGATCTCCCCACGTTCCTCCAACCAATTTCGTTTGAGGCGCAGTATATCTCGTTCCCATAGAGAAATCAAGAAAATTGTCGCGTTGAGTAATCGATTGAAGATTAGAGCCCTTAAAAGTCACATACCAATAGCTTCCAAGTTTAAGATTGGATTCACCGCTTCCAGATTTTGCAGTGGTAATCGTAACATCGGTTGATGTTAATTGCCAACCAGCAAGATACGTATAATCCGTTGGAAGATTTAGGCGAAAAGTTGGATAATAATTTTTATTGTTAAACGTGGTAATATTCATTCGAAAAGAGGTCGATACTGTCTTTTCAGTCGGAACTGGAGGTTCCGAGACATCAATATCGCCATATTTTGCGAGGATGCATTCTGCCATAATTTAAAAGAGCTCGAAACACGCTTGCTGTTTCGAGCTCTTTGGCGTGCGATCTCAATCCTGTGCGTAGATAATACACTAAAAGCACTTTCTGTTTCAGCCCTATCTCGATCAAGCAAAGAATCGTGTCGTAAAAATATAACGCTACAAACCTTACAGGTTTGAGGAAAATAAGGGGCGGTAGCCCGTGGACAGACGAGCTACCGCAGTAGAAAGGAGTTGATATGGACTTCAAAAGCGCAAGAACACTGACAAGCCCAAGGAGAAAAGAAAGGTGCCACAAGACTGTCGACCCGCACATGTCAACAGCGCATGAAAGTGAGAATCCAGAATGCCAGCAAACCCATTCCAGAAAATCTCACCAAAGGCGAAACGCTGGCCAAAGTGGCGTTACTTTGCAACCAGCTTAATTTAAGGTTCTTCTATCACTTCTTATACCAGACATCAGTAAATACCGACCAAAAACACCCCATTAATCGGAAATGGGGTGATGAAAGTTGATAGAGAGACCCATTTGTCAAGGTCAGCAAGAATTGACTCCTGCTATGGAGATGACGACTGCTGAGCTAGTCGATATTATTGGAGGAAGGAAAGAGCTCTTTAATCAGTTTTACGATCGAGTGGTAGCTGGTATGAGAGCAAGAGGAAACCAACTTCTCCGAGCTATCTCCAAGTATCGCGATAAAAACATTGAGACTTTATCCTCTCCTTACCTTCTTAATTATACCATTTTTGGTGTAGAAGATCGTCAGATCATCTGGAAGGTAACGAGTATTGACGAGGATGAAGTTGATAAAGCTATCAAAGAGATGAAGAAGTATATCAGAGAGAATTGCAAACTGCGTGGTTACCAGGCACCCGCAAGTCTCTTTGAAAATGTCACGGGCTTTCGTGTGATTCTTCTTCTGATCATGAGATACTATCTAGAGCGAGGCCAGAAAGAGGAATTGGAAGAGTGCTGCTCCTACATGGGATATTCCATGTTCTATACACTCTTCATCAATTCTTTCCGTCACGGTATTCGAAAAGAGACGATGATCTACACCATGAATACGATGTCTAATAAGCACAAGTTGAAGCATCAGAAAGATGTGGATGGCCTGCTTACCTATGGCATTAGTCTCTGCGTGCAGACCTACAAGCAGCGTATTATGGATTGCACTGATCATGATATCATTTATATCATCGGCCAGTTCAAATCCAGAGAGCGTGGCTATATCGTCTCGATCGCCCAGAAGTATTATGAAAATGATAAGAAGAAGGAAGCGGTCTTCGTCAGTAATGCTATGCTCACCAATAATGAGGAAGGCACTGCTGAATTTGTGGAACGTAATTCTACGACAGGTCTCGTTGATTCTCTGGCACAGGAGTATGCTTCAAAGTTCTTCCAGAAGCCCATCGATGATCAGATCGTCAATATCTGTGCTAAGATGACCGATATTTCTCGTCTAGAATTGAAAAATGCTCTGAATCAGTTGAAGGCAGATAAGGGAAGAATTCCCGAGATGAGATCTTTCTATGAGGGAATCTTTTATCTGTATACTGATGCGGAGCAAGGTAAAGAGATCGACGTTCACTCTAAGAGATTCCTCTCTGTCATGAATGACATCTATAAGAAGGGAAACTCTAAAGAGAGAAATATCACAGCGGTGAAAGCGTATCTGGATAAGTGGCTGAGTGCTGCTTCTGCTTTCTATCGAGAGAATAACAGAAGTGCCACTCTGAATAACTACAGAAAAGCCACCTTCCAGTACCTGATCTTCGCTGTGACTTTGAGACGATAATGTAACCATATCAAAGATGAAAGAAGGTAATCATGCAATGAATGCATATCTCACTGCATTGGAATCTTTCGAGAATGAAACCCACCAGATCTATGGCGACTTCGTTCTGGAATCTTTCGCCCCCACTGGTGCTATGGAATCCATTGGCGGCCGTGTCCAGCAGGCGTGGAATACGCTAAAGGAATTGGCTCACAAGATCTGGGAGGCCATTAAGGCAGCAGGCCGTGCGATCAGATCCGGTATTAGCAAGATCGTAGGCATGGTTCGGAAGTCTCCCGATGTCGTCGTCGTCGACCCCAAGGACGTAACCGTTCTGAACGATGAGGCCGATGACATTCTGAAGCAGATGAATGAGAAGGCCAACCAGTTCAAGGAAGTCTCTGACGCTGCCTGGGAAGCCGTTGAGAATGATGAGCCTGAAGCTGCCGTTTCCGTGATCGATCGGATCAAGGGCATCTTCTCCAAAGCCAATGACAGCTATGTCGCTGAGGAGCAGGCAAAGGATTTCTTTACTCGCCTCTGTGAGTCTGCTCTGGAAGCAGATGAGGGAGAGGCTGAGAAGCCCAAGGCGACCAAGAAGTTCAATGTCGCTGCTATCAAGCAGAAGATTGCCAAAGCCGCTTCTTTTGCCAGTGATCAGTTGGGCAAGGTGGAACAGTTGGTCTCCAAGATTACACAGAAGATCAACTCTCATAAGCCCGAAGATGATGAGAACGCTGGCGAGGAGACCAAGAAGCAGGGTGCTTGGAGCCGTATTCTGCGTGCTCTCGGCAGCTTTGCAAACTTCTTCCGCGGCATTCCCAGCAAAGCAAGTGCTCTGTTTGGGCGTATTTTCAAGAAAGGCGGAGCTACCGTTAACGAGTATAACGGCCCCGATCCCACTGCTCAGCCTTCTATTGGGTGATGTAAATGAGAACTCTTCATGAGAGAAAACAGCGAGTCATCGATTATGTCTGTAAAGCGCTGGATCTGATTGAAGGAGGAAACGTTAACTCCTCTCGCTATAGAGAAGAATGGGAGAAGATGTCCGACAATCAGTTTTTGGCTATGATGGAAGATTTGCGTGCTCATGAGATGAAGCAGTTGGTCTATCTGGAGATCGTTGAGTTTGAGAGAGATTTGAAGCTCGATAATATCCAGAAGTGTGCTGATTTCATGGGCGTTCCTCTGTATGAGTACGTGGCCATTTCAGATGTGACTGGGGATAATGACAATGTCGTCGTTACTCCTGAGCCTGTCCCTGTTGGCTATGCTCATTATAAGAGAATGCAGCAGACGGTCTTGAAAAAGACCTCCACTTCCATCAAAGTTAACAAAAAGAATCCGCTGTCTGGTCAGGTGGTCTATGCAGACAAAACCGTCCGTAATACAGACGTGGAGACTTACGCCATGATGTCCTTGGGAGCTAAGCAGGGATTGAGAGAGTTTATGGGACCTCGTGCAGACGATCCCGTCGCAGAGGCAGAGATGTATTCTGCGATTGCGTCTGATGGTTATGTCCGTATGGAGGATCTCACCAATGATCCTTCCAATAAGGTAGCTATCAATACGCTCAACTCTTTCTTTTTGCTGCAGGGCTTTACCACCAATCTGGTTGGGCCCATGGGGATGTATCCTATTCCAAAAGAAGATCCCAAGAAATAAATACAAAAAGAAAAATCTCCAGAGCTTTTATGCTCTGGAGATTTTTGATTATTAACCGGAGATTATTCGTCATCATACGGATCGATTGTAACTTCCGTTGATAGACATACTTCATCATCCCAGTCAATAAATCCGCCGTATCCATTTACCAGTTCATCCATTATATTTTCCTCCTTTGTTTTTCTTCAAGAGAATGATATGTTTAACAGTTTTAGAAAAATTCGGTAAATCAAAAATTAAATATAGATCTTTGTGAAAGGATGATAAAACATGCCGACTGTCCCGACTAACGATCTTGGTATTCAGGCGAAGTGGCTAACGAAGAATCGCAGTTACACAAATCCTGTTTCCAAGACAAAGACGAAGCTGATGCTTCACAGTACCGCTACGCCTGGTGCTCCCGCTGAGAATTTCTTCCCTGGCTGGAACACAACGTCAGCTTCTTGCTCCGTGGAGTTTATTCTGGATAATGAGAATATTCTGGAATTCCTCCCCATTGGTAAGAATGGCAAGGGCTGCATCAAGAGCTGGCACTGCGGTGCTGACGCTAATAACACCCATGTGGCCACCGAGGTATGTGAGCCGATTGAAGCACAGCTGATCCGCATCAACTACAAGGCGCAGTCTCAGGGCGGTAAGTACAATCGTTCTTACACCATCAAGAGACTGCAGATGGAGCTGAAGAGACTGGGGTATTTTAATTCTTCTGTGGATGGTAACTTTGGTCCTTTGACAGAAAAGGCTGTAAAGGCATTCCAGAAGGCAAAGGGCCTTACTGTCGATGGTATTGCAGGTACTGCAACCTTTGACGCCATGCAGACCGAAGGTTCCTACATGAAATATGACGTGGAAGGAGCAACTCCCTTCTTCAATGCCGCCTACAACAAGGCCGTGCATCTGTTTGCCTTCCTTTGCGATTATCTCGGGGCAAAGCCTTCTGAGATCATTTGCCATTCTGAAGGATACAAGCAGCGCATCGCTTCCAACCACTCCGATGTAACGCATTGGTTCCCGCTGCATGGTAAGAGCATGGATGATTTCCGCTTTGATGTGCAGAAGGATATCAATGGCACCTATGTGGATCTGGGCAGCACCTCTACGTCCAGTAACGGCAATGAGACCTATCTCACGGCCGTTCAGTCCCTTGTCAATGTGGGTATCATTGCCAATTCCGATTACTGGAATACGCTGGTGGATGCTACTGAGATCGATTCCGATAAGGTTGAGAATTTGATGCAGCAGGCTGGTCTGTATTATGTGACCAAGAGCCACGTGTATGGCGCAGACTGTTTGGCTTATGTGCTTCCTCTGGATTATCCTGATACCTGGAAGGGTACTAACTTCAGCGTTGCTGGTGTGAAGTCCCTCATCAAGAAGGTGGCTGCTAAAGCTGTCGATGATGGAATGGATATGGATTACACCTATCAGGAAGCAGTCCAGCTCTGCGTGGAAGTGGGTATTATCAATACTCCCGACTACTGGATGAGCCTCGAGACTGCCAGTTCTGTTAAGGCCAACTATGTCCAGGCTTTCATTCGTCAGGCTGCTGCTTACTTCGTCAAGATGGACTATCAGTATGCCGTTGCTGCTGTTAAGAATCCCATCAACATGAACTCTGAGACTCGCTGGAGAGAGAAGGACTTCACCGTGGGTATGGCGAAGGCGCTGGCGAAAGCCGTTGCCGCATCTCTCTAATCTTTGACAAGATGTGAGGTAATGCTGTAATGGTTTATCCTGTCAGAATTGCACCCTACGTCGTTTATACAATGCATGGGGATAGAGAACCTCATCAGATCAGTGAGATCCTTGAGATGATCAAGAAAACTCTGGATTCTAATGGGGATCGTCCATCCGTTCTTCTCTTTGGTGAATATGAGCCGGTCTTTGATCGATCCAATGATGATCCTTGCCGGTTTAATACCATCAATCATACCAACGTCAGTCATCGTCTCGTGGGATGCTATGAAACCAATAGTGAAATTCCTTATGGCGAAATTGAATTTATTCCGTCTCCCTTTGGAGAAATCGCTCAAACCTGGTATCATAGAGATCCGAATCATCTGATTTTGGTTCCTCGGGTTCTTCTGAACTCCTCCCATGAGATCAAGCTTCTCATCACGGTCGATTTGAAAGTCAATCGCGGATAACCGCCAAAAAGAAAGATAGCCATTTGGCTATCTTTCTTTTTACCTCAAATTTTACATCCAAGATATCATGAAAATAATATGAGCGAAAGGATGATGTGTAATGTCTCATGAACTCCCCGATCGTTTCTGGCTTCCTGTAATTCTCCCAGATCAAGTAGTACGATTTGGTGGAAAGATGCCCTTCTTTGAGAAGTATAAAGATATCTTTGATTCCGATCTATCAAATATGAGAGTTTATGGAGTATATGCTCCCACCTTTAAAACGATACAAGAATTTCTCTCAATCAACGTCCTCGATATAACACATCGAGTATGTAGAATGAAGATTGATTCTATCGCCAATAATGATCGTATCATGGCTGAGGTAGAATTGGATCCAAGATCTCCTCATTTTCCCATGTTATTCGATGCCTTTCAGAATCAAGGCTATCAAGATTTTCATATTCATCCCAGAGTGATGATTCATCATGTGGATGAGCGTACCGTGGAAGTGGAGCATTTAATAGCCATGGATCTCTTAAAGAACAAAAATGCCTATAGCTACTATATCGGGTGAAGAGTTATGATTACCAAAGAAATCTATCGAAAGACGATCCTAAACAAAGCCAAGTTTCCAGCAAATACTTATACGGCCAATCCCTATGTCGGATGCCCTCATGCTTGTCGATACTGCTATGCCATGTATATGAGCCAGTGGACTGGGCATACAGAACCTTGGGGAACTTTTCTAGATGTGAAGAAATGGCCCAATCTTACTGATAAACAGCTGGAGAAGCTAGAGGGATGCGATATTCAGATTGGGACGGTCTGTGATCCCTATAATCCCATGGAAGCGCAGTTTCAGAGAACGAGACATCTCTTAGAGGAACTCACCAAAGTAAACTGCCATGTTACGATCATTACCAAATCTTCTCTCGTGTTGAGAGATATGGATTTACTTCGGCTCTTTCGAGACCCTCTTATCTGCTTCTCCATCTTCACTCTTGATGAGAAAGAGAAAGCCTCTATGGAAACTTCTGATACGGTAGAAGCTCGATTGAAAGCAATGGAGACTCTCTACTCAGAGGGAATGAAAACAGGGTGCTTTCTTGCGCCAGTCTTCCCTGTATTAACCAAGATTCCGCCCATCATTGAGAGAGTGCGAAACATCTGTCATTATATCATGATTGAGCGTCTCCAGCTTCGTGGGAAAGAGCGAGAGAATATCATGAAGTGGATTGGCGCATCTCATCCAGAGTTATGGACTCTCTATGATAGCATCTACCATTCTCACGATCTATCTTACTGGAAGAATTATCGAAATTTCTATCGGGATCAATTCCAGAAGCTCGGATACAAATTCACCGATAATGATTCTATGATGCAAGATGGTTATTCTGAAGGAAAACCCGTTATCATCAACTGGCTATATCGAGAGTTTATGGACGAGAATCCTCGGAGAATCGAGTTTCAATAAAAGGGCAAAAAGAAAAGTCTATCATAAAACCATAGATAGACTTTTCTTTTTGCCCTTATTCGACCAGAGCTTCTAATGATACAAAGTTTGCTGCCGTATATGCAAAGATCAGCATTGCGATGACAAGGCAGAGTCCAGCTCCAATCAAAAGAATCTTCTCATATTTACTGAACGGCTTCTTCAAGTTCGTTCACTTCCTCTCTTAAAGAATTGATTTGATCTTGAAGATCCGTTAAAGAATCCATTATTCCCGTTTCAAAGGAGTCTAGAGCTTCGCTAGTTTCATCAATTTGCCGCTCAAGCTCAGTTAGAGATTGATCTAACTGCCTAACTTGAGTGGCGATGAGCGTACCCATCGTTCCCAGTACGACAAATAACGCGAAAGTGATTACGAGGAATCTTTGTGCGATACCTTTGTATCGGGCATCTAGGTTCTCTTTGAATCTGGTTGCAAAGTATTTCAAATTTTCGAGGGTGACCAATTTGGATTTAATGTCCTTCTGCGGTTCATCATCATACCAATACCACTTTGCGACATAACCATTTTCGTCATATTCGACAACGCACATCCTATCATCTGGGCTATAGCACATGCATTTCTTACCTGCAAATTCAGGTCTTCTTCTGACGTCCGGATGCCATCCTTGATTCTGTGTATCTTCCATTTCCTTCTCTTTCCTTTCAAAAATCGGCGATATCAAAAGTAGATTATACCTTTGATATCACCGATTTGAGATGTTATTTAGTTACAACCCTGACGATATTATCGCCAGCCTGCAGAGATATCCAGCCTGCAATCTTAGCACATTTGGCCTTTCGACCCAATGTCTTGATGCTATCGATGGGATACTCTGTCTGGGTGAGTTTGGTGCAGATTGTGATCGATTGCTTCGGGGAATCCACATAGATTAGCTCATCTCGATCATCCACGGTACAGAGATAACTCGTGGACTTATTGGACTCAGGATCTCCCAGATAGGCAATCTCACATTTCTTGGCAAGACCTCTAGCCGTTACCATGATGATGAACTCTGCTTTCGGATTGATGGCCGTACAACCAACACAGCTATCGTCGCCAGTCAGAGTGATAACCTGGTTGCCATATGCTTCTCTCGCAAAGACGGGAATCTTCTCAGCCAGAATATAGTTGAAGTATCCCTTCTTAGTATAGAGCAGAAGAGGTGTATCATCCAAGAAGTAATCAGCGTAGGCAAGGAAGTCGTTCTTCTTGAGCTTAATCAGTCTCATATTCCGAATGGACTTTCTGCCATCATCAGTGCACTGGATGAGTTCCTTCAGAGAAATTTTCTTGGCAACGCCATCCTTTGTCAGCATCACCAGGAAGAGCTCACCTGCTTTGATCTTCTTCAGAGATTGAGCGGCCTGCTTTCCCTGGAAATACTGCATGGTGATGATCTCACCTTCCAGTTTGGTCACATTGTATGCCTTCATGGGAAGATCCGCAGGAGTCATACTGTCAATATCACCAGCCTGGACAATGGAGAACTTACCGAAGCTATCCACAAAGAGAATGCTGTCCATGTTCTTGACGCGTAAGAGCTTGGTGGGATAATCCTGCTGGGCAAAGTTACCCAGACCTTTTCTACCACGCTCTACTGCATCCACTGAGACTTTCTTCAATCCACCCTTCTTGGTGCAGATGAGCAGATATTCTGTCTCCGTGTCAATAGTCTTATGCTCTCCAGCAGATACCAGTTGAGATTGTCTCGGTTTTGCATACTTTCTCAGCTCTTCCAGTTCGGCCGCAATGATGTCATCAATATATTTCTCAGACCGAATCATGTCAAAGAGATGAGCCAGAGATTCCTTCTTTTCTTTCAGCTCCTCCTTATACCGCTTCAGAGCATCCATATTGAAAGCGCTCATCCTCATATCAGCGATCTGATCAGCCTGATAGGAAGTAATATGACCATAGTTCTTCATGAGATTCTTGGCAATCTCGTTCTCCTTGGACTTCTTGATGATATTGACAGTCTTATCGAGGTTGGTGCCAGTGCAAAGCTCAATCAAGATTTTCAGAAGCTCAATACGAGCAGTCGTCTTTGAAATTCTCTTATTGATCAGACGGCGCTTATACTCTCTTCTCTCGACAATCCACTTTCGGATCAAATCAGACAGAGAGAATTCATCCAGCTTCAACTCTTCCAGAACGACCTTGAAGTCAAAGCTCAAAGTATCTTCCAGCTTCGTTCTCTTATAGAGCTTCTCTCTGACTGCGTAAGGATCATGAGCCTTATCAATCAAGACCCAAAGATCCACATGAGAGACAACATTGCCATCTTTCTCAATGATCTGCTCGTGGCGATCCTGCAAATCCTTGATGGGAAGAATACCGGCCTTGGTCGCCTTGACGATATTATCGACAATAGCTTCCTGCGTGACATTCCAGGGAAGATTGGTAAATCGAATGGCCCAGTGCTTTCCCTCATCAATGATCTCAGATCGAGCCCGTACTCTCAGAGTTCCCCGACCAGTTTCGCAGATCCTCTTGATGGCTTCAGGATCATCCACAATGTCACACCCAGTTGGGAAATCCGGAACCAAATAAACCTGCTTGGCAGAGTCGTTATAGAGCTTCTCCTTGGTCACCCGGATCACATCATCAATATTGAAGGGTGGAATCTTGAAGGCATTACCCACGGCAATACCTACGCCACCGTTGATGAGGATATTGGGATACCGAGACGGCAAAGAGACAGGCTCATACTTATTGGCCGCCGTAGAGAACATGGTCTGGACACAGTCCGGATCATAGTCCTTGAAGAAGCAGTCCCACGCAAACTGGGACATACTCACTTCTGTGTATCGGTCAGCGGCGTACGCGGAGTTGGTCTCAGTACCAGATTGGCCATAGAATCTCAGAAGAGGACACTGGTACTTCCAATACTGAGACATTGTCACCATGGTATCATAGACAGAGGCGCCACCATGAGGATGGATCTCAGTTGTAGAGCCTACCACGGAGATGGACTTCTTTTTGACTCCAGGTCGCATACCCAGAGAGTACATGGTAAACAGGATACGCCTGTTAACCGGTTTCAAACTGTCGCTCAGACGAAGCAGCTGACGAGCATAGTTGACGTTGGCAGAATAGAGGATCATACCCTCTTTATTATAACTGCCAATATCTACTTCTTCAATGCTATCGGCAGCTTCATCAAAGTCTTTCTTGATGTCGACATCTTTCCACAGTCGATCTGCTGCAGATCTGTCGACCTTCTTTTCTCTAGCCATTCTACATCACTCTCCTTCCTTAGTTATCGATATCTTCCAGAGTGATATTGGCATTGTAAAGCAACTTTCTTCTCGCTTCTCTCATAGCTTCAGAGTCACCATGGAGAAGTTCAATCGTTTTCCTGGCTTCTTCGGCATCTTCCATAGTAATTCGAACCATCTTCCGAGTCTTCGGATTCATCATACTGGGGAAGATCATAGACGCGTCAGATTCGCCAAGACCTTTGTATCTCTGCTCGATAGGAACGTTGAACGACTTATCTGCCATCTCCATAAACTGGCCGAAAGTCATCAGATCCCAGTCATCAGCTTTAGGATCCGTATCCTTAGCATTCCGATTCTTCACCAGCAGATAGAATGCCGGCAAGTTACGAATCATCTGCATGAATCTCTTCGCCATATTCATGAAGATACTGTCAATGATGAGCGTAATATTCTCTCCATCCACAGCACCCATGATAGATTCATACTGAGAATCATAATGCAGCTCAGGGAACTTCTTAGACATCAAATCCTCGAATTCATCCATAGGATTTTTTGCATTCTTAGAAGCTTCCATGAAGTAGCAAATGTATTCCAGAATATTAGCAGGACATGCGGATCTTTTCTCGAGAGTACGAAGCTCAGGTAAATAGCCCATAGTGAGATTCATCAACTTCACAAGTTCTTTCTTGGAAAGCTCATTCATCTCGCCCGCACCTTTTACCAGTTGAGATTTGGTTTTAGGTAATACCGTTGCTACTTTCAGATTCTCCGCCACGATCTTATGGAAAATTCTGTAGTAGTCTTTCTTATCGGAGATATAATCGATACCATCATGATACTTCTTTGCAGTTTTCTCGCTAATCCGATAGAGAGGGCCTTCAATTCGATAGATCATGCCCCTCTTTACCAGCTCAGGCATATGAGTTGCAAAGAAGACGCAAAGTAAGGAAGTAATAAACATTCCATTCACACAGGTCGTTAGTCTGTGCAGTTCTCAAAGGAACATCCCTAAGTCTCCCTAGGATATTAGACTATATTTTCACCTTTATAGCTCAATGCGTTGAGCTATATCAGTGCCTCATCCTTCCCTTTAAAGGATTTACTCCAAACTAATCTCATTTGGATCCCTACCACTTGGCGGTACTCTACTCGGTTACTTTCAGTCCCATCACTGGTCTGATACCCTTTCGATAGTCGTTGAACCTGGACCCTTACGTCCATCGGCTGCGTGATTGTCCCTATTGATTACCTTATTACTATACTACCAGAATAATCATCCTATTACGAATAAAGTCTGGTAGCGACGCGAACCCCGTATACTGTGGAGACGCGATCAGTAGCAATCACTTTTCGGGAATTTCCCGCAATTCATGAGGTTAGGCGGCAAATGACCTTCTCCGCCATCACAATCTGAGTCGCATGCGATCGCGATTGCATTCCATCTGAGTTTATTGATATCGAATTTAGGGCCAATATCACACCCTAATACTTTGACGAGTAGCGCATAAGTTGGGATTTGCATAACTTTTTCAAGAGGCATACCGTAGGTATTGGCTACAACACCAGTGATTGCAAACATACCTTGGCATTTCACATTTCGTGCAGAATCGACTGCCGCAATTGCAGAAACACCCTCGGAGAGAATGAGCTCTTTATATCCCGTATAATTGCGGTCCGAGATATTCTTAAAGACCTTCATATCTGCATCGTCAAGAAATGTCGTGGGCTTCTTGAGAGCAACTGCTTTGATCTTATGAGCTTCCTGACGAATCTTTGCAATTTGGCGCAAATACTGAATAATTCTCCTGAGAAGAGAATTATTCGTTTCAAAGTATTTCCCGAGAGCTTCCAAAGCTGGCTTCTTACCATACTGGATAATATCCTTTTGGTCAACTTTGGATTTATGCTGGCCTTCGAATTTCGGATTGGAGTGCTCGCAATTGACGACTAAAATTAAACCTTTTCTGCAATCATCAGCGGTGACCTCATATTTTGCATTCGGATCAAGATTCTTTGCTTGACGTGCAAAGAATGTACTTATTGATTGCAAGGCAGCTTGCTCGTGAGTTCCGCCCTCTTTGGTATGGAGGTAATTGCAGTAGGAATCAACGATGATGTCGTCTATTGTCCGATCATAGGAGAAGGCGAATCTCATTCTGAAATACTCACTATCTCCATTTTCGGTTTCAATGGTGACTTCTGGAACCACGATCTCAATCGGTGTAAATTCCAAATTCTGTCCAAGATATTCAACATCAGCAGAGATACCAAGACGTTTAATCGTCTTCGCAACCTCTTTCTTTTTCTTATTGATGGAAAGATACTTGATTTTGATACCTTCGGGCATGACATAGCTCAGCCGACGAAGATAATCGTCGATGTCGTCCACCGTCAAAGTGAATTTACCAAGCCATTTCTGGGAGGGAATAAATTCAGTATAAGTACCGTGCTTATTTTCACTGCATTTCTTAAGTCCCTCATCAACCAGTCCATCTCCAGAGAGATGTAATGTACGAGATTCTCCGTTTCTTCGACTGGTAATGACATAATGATCAGAAAGAGCTGCAGTGATAGTAGTACCAACACCATTCTGTCCGCCAGAATATTTATTGAACTCTCTGTGAAACTTGGTGCTGTAATGCTTTTTACTGATAACTCCATAGAGGATATCAAGGGGAATTCCGCGGCCATTATCTTCGATGATGAATTTACATTCCTTCTCAAAGAACGTGACCCAGATTGTATCGCCAGGAGAATTGGGGTTGGTACATTCATCAATTGAGTTTGCCACGATCTCATTGAGCAGATGCAATGCACCAGCAGCTTCTCCCCGGCCTACATAGACCCCTAGGGAACCACGCACCTGGGCGAATTCGTTTTCGCGATACTCGTACGTGTCTTCTACGAATGCAGAAGTGGGCTTATTTTTGTCCGGCATTCACTGTCACCTCTATCATAAAATTTCTAAATTAGCTTCTGTGAGAAATACCCGTGAGGGATTACTCACATCAATGATATGTTCGCGTAACTTTATGAAGGTATAACGAGACTATGGATCATAAAAATCCATAGTCTCGTTAAAGGATATTGAGAATAATGATACCTGCTATAATGCCAATCTCTGTGAGGAGAGTGGTGAGGATTGGTCCTCGGTGCTTGATAGAGTACACTAGATCGTTGAAGATGAAGAAGGCCTCAATGATCAATAGGACTGAGAGAAAGAGCTTGGTTAAAGGCATAAAAAAGAAAAATCTCCTCTCTTTGGGTGAGTAGCGAATGAAGGAAGGGTACTTGAGAAGTTGGTGAAGTTTCTCAAGTACCCTTTCGGTGGGAAGGTGAGAGATCCTAAGTTGTCTCTCATGAAGATCCTATTGCAATCTTCTCGTTCGTTGGAGACTCTCACGGAGCCTACCATAGAATGTCTTGGGATGGAAAACTCTACGTATCAATCTTCCATGGTCCCAAAAGATATGATTCTGTGGGTTCTAAAGGACTTTAAGCTTTGGTTTCAATCTGCCGTTTCTGCTCTTTTAACGGTAAGGAGTCAGAAACTCAGTCGCCCCACTGCACTCCGCCTCTACGACGACGATTGCGTTCGTCCTTCTTCCGAGTAGAGGTATTCAGGGTAGCGTTGTAGGCAGGGATCAGATAGGCATTGACCTTCAGCTGGACATCGGCGACGACCTTCTCGACCAGTTCGGTATCCTTGTCGGAACCAGAGCTCATCAGCTTGATCATATCGCAGATCTGGTTGGTCATCTTCTGATACTCGTTCAGCTTGTCCGGATCCAGACGCTTCAGAGAAATCTCCTCACCGCAATACTTGCAGCGCCAGGTGACCTCACCATTCTTCTGCACGGGCTCCAGAACGGGAACCATGGGCTCCTTGCAATGAGTGCACAGTGCTCTGGCCTTCAGACGCCGATGAGACAGAGTCTTCTCGCCCTTGCCCAGCTTGTCCATGTACTTCTGGACATTCCGGTTCTGCTCGAACTGCCCTCTTCTCTTGTTTCTGCGCTCGTCACGGTCAAAATCGCGATCATGCTTGGACATATGAAAAGTCCTCCTCTTTGAATTGCCCGTTGATAGGAATTCTTGTGCGGATCATCAACGAGTTAGAAAGAGGTTTATACGACGATAATTTACTATATTCTACGAAAGAGATCTTGCGATTCTACTTGGTATCAATCGGGCAAACCCACAGACTAACCCGATATATCCAATTGGAATTACCACAACGGCAGAATTGATTTTGGATGAAGAACTTGATCGTCTTTGACTCACCAGCATCAAAAACGGTATCAAGTTCTTCATCCAAAAGTATGATATATGAAATTGACTTTAGAAAGAGATAATTCGCAGGAGCATGGAACCTGTATCTCCAGCAGCCAAAGGAATGGCCTTGACTTCCTGATTGGGGATAGAACGTACCATATCAGAAAAGCTGAGAGTTTCGACGGTATCCTCTGCAGGAGGATCGCTGAAGATCAGAGAATTATCCACGCCAATGAGGGTATAATCCTTCGTAGCCAGATCAATTACCACAATGACGATGGGATACTCCTGACTTTCCGTTACAGGGAACTCAATCCATGCACCATCTTCCTCTTGATCCGGCGTATAGGTTGCATCGGTATAGGTAACACCTGAGGCAGTTTGTACATCGGAGAGCTCTTTGGCACCGGGATTATACACGATGGTGCGAATACCAGAGGTACTGATGGCATTGGGATAGAAGATAGAAAGAGAAGTTGCCTTCTTCGTCAATCCCGTAAACTTCTCAGAGAGATCCGCTGTCTTAGATGTTACCTGGCCAGTCAAGGTGATGGTATATTGATTATCAGCATTTTTGACAATACCAGGAGTTACCTCAGAGGCAGAAGCGAAATCGATCTGAAGAGGAGAAACAGCAGGGCTGGATCCCTTAAAATGCAGCTCATTTTTGATATGATAATCACGAATGGCTGTATTGGGAGTTTCGGAGTTCAGATCATAGATGTAGAAGTGCGTATAGTCCTCGGCTCCAGCAGATTCTGTCATGATGAAGCCAAGTTCAATCTCTTCCACATCTCCGAAGTCATAGTTCTTATCTTTGGTCCAAACTCCATCCTGATTGGAGACAAACTCGTCTTTCCCATCATAATACTGAAGGGCAGGATTGGTCTGAACGATGCGATACTGATGACCTACCTCTACCGGAATATTGAAGGAGAAGTCCATAAACGGACCTTCCACATCTCCAAAGGTTTCAGTATCCAGTACGCTAGATTCCAGATCATTACCAGTCAGGATAATGGTCCAGATCTTATCAGAGGCATCAGATGTCATGGAAGAACTGACTGTCGGATGATGGTTGTAGAATTCCTGCTCAAAGGTGGAAGGAGGAATCGGCTCCTGATGAGCAGAGATGAAGATGCAATACTCTGCATCGCTGGTAAGGGTCTTACAGATATCCACGATCTTAGTTTCAGTTAGAGTGGACATCTGGAAGGTGGGAACCAAACTTGTGGGATTAGCTGCCGTACCAACCGAGATATCAAAATCTGTCCCATCCAGTTTGCTGAAGGGTTCCTTGATCTCGAAAATCACCCGATCGATAAATTTGTCAGCAGTCAATGTGCCGATAATAGCAGAATATCCATCTGTCATATTATCGACCGTGATAGCTAGAGGAGACAACATGGAAGAAGTTCCTCCGCCTCCACTGCTTCCACCACCACTTTCTTGAACTTTCTGGTCCGTGTACTTCTTAGCAGAAGTCAGATAAGCTTCCAGCTTGGTCTTCAAGACAGAGAGGTTGACGATATCAGCGTCTTCTGCTGCAGCAAAGGTGGATTTGATTGCACCATTATTGCAATCGATGCCGCCCATCAGTCTGAAGCGAAGAGGATAGCTGTAAGAAGTACCTTCTACGATGGGCTCGTTATTGAATTGAATTGTGAGAACTCCATCATCTCCAATGGTGAAGGTGAAGGAGTCTTTACCATAGCCTAATTGAAAGGATTTTCCAATTATGCCATCGATATCATGAAATTGCATCTCGGAAAATCTCCTTTCTTAAGTGAAATTGAGTTTAACCGTGACGTTTCCGAATGCTCTGGTGCTAGAGCAGACGAGATTGATTATGGAATTAGCTCTGATGAGTTGATTGGGATGATAGACAAGGGTATTTCCCTGATCTACCATGAATTCATTCGGAATCGAGAGTAAAGTGGCTCCTGTGCCTAAAGCAATCTCATAGTTGATTTCACTATAAGAGGCGCTGAAAGCCTGATTGCAGTAGAGCACAATGGAATTCAGCCACATGTCTCTAGTCAAAGTTGTGATGGTGGTGCTCAAGAAATCTCCAGTGAAAGAAGCAGCTGCCACGATGACATTGTCGTTGAGGAAGGTCGTCATAGCATTGGCTGATCTAACAGCGGCATCCACCTCTTCACCAGAGTATACGCTCATATAGTCGCTGATCGCTTCTAGGGTCTGAGCAACCATGCGATTGGAAGTTCTAGTCACAGCCATAGATGAATTTACACCCCCATTTCTGTCCGGGATTTCCTGTGATAGATCCAGATTAAGGGCGTGTTTTTGAGCCTAGCTAGGGTAACCTAGCTAGGCTCTGTTTTATCGAATGTCTCTGGTAATGCACCGCCTGATTGCAATTTTGAGTTTTCTGATCTCTGATTTACTTGGAGTATTATCAAATTTCAGATCCCCAAATACCTTGGCAATCTCGTTGGGGTCGGTGCGGCAGTACACAAGCAAATCCTTATTATTGATGGGAGTATTCTCAATCACTCGTGCGCAGCATTCCTTGACATCGAGATCTACTTCTTGCTGTTTCATCTCAGGGTTTCGTCCTACCATATTGAGGACTTGACCTCTCAGGGTTTTAGCTGCATCTTTGGTAATTCCAAAGTTTTTAGAGACGGCAAGGAGCGTTCTTTTAGTGGCTGATTTGATCTCCTTAATTTCAGCAGGAGACAGGGTATCCCAAAAATCGTAGATTTCATCTTTGGATGATTCGGTAGCAATTGCTTCCTGCTCTTTTTCATAGAGATGAGGATAGAGGATTCTTAGATCCTTCTCAACGGACTCCAGGTTCTTTAGACCATTTAACTCCAAGAAAGATCTCTTACCTTCATCATTCATCATGATGAAGCTCTCTACGGTATCGGGAGTCCAATTGAAGAGAATCTTTCGTCTCTTTGCATTCTTTCGACAAGCAGCTTTGGATAATAGAATGAGACTGGTGTGACGGAATGGATCAGGAGCTTCATCTTGAGTGAGAACCATTTTCTTGAGTTCGTCATCGTATGTCGCATAGCCACTCCAGTCTTGCTCTCGGATCATTTTTCGGACTCTATAGGCTGAAGATTCGCTAGCAATGCCAGTCTGTTTCATAATTTCTCCAGCAGGAAGCATTGCGATTTTCAGTTGATCTTCTTTAGATAAAACGGAGGGAATGTCTGTAATATTGACGTTCTGAAGGCATTCAGAATCAGGATAGACGACGGAGTTCTTATGCCACGGGAAGAATCCTCCTACGAGATCTCCCAGTAAATTGGCAAAACTCCCCGTATCCATCTTGGTAAAGTTGATGTATCGATCATATCGCACTTCTTTGGTTTCTTTCAAAGAAGGATCTGGATTTTCAATCGTCGATTCCGTATAGGGAGAATCTTCTTTCTCTGTGGAATAAAGCATTTTCTGAGAACGATCAAAATGATCCAGAGATGCGATAATGTGGTTTTCCACTCGATCGGTTTCGGGAATCGCTTGAGATAGAATGGGATTGATGGTGGATTTCTTAACGACATTATCCACTGTGGATCTCACGGAATCGTAGGCAATCTCTTCATAGTCATTGAGAGCCAATCTGATATCCTTAATCACAACGGTACGATCGTAGTCATCCAAATGCTTCCAGTGTTCCACATAGTCAGGAACTGTGGCGGAAGCTCCCAGATGATAAAGAAATCCATTCTGTACTTTTGCAAAGTCTTCAGGAGATAGAGATAAGATCTTTCTCCTATGAGACGAAGTAATGAGGGGATAGAGGAATTTAGTTTTGATATTGAAGAAGAGATAAGGTAACACGGTTCCCCCTTCTACGATGGATCCATCTTTGAGGATGGTGGAATCAATGAAGACGCCACTTCTTCGATCCGATGAAGTCATGGGGCAAACCGTTATAATATCACTCCACTCCGGGTAAAAAGCTGATTGGACGATCACGACAGGTCGATTCGTACAAGCACCCAGTTCTTTTCTCTTTTCCACCTCTTTGGAGGAATTCATGTTATAGTAGAACCAGACCTGTCCGGGCATAAACTCTCTGTATCCAGCCAACTTTTCATCACCACCTTTCCAAAAGTTACTTTATCAAGATGTGAGTGAGGTGATAAGTTCTGGCCAGTTAGGGCCGAAAACAGCCTCTTAACGTCGTAAGTTATTGAAATTTCCCGATGAATTACGATAATTTTCTAGAGAAATGATGAAAAGCATAATCTAGAAAGGAGGAAACATATCCGTGTCTACGACTAACTATCCCCAGGCATTACCGCTGTTTGGGCCAGACGGAAAGCCCGTACTGCCGGTAACTCTTGCGGAATATGTGATTAATGGCGTGACGAAGAACAACCCTCAGTTTGTGGGCTCGATCTATCTGAACGGCATTAAAGTTTTCTCTACCACGACAGGAGAAGGCGGTGAAGTTGTCAATAATCCCCTGGATCCGTCCATGGGTGGTACTGGCTTCGACAATCTGAATGATCTGGCCAATAAGATCGCCGAAATCCTCGGTCTGACGACTGGAGGAAGCGGATCTGAGCCTGGCTCTCTGATCATTCCCATTGAGAAGGGTGGTACTGGTTCCACAACTGCTACCGATGCTCTGACTGCTCTGGGAGCAGCTTCTGTTGCTCTCTACCAGGCAAGTATTCCTGTCAGCTGGACTTCTGCCGAAACTGGCTATACCCAGACTGTCTCTGTCACCGGCATGCTCAGTACCGACGTTCCTGTGGTTGGTGTTGTCCTTTCTTCTGATGCGGCATCCGCGCAGCTTCAGGGTAAGGCTTTTGCCTGTGTGAACCGTATCACGACAGCGAATGGAAGCATCACACTCTACGCTTACAATACGGCACCGACGCAGGCATTTACCATTCAGCTTTTGACCGTGCGCGGATTTCAGTAATTAGGAAGGAGGACGATGTTTCATGAAACTGGTATATGCTGCCTATGAAACGTGGGAGTCCGCTCATCTGACTTCCACGCCGGCAATTCGTTTTGACAAGACTGGGGCTTGCACCTATGCAAGCTTCATCTGTGAGGGAACTCTGCCCTTTACGGAGGACAATCCTCCCAAGGGTCTGATTCGCTTCATGTCTGACGACGATATGGTTTTGAACGAGCTCACTGTGGAGGATTTCCTTCGCTATGAGACGCATCAGAACTATGAGTACGTGGACGATCCCAACGCATCTCTGGATGCAGTGATGGAAGCGGCCGCTTCCGAAGATGGTGAGGCTACTGAGCCGACAACTCCTGCTCAGGTACAGGTGCCTTCTACCTACTCTTTGATTCTGACCAATCAGCCCGAGCCTGAGCCCATTCCGGAGCCGGAGCCTCCCACTGAGGAAGAGCTGCTGGCAATGGCTAAGGCTGGTAAGGATAAGGATATCGAAAATGCCATGGAGCAGGCTATCTACAACGGCATTGACGTTGAGACGAGCTATGGCACCGAACACTTCACCCTGAATACCGAAGATCAGACTCTGCTGCTCGGTATCTATGGTATGGTGCAGCAGGGCATTCAGCAGTATCCCTATCACTCCTTCAGCAGTCAGACTCGCTCCAATAACATCTGCACAGTGTACTCCGATGAGGACATCAAGCAGATTGCTATTGTGGCCTTTGGTCATATCACGTTCCACGAGTCCTATGCCAACATGCTGCTGCAGTGGCTGAATCGTGAGACCGATCGTGAAGTGGTTGCCACCATTGTCTATGGTGCGACTCTGCCCAGCGATCTGATGGCGTATCTCGCCATGATTCTGCAGTCTGCTGGTATTGATCCCAGCATCATTCCTGGTTACACGGATTCGACTACGGGCAGTGAGACTGATAAGGGTACCGAGGAGGAGACTCCTGCGGAGCCGGCGGACGATGCCACTGAGTAAACTCAAGATGAGACCGAAGTCGATGCGCCCCAGAACTAAATAAGATTGAAAAGACTAGATTCCGAAATGGAATCTAGTCTTTTTCGTCGTAATTAGAGCTCCAGTTCAATGATCTGAATGAAAGCATCGTAGCCTTCGGCCTTTAGAGTTTCCATCAGCTTATCGGCATTTTCTCTGACCGAGAAGGAGCCAACCTGGACTCTGTGATAGAGCCGGCCATTCACTTCTGCATACTGGATGTAGCAGTCGTCATAGCCTTTCTCTTTCAGTTCAGCTTGCAGCTTTTCGGCGTTGGCTTTCACAGAGAAGGCACCGACCTGCACACGATAGTACGTCTTCATCGTCGGATCTGCGGGTTCATCGTCAGTACCGCCGTAGATGGCATTATACTCTTCATCGGTATAGAGCCAGATGCAGAGGAAGTTGTATACCTCACGAGAGGAGTAGATCCGAGTGCCATCTTCGAAGACAGCCTGAGAAGATCCACCACCATCCAGCATGATGGCATACTCGCAGCCAAGATCATACATCTTCTGACGAGACTGCTTTGCTGTCAAAGATTCAGCATCGCCATCTCCCACCACATGAAGAACGACTTCACCATCCTTGGTAACGCCAAGCATGGTCCTACCTCTCTTGGTGGAGTAAGAGGGGATGGTGGGATCCAGGGTAGCATTGATATCCTTATTGGGAGCCAGCAGGATATATCCAGAGATACAGGTATCGTGGCTATCATCCATAACCAGTCTCATCCCGTAGTCCAGGTTATGCTGAGTATTGAGATATTTGGAATTCCAGGAGAGACCATAGCACTTCCACTCCTGATCAGCCAGAGTATATCCCTCGCTCTTCAGATGGAAGGTGGGCTCCATCGTTTCGAAGCTGTAGAAGGATGCGTTGCAAACAATGCTGCACCCAACAGCAGCTTTCACCATAGAGGCAACTCTACCATTGCCCTCGATGAAGCACATTCTCTTGATTCTTTTCGGGTCAATAATTCTTGTCTGACCTGCCATTGTGAATTCATCATCCTTTCTATGCATTTCTGCAGGATTAAAGGGATGTCTTCGATCCAAAAAGAAAGGTTTATCTAAGGAAGAGCAAGTAAAGAGAGGAGAAGACTTGATAGTCTTCTCCTCTCTGGTCAGATCAGCACTTAGTCGCGATTCCGATCGCTGAAGTTCTTCAGGGGACGAGGCCGCCGATGTGTATTGGCACTCTCGAACTGCTTCTTGATCTGCAGAGCAACGATGCGATTCTCATCGCCTCTGCGCTCAGAGATCACCTTGGCCCGCAGGGTCACAGGACGAACGGGAACATCACGTCCGAACGCATCCTGGAACGCACGGTTATCATAGTCGAAGATTCTCATGATGACCTTGTTGATATCAATGATGATACCAACCAGGCGGCTGTCATCAGAACCAACGATCTGCACGCGCTTCTTCTTGTTGATGGGAGTGCCATCCTCCCGCTCATGGGGAGCGAAGTTGGCGCAGAACGTCCGCAGATCATCGCTATAGCGATCCACCTGGGGAGTGAAGACAGCGTTGGCGTCGCTCACGGAGCGATCCACCAGATGACGAGAATCCCGAGAGATCCACACGAAGCACCGAGGCGGCTTCTTCATGCTTGCACCAGCATCGATTGTGACCTGCTTGACTTCACCTCTGCCCAGGAACTCTTCGGCAGTCTTCATGACATACCCTTCCATGTCCTGTGCGGAGATGATCCACTCACAGCCAGTCGGAATCAGGTTCAGCATATTGAACATCACGGGTGCCTGCTGAACGGTCTTGAGCTGACGCTTGATCGCGTCGTTTACGTTGAGCTGATCGATTTCTTTGTTACTTGCCATGGTTACTTTACCCTTTCAATAAAAATTTCATTCTACTGGGTGTATACTAGAGCTCTATAAAGCTCTTTCTACGGAACCATGATATCTGACATGATTTTTTAAATTTGATAATGGATGCCAGAAACCACTATCAAGTCTGTCCCTCCTCTCATATTTTCATAATATATTTGAGAAGGCCTTATTCGCCGGCGAATATGGATTCTAAAAATTTTTCCAGTCCGGGAATCCGGCCGGCAAGTACAGCCAACAAAACTTAGTTGGAACCTATATCGAGAATTTTTACAAGAGGGTAATTCCGCGCCAAAAGAATCTAGATAGGAAGGAGGAATGATGCTTTATGAAGCCCACCACTAGCACGATTGTCCGCGTTGGTCTTCTGATCGTGGCTCTGATCAACCTGGCTCTGCAGATGTTTGGGATCGTCCCCGAGGATGTCGTTGGCGACTCCTCTTTCTATGAGGCCGGTTCTTACATCCTGACCGCTGTGGTTGCCATCGTCAACATGTGGAAGAATAACAGCTTTACCAAGGAGGCTATTGAGGCCGATGCCTATATGGCTCAGCTGAAGCTCGAGAATAAGACTGGTACTTCTTCTACGGCCGCGACGACTGATGCCGCTACCACCCGCTCCGAGAATACCGAGAGCAACGAGTGATAAATAAAAACGAGAGATAGAGAAAAATCTCTATCTCTCGTTTAAATTGCTTAGAACCACTTATTGAGGTCGGGCAGATACACGCCTTCCTCTTCGGTAACAGCAATGGACTGAATGCATCCCGTAATCATCCAGTTGATGAAAGGAACTGCTTCTCCATAGGTGCGATCAATTCTCTTGAAGCCAAACATGTCGACACCATCATAGGTCTTATACATGATCTGATCAATGGTGCTCAGAGCCTGGTTCTCCGGAGTCGTCAGAGGAGAGCCAATGAAGACCTTGTGGTTGTTATCCAGGACGATCACAAAGATCCGATTGCCAAACTCGGCAATGAAAGCCTGAAGTGCTGCATTAGTCATGATGAATGAAAACCTACCTTTCTTGCTTAGGATTTCTATCTTCTAGTTAAATTAGCCTTTTGTCAACGACACGTACGATAATCTATTTTATATAGTGAGGTGCAATTCTGTGAAATTTTACAATGTGCAGATTCCCTATAGAGGTGGCATTCCCGTCATCATGAAGAAGGGCCCCATTGCTTCCATCGAGCTGAGCGAAGATCAGATTCGTGAGCTGATGGAATGCAAAGTTCCTCTGACGAATCCTGTTGATGGGGCTGAGTTCGTTCTCCCCACTGAGAATGTGAAGAAGGCCGAAGAGCCCAAGAAGGAGACAGTTGAGACAAAGACCGAGGAAGCCCCTTCTGCTCCGGTTGAAGTCCCCGAAGCTCCTGCAATCAAGGAAGAGGCTGAGACAGCCGAAACTTCCAAGGAAGAAGCTTCTGTATCTGAAGTTGACGTAGCGACAATCGCCTCTCCCGTTGTGGAAGGTGTTGCAGTGTCCGCCTCTGATATTACTCCGACCGTTGAAAGTCAGACCGCCGCAGCCACTACGCCTACTCATCATTCTCCTGCTCTGGACTTCGACTATACCAAGGTTGATGGTTACAGCTCCATGTCCAAGAGCAAGAAACGTGAGATCCGTGCCATGTATGTGAAGGGTATTGAGGCTGGCAAGACTGCTGATGAGGTCTATGCCGAGATCAACACAAAATGAGACAAAAAAGAAAGAGATGCAGTCGAGCATCTCTTTCTTTTTACCACAGCTTTCGAGCAGTATCTTGGATCTGAGATAGAGGAACGCCATAGTCCTTCTCATCTTGAACTCCGTTTCGATGCAAATACGCGTGCTCAATGAAGGCATAGACGGGAGAGGAATGTAATAGCTTCCAGTGATCTCGATCTGTTTTGTCTCGGTCTGCATAGATATGAACGATGAGATTGGAAACGATCCCATTTCGAGCCAGATTCTTGAGGATCGCCATATAGCTATACCCACAAGATGCATAGAAGGCTTGTCTCTCATATTGAGGATTTACATTGTATTTGATACTGAGAATATCAAAGGTCCCCTCAGCAATATGAATGTGAAGATCTCCAGTATACATCAAATCTAGCTGAGATGGAATGGAGTAGAAAGTGTTATTATCGGCGTTATTGGGGTTGAGAATGGCTTTATAATATCTCTTGCCCTTCTGACCAATGTTGCGGAAAGTCAAAAGATTATTATTAGAGGAGAGAAATCCGATATAGAAGTTCTCCAAAGCCCATAAGACCTTATCAGGGACATTCGGGATGAATTTGAGTTCATTAGCTTGCATGAATTGGAGGATGGATGGGATGATCTTGCATTTTGCCATATCCTCATAGGAGAAATCCAGATGTAACCTTTTACAGAGATAATTTCTCTTAGCCTCTGTAAGCTGGGTAGGCGTACAAAGAGGAACTTGAAATCGCTCTGTCCTGATGATTGCTCGATTGGTGATCTTAGCAATCTTCTTGGTATAAGAGCGAAATTCTCTGATATCCTGCTCAGAGAGATAGATCCCAAGATCTTCTAAGGTGCTATCGGTAATAACGCCAGATTCGCCGCATCGGAAGCAGTTGTAGATCATCAAATCATCTTGATTGAGATCGATATGAAGACCTAGATGAGCATGTGTTGGATCTTTGGTAGAATCGCCGCAGTATGGACATCTGACTGTATATTCCGTCTTATCGTCATTGACATTACAGACAGGAAGTTCTCGTAGTCGTTGGACGATAAGCTCTTTGATTTCTCGATTCATACTCTTGCCTCGCGCGCAATATCATCCCAGCTTTTAAGCGATTTAAAAGAATCCATATGCCTAGGATAATTTGTGTTGAATCGCTCCATAAGCATTTTAGGATCGACTGTAAATCGTAATAATTCTGCTTCTGTTACGTTATCGACGGTATACCAAGGGCCATCTTTGATTCCATCATAGATAATAACTAATTTAAATATCCGGCCTGTTTTAGATGCAGACATCCGAGAGATATAAATAAAGCAACGAATATTTGGAGACGAGAAAAGATCATCGCTAAACATAATCATGATAGCTCGAGTTTCACGATCCGTGTTTGATGCAGTGACATTTAAGTCATCGAGCATTTTTGCACGAACTGCAGTCCTCGTTAATGATTTGAAAATGTCATCATATGGCCGATTTCCATTTTCAATTTGATCGACGCACTTTCTTTCGCCACTCGTCAAATTCAAATAGATTTTCATATAAATCACATCTCCTTTCTTTGTATATCTTCATGATATATTGAGGTTTACACAGATTTAAGACCTTAGAAAGGTGGTATCTTATGGCTACTTTTGAATCTATGAGAGTTGACATTGTGGAAGAGCTGGATACGCTGAAAGATAGTGAAGTCCAGATCCCCACTGTCATTAACGATGTTGCCGTGGTCATTGCGACAGTTGCTGGCGTAAGTGTCGAGACTTAAGGGCATATAGCGTTATTTATCAGCTACAACACCGTAAATCCGAGTAAAGCATAACCTAGTCTTATACCACAAACGAATGATAGCGCTATTTTTCGTTTATTTCCCGTATCCCAAAAATCTATTCCTTATATAAGGAGGGTACTTAGCATTATGAGACGTAGATACGCTTTCGAGGCTGAGGGGATCTCCGAAGAGGTCAAGTCTCAGCTGGAAAAGGTTGAAGACGTTGTCGAGGACAAGTGCACTACCGAGGAAGCCTGCGATAAGATGCTGGAGAAGATCGGCGATGAGAAGGAGAAGTTTGACAACGCTCTCCAGACCATGGCTGACGCCGCTAAGGATTGCAAGGACGGCAAGTGCGACAAGGCCGAGATGGCGGAGAAGATTACGCCCAAGATGGCTGAGCTGAAAGAAGTGGCCAAGTCCATTGGTGTTGCTTCTGAGGGCGAGGTTCTGACCGAGGCGGAGCTGAAGGACGCTCGTGACTACCTGAATGGCGTCGAAGAGATCGTCGAGACCAAGAAGGACGAGGTCTGCGATGGTTCCTGCGAGAAGTCCGAAGTCGAAGACACCGAGGACGATGACGACGATTCCGAGGAGGCTGAGGAGGCCTTTATGGCTTTCGAGTCTTACCTGGATGAGTTGGATATGGCCGTTGAGAGCACCGTGTTCGACGCGGCTATGGAAGGCGCCAACATCGATGCAGTCAAAGCTCTGAAGGACGCTCTCGGCAAGATCCGCAATGCGAATAAGCAGATGAAGGCCGCCAAGCGCGTGAAGGACTTCAAGCTGGCTGCACAGAAGGCAAACGAGGCCGCTGGCTATGCCGACGAGCTGGCAACTGCGTGCAATAACATTCCTGGCTCTGTATCCAGCGCTGTTATTGCCAATATTGCTGTCGCTCTGACGGTAATCGCTGCCGGTAGCGTTCTGGGTGGCGTGAAGGGCAAGAAGCTCATTGACGTTCAGAAGGCTGCTCGCGGTGGTGCTGTCGGCAAGGCCGGTTCTGATGCCGCTAGGGCCGCTGCTCAGCAGTTCAACACTGCTGCCGCTGCTGGTTATGACATGATGGGGAATACAGCGAAGGACGAAGCACGTGACGCCGCAAAGGCCGCTATGGCCGCTAAGACCAAGGAGCTGAAGGGTGTTGCCCGTAAGACTCTTGGCCGGAATATCGGCGCTGGCGCCGCCAAGGGTGCTGCCGCTGCTGGCGTTGCATCTGCGGCTGGTGCTGTTTCTTCCATCTCCAAGTTCATCACCACGAAGCGCCTGACCAATGCTGATGGCGAGCTCATCTCTGAGAACGTCCATAAGATGACGGCCAATGACGTCAATGCGCTGATCTCCGCTATTAAGATGAGCGCCAAGGGTCTGGCCGGTCATTTCCGGAAGCTGGCTGCGAAGTTCAGCTCCAAGAACCCCGAGGACGCTGCTTCTGAATCTTTCGCCGACACGTTTGATGGTTTCATCAGTGCCTGTGAGAGCTATCAGTTCGGCACTTCCGAGAAGTCTGAGAAGGCTCCCTATCTCTTCGGATGATTACAAATCCCTTGAACTGCATAGCAGTTCAAGGGATTTTAAACCATTCCGTAAAATGTAAAATGGCGGTGATTACATGGATTATGTCGTATACATGAATGCATATACCAACGCTATAGAGGCGATGAACGATTTTGATCAAGATGAAGTCGCTGCAATGGAAGGATTTAAATCGGAAATCGATAATGTTGCGAATGAATACACCACCGCTTATTCGCAGCTGATTGCTCGCTTCCAAACTGCGGTATCTTCAAAAAATAAAGCTGAAGCTTTGAAAGCCATCGATGAGCTGGATAAACTTCTTGGACAGACAATGCAAAAAGCTAGAGAAGTACCAAAAGATCATTTTGCCGGTATCAAGTTTATTGCAAAGGTCGCTTTAGCCGTGGCTGGATTATTCTTAATCATAAAGAGTAAAGATATCAATGCGATGGTTAAAAATCTCTTTATGAAGTCACCGATTCCTAAAACGATCAGTAACGCAATTGGAATGTCCAAAACGGCAACTAAAGTCACAAAAACCGCTCTTAATGTAGCGAAAGCCCATCCGACGGCGACAAGACGAGCGCTTGGTGCTGCTAACTTTTTCGTTGGTATCGATGCTGGTGGTATCGGTTTTAAGGCCCTTTTCAAAGGAGGCAAATCTGCTCTGAATGATATTCAAGCAGGTAGTCGAAAAGAATTTGTCGAAAAATATGGCGATCAGCCAAATGCATCCTCTGCTTTATATCGAAAATTCTATTCAATGCTCCAGAATGAGAAGGCTATGATTCCTCGATTAAAGCAAGAAATCAACGAATATTTTGCATCAAACACGTAAAAAATACACCCATCTACCTTGAGAGTAGATGGGTGTTGGTATTATTCCTCGGTACCTGCAACGGGTGTTACGTGCGGAAGATCGCCGTTACGCTCTTTGAGCTTATAATAGCTATTCAGCGTCAGGACATCGTCGACCTGGCGGCCATCCTTTGTCAAGACAAAACTGTACACCTTGACCTTCCCATTAATATCATGGGAGACAATGACAGGATATCCGGAGATCTTCTTCATTTCGGAAGAAATCTTGAGCTTTCCCTTTCCAGGATTCTGCACATATACATTGAGCAGTTCCTGGACACGATTTTCAGCATGGCCACCTTTTGCAAGCTCAAAGCCGTTCGCGATATGTTTGGAGTCGGCGAGATACCGGACTACGGCATTGGGATTGGCAAACTCTTCATACAGAGCGGCCTTTGTCGCCTTCTTTTCTTTGCTTCTGCTGAAAATGGACTCCAGCGCAGCATCCATCAGATCAGATTCAAATGCTGCAGCATCAGAAATAGGTTCGGAAGTCATTCCGGTAATAAAAGTATCGAATGCGCCCATGAGATATACATCCTT